AGCCTACTTTCTTAAAAGCGCAATAAATCAGAATTATCTTGATTTTTAGGGCGTTTTATAGTATAGAAAATATGCAAATGATAATCATTATCAGCTATCTTCCACGGGTGGCACTATTTCACGCAGGATCATTTCATTTGGCAAGGTGTATATAGATGTTTAGAAATGCCAAGCCATTGATTTACTTAGAATTTATCTGTTTTGTTGTGAGTAATGCCTTTCTTGCTCAGAAAATAATCAAAAATCTTATAAGTCATTGAATGATAATGCAAATGATAATAATTCTCATTGATATTTGAGGGGGACGGTCGGCAGAAATCGGGGGGCGCTGAAAATCGCGTTAAGCACCTCTCGCAAGCGAGCAGTATTTTGCGGCAAGTTATTGATATTATTGACTTTACGCTTATGAAAACGGGGTGTGTCGAAATAAATCGGGTATACCGGAAAATTTTTGTGGCATAGATATTTATTTGTCTATATTATGTACAAAGGGTGTGTTAAAAATAATAGGTATATATAGAATAATTGATAGGGAATACCTATACTAATTCCTATACTAAATCCTTCATTATTGCAGCGGGTGAAAGACAGAATCGAAGATGCAAATAATGCTTGCATTGAATAAAAATGTCTGTATAGTGGTTTGCATACCGCGCACGACGCGTTTCCATTTTCAATAAAATGTTAGCATTATGAGGAGGTAGAAAATGAGACAACTATCTATACTGGAAGCACATGTGCAATGTGTTGCAGATTATGTCAAAGAACACTCAAGTTTGTTAGATGTAACCTGTGCAGTGCAAAATGATGTAGGTATTGTCTGTGTGCGACATATCTTATCTGAAACTCGTTATGAAGTATTTCGTGCCAAGTTGTTTGGATGTGATCAAGTGCATGTAAACTTCTTGGATTCCAATTTTCGTTATGCTTTAGAAAATATTGATGATTATCTTCCTTGCTCTCCGACCGGATATGTGATGATAGCAGCAAATGAAGTAACACCAAGCAACAATGAGCGGGAAACTTTGTTACGGAAGAAAATACGCCAACTGCAAGTGTTGAATGAACTGAAAGAAGAGATTGAAAAAGAACTGAAAGAAGATTTTGGTATGCTTCCAAAAGATGCTTTGAAATGGTATGATGAACTAGGAGAGGAAAGTTATGAATAAAGAAACTACTGTGTACTTAGTAACAAAGAATACCCCAGGCTGGAGCCAATGCAGCACTGTTCCTTATAAGATCTGTGCAACATTAGAACTAGCACAACGTGCAGAAGCAGAAGTGAATGCCATGCAATACAGCTATGGTGAGATCATTCCTTTTACTCTTGAACAATAAGGAGTTGTGTAATGTTTGAAATTGGTAAAGTATATCGTTTTAAGAACGCATCTTATATCCGTAAGTTTGCTAATGTGTCTGAGTGCAATAGCAAGATTGCTTCTTTCTTAGGTGATTCCTATTTTCGTGTATTAGATGTGGATGACTGGTATGGTGTCACTGCTTTGCAATCCTTAGCAGGAGAACAAGAAATTATCGCTCAAAATGAAGGAGACTTTCTTCAGTGTTACACGTTGCTTGCAAAAAGTGAGTTTGAATACTTTGTAGAAGTATTAGAGGAAGCACCAAAAAGTAAACGTGAAGAGAAATACCTGCTAGTAGTGGACGGAGTTCCAATCGTGGAAACCATCTACCGTGAGGAAGTTGAAAAAGAGGCAAAACGTTACAAACTGGATCGTACACAGAGTGTAGTTGAAGTATATTCTCTTATTGGTGTTGCAGATATTCATGTGAACATTGTATAATATGTGTAATGATAGATACATTCTTCGTGTATCTGATAAGTCTCCAATGTTTGACTGGCGGGGCTGGTGGCTACTAGCTCCGATGCAAGGTCTGACAGACGTGGAAAAGGAGGCTTATGTGTATACAAAAGAAGAGATAGAAGATAGTCTTTATTTGACAGATAACATTAAGAATGGTATCTTTGAGTGTAAATTGAAAGGAGAGGAAGAATGACTGTTACAGAAAAACTGCGCTGTATTGCAAAGCAAAGTGGAGAAGGCTTGTGGTTTCCTATTGATGAAGTTATTCAGGACTGTTATGATCAGGCAAAAACTGGCAAATACTCCAAAGCATTTAAACCATCTGTTTTCGGTTTGGATGACTATCCGACAAATGAACAAGCAAGGAAACGCCAAGTGGATTTGATTGATCTTGCTATGGAAGCACTGCGAGAGCGTGGTCTTAGTAAGGTGTATGCTTTAAATACCAAAGAGGGTTTTGTAGATTCAGTGATCGTAGACTGGCATTAAGGATAGATCATGCAAGAGAATAATAAAGTGTGTAACATGAAAAGCAGCCCCTATTTGCTACAATTTTATGAGTGGTGGTTAGAACAAGAAGATACAAACTTTAGCAAAAAGCATTATGGTCTTTGCACGTGTCTTGTAGACTTCTTATACAATATTGCTTGGATAAAAGACGTTGAGAATGTAGCAAACCTTCAAGCCTCTGTACGAGAGGAAATGAAGGAACAGTTTAAGAAAGCGGGTTTGAACCATTTACATCCATTTAATACAGATTTCTCACACTACTTTACGGAGACAGAGTTAGGCATTGCACACCTTAACAAAGAACGTGTACAATGGGTGATTGATCGTATTCGTGATATGGAGGAATACAATGGTTAAGTTTAAAACTTTCTGTGCAATCTCTGTTTGTCTTATTCTTGCATACGTGTTATTCTCTGGTATCATTCGTTTAGGTGATTATATGGCAAGAGAAGCTCGTGAAAGTGAAGCTAAAAAAGAACAGTGTATTGTGTTCAAGCATCAAAGGGATGCTGAAAAATTTCTTGAACAGGATTGTGGGCGCTATGTGAATTATAATTAGGAGGGAAGTATGTTAGATATTTTTACCTTTGATCGTGTTGGTACACCGATTACCGAAGAAGAACGTACCAAAATTGAACAAGAATTGGATGCTTTACGTGCGTCTCTTACAGACACAGCCTCACTACAACGTGAAGCTGCACATCTCACAGAGATCACTGGTATTCAGTGGAGCACGGAGTGGGTTGTAATTACAATTGAAGCGGATATTTGGGGACATGAAGAGACGCTACGTACCGGAGTAGTAACGGTTTGGTGATAGATGTTATTCTTTTGTGTTTCTTGATATATAAATAGGAGGGTTTATGGTAAAACGTCTGGAATGGGATGCGTGTACTGCTCACGCTTGCCACTGCGATATTGTGGAAGATCCTAATGGAGAAATGGTGTATTATGAAGATTACGAAGCATTGCATAATGCTGTGATTGCTTTGCTGGAGGATATTAGCTCACGCTATCCAGGACAACAATTCACGTGTCCACATATTCAATTGTTAGCCGAACTTACGGAGTATCCAAGTGTTCCATAATATGGGTGTCCCTGAACAACTGCTCTTTATTGTAGGACTAGTAGGCTTATTGGCGGCTGGCGCTAAAGCCGCTTCTCACACGCATCACATAATGTTAAGATTTCTGTTCCTACTCCCTTCTATCCTTGTATTATTAGTCATATTGATTGATAACATTTTTCACAATTAAGGAGAGGTTATGAGTAAAATTATACCAAGCAGTTATGAATTATTGCAGTTTTATGTATATTACTTAGACTGGGTTACTAGATCGAATGTTAAAGACAATGCGATGTTTAGTAAAAGCATCTGTTTAACGGAAAGTATCTTCCGTTATTGGCACACAGGCAGAAAGTGTACACACAGTGAAGCTATGCGCATTGTAGGTGAATACCTGGAGCAATTGCAAAAAGCAGAACTTCCTGTCCTTCACCCATTCAACGAATCTAAAGAAGAATTAGAACAAGAGTGTAGAGAAGGTAAGTGCCATTTGAATGAAAAACGTATTGAATGGGTAAGGCAACGTTTAGCCGATGCAGGAAAGACTCCTAGTGACTCTGACTATACGTGGTACGATGTAGAGGGTTTAGTTCAAGGTTTTGAGGCTTGTGCTATAGATAATACCAACTTTGCCAAAGTTTTATGCGAGGTTTATGATCTGGCAGATAAAATCCGAAATCAAGGATGGAAACAAGAGCATAAAGAATCATATGAACGTCTTGACAAGATTTTCAAACAGATCTATTCTAACCACAAAGAGATGTTCCAAATGGAGGATGTGTAATGAAAGAGACTATGTTTGAAGGTCATCGTTACGAAGTTCCAGACAATGCAAATTTTATGGCTCGTGACATCACTGGAGATGTGTTCTGGTTTGAAGATGAACCTGTGTTTTCGAACAAACATTGGTTTTCACAACAATCTTCTTCTGAAAATATGACTTTTGGCTACGTAGAACCTAAAGTCCGTTGCAGAGCAGCTTCTTCTTTGGTAAAAATTTCCCAAGATAATGAAGAAAATACTCCAGATGTTGTTAGTGCACTACTGAAGTACATTGCAGAACTTGAGAAGAAAATTAAAGAAGCAGAAACTAAGGTGAAAGCACGATCAGCAATCATTGAAGCTATGTCTGAACGTATTTTAGAACTAGAAGATTTGTGTGGAGAGGCTTATCAAGTGGTTGGTGCACTGGCTTGTGAAGCACAAATGTTTGAAACTTCAGAGCAAGTTTCACATATGTTAGATAATTTGAGTGAATGTAAAATGATTCATGATGATGTATTGCCATTCTGTTGCAATGTTAACAAAACAGAGCAAACAGAAGATTCAGAAACAGTTTATGTTCCGCTAATGTGTGTTCCAGATCATCTAAAAGGTGTATTCTCTTGCAAATGGTCACTGTTGAGCGTTACTAATTGTGGTGAAAACTATTCTGCTAACATTGAATTGCTAAAACACGTTAAATAAGGAGAGTAAGATGTGGTCTGTTAAAATCAAATATAATGCGCAGTATTATGGTGGAAAACCTTACGAAGTTGTTATTTGTGACTGTATCTCTAAAGAAGTTGCACAGCTTTGTGGCGCTGGTGTTAGTGAAGCTATGAACAAAATGCATAATTCTACTGTGCGTTTCCTGGATCGGGATATTCCAGAAGATGTAAATGACTATGGTTACGAAGTTATTTACAGTGAAGGTAAGAAGCTCTCTATTGAAGATGCACTTAAAGCACTACCTGCTATGTGCAACCCGACACCAGAAGCAGTTAAAGAGATTTTACCAGAATCCAACCCCGATGAATATGCTTCTATGGTTGCTTCAGATATGTGGAATCTCTGTCGAGAAACTATGATTAAAAATCTTGTGGAAATGGCACATGAGTAAAACGCACTTTATACATCCGTTTGATCCAAAGAACAAGGCGGTTATACACCGCCGTTGGACTGAAACGCGCATTACAAAATGTCCTGTGCCAGCAGCACAGGAATATAACAAAACATATAAAGCAGAATTTGTGGAGTACACCTTTGTGAATAACAAAGGGAAGGAGGTTTATGTTCCAGAATACTGCCTTTGGATAAAATGGGAGGAGTAATGCAAACATTTTTTATCGACAAGTTCAACAAAAATATGAACACGTGGATGGCAACATTCACTATGCAATTTGCGTCATTTAAAGAGGCTCAAGAATGGTGCGATCAACACAAGGATTTTGATTTTTACTATCAAATTAATCCAAATCTCTCTCCAGAGGAGAAATAATATGTTGGCTGATATTGAAATCCTTATGTACCGACAAGGTATGATCAAGATGTGGCTGGATTCTTTTAGCAACATATACTGCACAGTGCGATCAGCAGAGGAGCGTAAAACGCTTATTTTATCTGCTATTGTTGATAAACAACGTTTCTTCAAAGAAGTTTTGCAAACAGGCTTCTCCGATGCAGGAGTAGAGATTGCAACTCTTAGTCTTGGGGTGCTGTCTTACTTGGAGTCCGTTGTTTTATATGTCTTCTCTTTAGAAGAAGACTTGCAATTGGAAGCATTAAAACTTATTCTAGATGCTGCAATTGACATAGAACAAAACAGAATTGATTCTTTTGAAGAAAAATAAGGAGAAAACTATGCAAGAGGTTAAACATTATCCACATGGTCGTAGTTTTGTAGCTGTATGGCATGTTCCTGCTCGTAATGAACTGTTTTGTGCATCTTTTCATTATAAAGATGGACAATATTTCACCTATGACGAAACGATGGATGATTTTATCCCAGAGTGCGATCATGGGTATACACCAATGTTCTTTAAACGTATGAAAGCTCGTTTCTTCGTTACAGATGTTGATGGTGAACCTACTTGGCACATCGAAGAAGATTGGCAAGATTCTGTGGATATTAAAGAAGCTCCAGAATGGGCTACACTACTGGTACACGTCAAAACCCCTACCCTTGACGTTATGGCGTGGGTTAATCATGATGATACCCATTACCAATACATAAACAGTAGCACAGAGATTTCTGGTGAGATTATTGGTCGTTGGAAGCCTACGAATCAGGTTGCTATTGTCGGGTATAAGACGGTATAATATGAAAAATAGCGTATACTGGGATGATTTATCCGATTTTGAAAAATGGTTCTTAGGTAGTGGTTGTTATGCAGACGGGGATCTCGAAAGAGATCCTTCTGGAAACTACACTATGCCATTAACCCAAGGTTTTTATGAGTGCTGGTGCGCAGCACAAAACAACGTACTGAATAAGGAGACAACACAATGCAATTAAACATCGGACAACCAATTTTTGATGAAGATACTGGTCAATATGCAGTGATTGTTGCTCGTATGAGTGATGATGACTTTATTGTTTCAGAACTACTAGGATCAGATCCGCAACTGCGCGTAGTATGTGACCTATATCTTCGAGACGAAAGTGATCGCATTGCACTGAAAGAAGATGGTGTGCTCTACTACACCTGGACTAGAGATCCTGGGGTAACGGAGGTAGAGGTACAATGGTAAGGAACAGGGGTTTACATAAAAGAAGACACCTTACTTACTGGCATCGTAAAGTACATGAACCTGTATCAAAGAAAGAATGGCAATACCTGCCTTATGGAAAGGAGCGAAGAAAGTATTTGTTAGCTCATTTAAGGGTACATGGTTCGCTTCCTGTTAACAGTAAGTGGCAATTGCAAACAGCTTATGACGAAGATATGAAATATCTGTTAAAGAGGGGCATTATTTGCCTTGTTAAGATAGGGAGATGGAAATCTCGTCAATCTTATATCGTACTTAAACAGGAGAAACGATGAATATCAAAGATGTTGTCGCATACGTAGAAGATGAAGTTAAAAACCATACAAGTTTACTGAAAGTAATGGTTGTGGTTAAAAATGGTATTGGACAAGTAAACGTACAACATGTCTTATCTGACACTGTATATAATGTGTTTGAATGTAAAGAAACACCTCATGGGGTACGTGTGGTTTATATTGATAACAATTTCAAAGAATGTGTGAGACATACTTTAGAAAATGAACTAAGGATCACAATCCTATGAGTTATTATGTTGTACCTTATGCCAATAAGTGGAGAGTAAGAGAAACTTGTTTTCTATTCTCCTGGTGGGCTACATTCGGAGATGGTTGTGGAAATGATACAGGAAAGCCTGTAGAGTATGACACAAAAGAAGAATGTGAACAGTGGATAAAATTAACACAAAGATGTTGACACGATCTTAACTTCTTGTTAGTATCAATGTGTACTAACGATAAGGAGGGTTTATGAAGTCTGTAAACAAGTTGCAACAATTTTTGTTATCAACAGCAATCTTTTTGCTTTTGTTAATTGGTATCCTGTATGGTGCATCTAATTTATACAATCTACACAACAATGTAGAACATAATATAGAGAAGTGCACCATTCTAAAACACAATAAACAAGCAGAAGATTTCTTAAAGAATAAATGTTACAACTACATTGATTATGAGGAGACAAACAATGATTAAAGAATTAGGCATGCGAGTATACAGTGAGTGGACTCCAAGCAATGGCCCAGGAGTTGTTGCAGCTAAGTGTATCAATGGTCGTATTGAGTACCTGGAAGGTTATGAAGATAATGAAGAGTTAGCAGATTATGCTAAATCTTTTATTGAAGATGATACAGACTTTATTGTATTATATGATACAGGAGAGTTAGAGTATGGATATGATGGAGATGGAGATATCTTTGAACTTCAATAAGAGTAGTAAGTAAGATATAAAGAGTATATAGTTAGTTATAGAGTTAGTAACATTACATATACTCTTTCCATGTATAACATGGAATATTCTCTACCTCGCTATCGCTCGGTATATAAGATTAGGGTAGCATGTTTTTTACGAAAAGTAAAACTGTTTGTACCGATTGATAGCAGGTTTTTAATAGATTTTATCTATGAGGAGTAGAAAGTGTACAAATTATATAAAGCAAAAGATAAGTTTACTGGTAATACATCTGGTTTCTATGTAACACCTCGTGGTGTTGCTGTGTTCGATTGGATCTCCGGTACTCCAGATCGTGAAATGATCTCTCTTGTAAAACTGTCGGAACAAGAGTACACTTACGGTGACATTACAACATTCTATTCTCGTGCAGAAAATCCAAAACTGATTGCGGAGTGGGAATAATGGTTACACGATATGACTTAGAGGTGTACAGCCAAGGTGCTGCTGGTCAATGTGATATTGTACCAGATCCAGAAGGGGATTATGTTCTTCTTGCTGATTACAATAAGCTAGAAGAAAGACTTCTGGCTGTGTATGCTAAAGAGAACAAAACAATCTGCCCTTATTGCAGTGGAATGGGTTGGGTGGTTGCAGATGTTGGGCAAATGTACGAATGTGTGCCTTGTAAAACCACAGGATTTATTGAAAAGGATACTGACAAATGACTGTAGCAGATAAAATGAGAGAACTGGCAGAAAACGCAGAACTTAACAAAGCAAAGGATAGTCTACAAAATATCTACTCGTATATTGAGAGAGCAGCTAAAGATGGAGACAGAGAAGTTGCTATATACACGCTTTATCCAACTTTTGTAAAAGTTAACTTGGATGCTGAAGGTTTTTCAACTTTTATTGATACAGAAACATCTCATTACGATGAAAACTTTACTCGAATAGTTATTCGATGGTAAATTTCTGATATTTATGCGCCCTGGCTACCTGGGCGTAATAAATTCAGCTTATATTTGATCCGCGCCTTCGGCGCTTAGGCAAAGCCACGCCACACAGGAGGGTTTATGTTCAAATGGTTAAAAGGGTTTCTAACATCTTTGGCAGAACCTAAGCAAGATGTTATTAAAAGCTCTATCACAGGAAAACCGCTTGTTATAGTCACAGGCGGCTTTGGTCATGGGTTTTCTCTTAAACAAACAGATATAGGTTTACAGGGGTGTCTGATTAGCTTTAGAATCACTCAATTAGGAGATAATAGACAAACAATCTTAGATCTTTTCAATGGGGAGTTTGATGATTATTTATCTAAGAGTGATAAAGAACGTCTGATCGAGCATATAAAACACCGATATGAGCGTGGTGGCTACTATTTAGAGACAAAACGTAATTCACAAGGTGATCTTGACATAGTTAGCATAGCGTGGGATAATGAATTTAAAACTAAACTTGGTAAACTTCTGGAGGAGTTATGGTAAATATTAAAACAGGTGATATTGTACGTCTTGCCAGCGAAGAAATGTTAATGACTGTAATGGTATCTACTTACGATACTTGCGAAGTGGTGTGGTTTGATGTTAATGAGCAACTACAGAAAGCTACATTTGATAAACGTATGCTTCGTAAAGTTGAAGAAGTGAAGGAGGAAGAATAATATGGGAATGTTGCTTCGTGTTTTTGTGTTTCTTATGTTCTGGATTATCGTTGGTAACGGTATTGTATTTTTGATTTTTCCTGAAGTGATGACAGGTAATGAAAATAAGGCAGTGCCTTACATTATGCTTATCGGTTACGGTATTGGTACACTTGGACTATTGTTTGCTGATTGGTTAATCAATACTTTGTTCTCTAAGTACAGGAACAACTAATATGTCGGAAAACTTACCTAATGTTTTCTTTTGTTTTGTAGATTGTGTTACACAAGAAATTATAGTTGACGAAGAAGGTATGTTTACTTATTTTGCATCTGAAGAAGAGGCAAAACTATCAGCTATGAAATGTATAAGCCAATTGTCAGTACCTGCTGTCAACAGGTTCGGTATTGCCCAGGTGTATAAAACAGTAACAGAGTTTACACCAGATCGAAAACTAACTTTTCTTAACGTTCACTTTGTTTGTAAGTTTAGTGAACTACGACATTAAAATCAGGAGTAAAAATGAAAGAATATTGGAGTGGTGAGAAGGGCTTGCTAAAGCCAGGAATGCTTTTGCGAGTAAAGAACATGTTGATCACACAAGATTACATAATGCCTAATCCTGGAGCATTAGTAGAATTCCTTACTGCGCGAGATCAACCTGGGGTTGGTGAAATGTGGATTGTAACGTGGATATCTCTCGATAGTAAATTGCGCGTTGCTCCTATTGACCCAAAACACTTGGAATCTCCTTACGCCAGCATTGATTCTCGGATCATAGATTTGGCTAGAGTTTATAAGGCTAGGACTGGTGTAGAATTAGATGTAGAAATTTTAAATCAATGTATTGACTTCTTACCTGAAAAAGTGCATAATGCACAACAAGAAGATAGCAGTTTAGAAGTTATTCTTCTGAATGATGGGATGTTCTCTGGTTTGGCATCTGTAGATTTTCCAATAACATTAAGATTGTTACCTGGGGAATACGTACTGGATGAAGATACTATTGCTATATCCTCTAAAATTTTAGAACTCATTCCAGGTGCAAGGTGTGTTGGTGATACATCTTCCTTGCTGTTTACTCTGAATGAAGAAGCCATTATAGTTAAAAAGGAGAAGTAAATGATGACGTTTATTGTTGGTGTTGTTGTTGGTTATTTTGGTCACAAGTATCAGGATGTTATCATCGCTAAAGTTGACGAAGTAATCGAAAAATTTAAACACTAATTTTCTAAAAGGCTGTACTATTGTGCAGCCTATCTTTCAAAGGAGAGTAAAATGTTCAAAGATACCAATTATAAATGTGTACATTGTGGTAAATCTTTTGGTGATCACCAAGCTAAGACGTTCAATTGTCCACGAAAAGGGCGAGGTAGCTTTAAAGGTTTTAATCCATCCCACGTTTATTCTCCCAACTACGAGAAACCAGAAGAAGAAAAATTTGTAATCTGAGGAGGCAATATGGAACTAGTACAAGAAGTTTATGAAAAACTAAAAGAAGAGAATCTTGATTGGCCTGAACATGCTCTTATTGTCGTCAAAGATACTAATGGTGAAATAAAATTCTCAAGTGTAAGTGAAGACGATGTTGTTTTAAGTCCTACAGGATATTATATGAGAGGTGTTACGTGTCTGTTCAACACCAAAGTGTATCCTGAAGTTAAACTTAGTTACGGTGAACCTGATCATCCAGAAATCGTTACACGTAATGAATATGAAAATTATTATTTTGCTCGTGAAAGCAAATAAGGAAAACTATGCAAAAAATAAATACTGGTTCTCGTCCTAAACAGAAGCAAACAAAAGCAAGGGTATCTTATGTTGATAACTCTTGTTATAATTTCAAAAATGTTAAAGAAGTTATCATTGATGAAAAAGAAGGTTTGATTCACATTTCATCTGAACGTTTGAAAGGTAGTGTTACTCTTCGTGAGAATGTATCTATACCTATGAAAGTTGTGGTTACACTCTGTGTTGATAAGCCCGATGTTGTTAACTATTATGTGTTCCGTGATAGTTGTATTTCATCACATAATAAGATTTTTAAATCTTCGCACGTTAAAACAAAACACATTGTGTAACACATAAACCCGCTTCGGCGGGTTTTCTTGTATATACGCTCTTTATCTGTTATAAACACTTTTACCATAAACAATAGGAGGTATTATGTCTGTAGTTGTAGAAGGTAGTATTGGTTTCTTAGTAGATAACCCTCACCCTTTCGTGGTTAAGGTTCATATTCAAGAAAAGGTAAGCAACAATACGTGGCTGTGTTTGTTAGATAGTAAGATACACTCTTATACAGAGGTTTATCTTCACACTTGGCAAATTGGTACGATAACAGCAGAGGATGAATTGATAATTGAACTATATGAACGAGATCTATAGATGACTTTACTAGAGAGTATCGTAGTGTTAATCATCTTTATCATTGTTGTCATAGGATATTTTACAGAAGACTAAAATAAAGCCCCTAGAATCACTTCTAGGGGCTTTTGTTTGCATTAGATAGGGAAACGTATTACTAAAATAAAAAGTGCGTTAGAATGCGTTACAGGAGGTTTTAGGAATGCATAAAATCTTCTTCAGGGCAGGTTGAGAGATAAGAGATGCACGTTGGGACAACAACAACATTATCTTTAAGGTTTGCAACCAAGCCTTTTGTAATTCCAGCCACTGCTCCGTTAATATCTGCTTGACGGATACCAAAACCTTGTTGTGCGGATAGATAACAAAATCCCTCACCTTTCTGTTGATTATTATTGAAGTAATAAACGTAGTGCATCATAAAATGGTCTTTAACGATTTGTTCTGTGGTCATAATATTCTCCTATAAGAAAAGGGGCTTTCGCCCCTTGGTCAAGTTACTTAGTCAAATGATCTTCTATCATTTTTATGAAAGCAGGATTGCTAAAAGCATCTGCTGCCTTTTCTCTATAAACAAAGACTCCTCTATCTTCGTAAAGAAGAGTTTCTTCGTAATTAATTCCTGGGTTAACAACAATCATTTTTGTACCCATAGTAAGTGCAGGGAATAATTCCCAATTAAAATTGATAACTTGGTTTGAACATCCTACTACAACAACCAAATCTTGCATGGTCAAAGTATCAAACAAGTGAGCCATATCTGCATACAAAGGTGCAGCCTCACCAAAAAATACAACATTAGGCTTCACCCAGTTATAATCATCTATGTTTATACTATTGTAACCAATGTCTACCAGTGTTTTGTAATCTCCAGGATGCATACGGTAAACTACTTCAGGGAGATACCCGTGCACGTGAATAACAGAATCCCTGTCCACACCTGCTCGCTCTAGTAGATCATCGACGTTTGTTGTCAAGTTTACTACTTGGTTAGGATATTCCTTAAACCACTTTGCTATTTGAATATGTGCAGCATTAGGTTGTACATCTTTAAGCTCAACACGTCTTTTGTTATAAAATTCGTGTGTTTTGGCATATAAGTCCATACCGTTCTCGTCTACACCACCGACCACTGGAAGATCTGGAGATGTTCTCACACGATAACCTGCTTGGAAAGCTCCAATATCGCAGACCTCTTCTAAGTCATATTCTTCCCATAAGGCACGACCACTATCTGTGTCTGTTCGGAACGTTCGAATCCCACTGTCTGCACTTAAACCTGCGCCACTAACAAAAATTACTCTTCGCATTCAATATCCTCTTAGTAATCATCATCCCAAGAAGATGCGTCGTAACGCTCTTCCTCTTCGAAATCCCAATTAATTTCTACTCCAAAATCTAAAAACAATTTAACAATGTTTTCTGTAGAGTAGTATTTATCATAAGCATTAGCTAGTTCCCAATACTTGTCACTCAATTTTTTATATTTAGGATCATTATAGTCATAATCTACTTTATGACCATAATCATACATCTCTTGTTCAGCTTTAAGCATAGCTTCTGGTGTAAGAAGATTAGGGAACGGACGATTTCTTTCTTTTAACTTAGAAGCAATCCAGTTTGCAACATTCGCCACTTCACCATCTCGATTATCACCTAAACAACTTGCATAATCTCCATCTTCGTAAGTGCCTAAATCCCCACTAACTTCATGTACAATAGACGAATACGATCCACACGTTTCACAATCTGAAAAAGTGTCTACTGTTGTAATATCAATAGATAAAACTGGTAAAGCCATAGCTTCTTTCACACAAGCCTCCTCATATAATAACATGTCATCAAAACCCATATATCCTCCAGACAAATAAAGCCCCTGCTTGGGGCTTTGGTTAAGTTTTACGGATTATACCAGACTTTTAAGGTACTTGTCAAGGGCTTCTTGATCACCTTGACAAACATAGCAACGGAAGTCTTGAGCAGAAGGTTCTTTGTCCTCGTCCCAATCCCAATAGACAGTACCTTTATAGCGTGAGCCTGGGAACTCGAAGTATGCCACATGAGTAATATGGTGTGGGCCACCCCAAAATTCTGTAAAAGTAAATTGAGGATACGCTGCTTTAACTGTATTCTCAAACCAAGTTTTACGATCTAATGCTTCGTTTATAAAATAAGCATGGCGTTCCATTTCATCCCAATCTTTCCAAACGCATTTTTCATCCAGAGAAAAAACAAAATTCTCACTGTTAAAATCGTCTGTATCTGATTCCAAAATATCATAATCATGTGCGCTAGGTATCCACCATCCAGCTTCTAATAGTGCTTTCGCAGGTACAAAACCTTTTTCAGCGTATTGATCAAATTCTTTTACTCTACGTACAGTGCAGTATTCATCTTCACCACCAATGTCCAGCATACAAGCGCCTTTGCGTCTTGCTGCAAGACCATGTGTATCAAAAACTACAACACTACCTTCACCATCTTCACGATCTACTTGATATGCAACTTTTTGAGTCATATTACCCCCAATGTATATGGGAAATTAACCAAAAGATAAATTCCCAAAAACACCAACCAAGAAAAGTTAATGGAATTATAAAAGCTATCAGAGCAGTCTTCCAGCCTTTCCACAATGTTTCCATCATTCCTCCATACACTTAAGAATATGTGCAATGACAGGTATAGTCCAACCATTACCTAACATCTTATAGGCTTGTGTGTTACTACTCACTTTAAAGTAATCATCTGGAACACCTTGTAAGCGGCAACACTCTTTAACCGTTAACTTTCTATAATGCACACCTTCACTCAATTTTTCAAAGGCATCCAGATATCTTCCAGGTGGAATGTAAGCTAATAGTACGTCTTTCGGCACAGTCGTGAGGCAACGAGTTTTTTCACTGTCCTGAACTTCCAAGCAATGTACCAAACGATCAGCTTTAGATGTACTACGTTTGCCATTTTCATTAATTCTACGCCCATATATTGCTGCCGGATAAAAAGCTAGTTGTCTACGACTCTTTTCAAAATACTGTTCTATATTACCACCTTTAGCATAATTTGCATCTATGCAATACGCCTTATCTCTGTCTACAATACTATCATCTTCGATAATATCTTGCAATACTTCATTGGTAATAGCCCAGGGTTTTATTTCCCAATTGCACCAGTATAAACGTTGTCTATTCTGTGCCGTGAAATCTGCGGAGTTAATGAATACGGGATCAACACCTAAGTAACTTGTGATCACGTTTTCCCACTCCACCTTCATCTTAACGTTTTCAAGCATGAACTTAACATTAGGGTTAAACTTTTTAATATGTTCAAGAATTTCAACATATTCAAAGAACAGTTTAGATCGCGGATCTTGAAAGTTCAAACCCTTACCAGAAGAAGAGAAGCCTTGACACGGACTACCACCTAACAAAAGATCAATTTCTCCCCACGGAATATCCCATTCTCTCCATTTTGTAACATCACCTAACTGAATAATATCTGGAAAATTTGCTTGGCTTTCAGCTATGGCGAATTTGTCTAATTCTGAAGCATAATATGTATCTACTTCAATACCTGCACTTTTTAGCGCAAGCATTCCTCCTGACATACCATCAAAAAGACTTAAAACTTTCATTATTGCTTCTTCTCCTTAACACTAGCTGGTAATTCTGCCTTGAGGCAGAAGTTTAAACGGTAAGCCTCATTTTCATTTAAAAGTACAGATTCACACGATAACCAGAACAAGAGATCCTCAATACTAGGACTGTGAAGCCAACAGTGCAGAAGAGAATGTTGTTCTATATCAATGTAATTTAGCAACCAACCTTGTAAGGCGTAACTAGTTCCTGTCGTTTTTGCTTTTTCCAGGATGATATTGTGTTTACTAACAACCTTCTTTCTAAGACCAAACCATTTACTAACAACAACAGTCTCTTCTTGTAGTTGTTTTTTTATTTTCTCACATTCTTTAACTACAATCTGCATCTTATCCACTGCTGATTGAAGTTGTTCTTTTGTTGGGTTTACAAAATAGTCACTATAATACATGCTAATCTCCTCTTCTGTTTTTGTGTAGTTTATTCGAAAAAAACTGGTGTTGTCAACAAAAAACCCGCCGAAGCGGGTTTATATTATTCTACAGGAATTTCTTCACCAAGAGAAACTTCCAAACGGAATGCTTTACTTTCAATACATTCACTACCTTTTAAGAAATCGAATTGCACTATAGACTGACTTAATAGAATAGATAGAATCACATCGCAATCTTCACTAGGAGCCAGATGTTTGTATTCTTCCTTCAAGGTAACATCATAAAAACATAAATCCCCTACTCCTAGTTCATCCCATCCTTCCCACGCATCTACAAAGTTAAACTCTAAACCTTTCATACAACCTCCTCGTAATTGTTATTGTGTTTTACTGTCTCAACATACAATAAAGATTCCATCTGTAAGACATTACCAGAAATAATAAACCCATAAGCCATTTCAGATGTGTCTATATCGTATGCCCCATCTTCCGGTTTAGCAAAGTGTAAAACTATTTCATCTGGGTTTTCTTCATCCCATATTTTAGAAATTTTCCGAACCAGAATATTAGCTAAAATAGTTGACATTCGGGATAAAGCTGTATCCTCGTATCTTTTAAAACCTAACCAATAGAGGTTAAGAATTTCTACTTCTTCTTGTGTTAAGTTTTTGTCTAAAGTAATCAGATCTGTAGTGCACGGCGTTTTTGTTGAACCTACTGTTACAAAACCTGGAGTGTTATGAAAAACAATCTTAACTTTATCACGTATGAAGTTTAAACCTTGTGCCTCCACTATATATTGTATTGTAGGTACAATATCGTTTGTTACATCAATAAAGCTATCTTTGATGACGCTTATATTATTTCTGGACAAGACCATTCTCCTCTAAAATAGGTTTAATAAATTCAAAGATTTGTTTTTTACTTTTACCTCGAATATTAAAACAAGGAACATTAAACTTTTTAGCCAACATCCAAGCTGTTCTTGTACCACCCAAAGGATCTCCATTTTTATCTGTATTTGCACAAGCTAAAAGAAAACAAGACGGTTTTGGATTCTCAAGATCTTTGCCAAGAACTTGGTGGATATTCCTTTGATGTAATTTTTTAGCACCTTGAGATAATCTGTCCCAAGCCGGATGCAATTCTTTTGCATATTGCAAGGTTAGAGCATAGTTTACACTATCTGGTCTGTCAAGAACAATAACCTCTCCCTCTATCTCATTACCTTTAAACGAAGGCCAAGGAATGTATATTTCTTTCTTTGTATTATTTCCACTATCATATACCCCGCATTCAAATGCGGAATCTGCACCTTCTGCTTTACCAGATCGCAAAATGAACCATGTAGATAACCATTTTGCAACAGCTACCATAGTGTCCCATTCTTCGTCTGTAATATCTCTGCTACCAACACCTGTGTAGAATAAATCGCTCATGGTTTTCTCCTTAACAAGTAATACTGGGAGTAACAATTGGATTAATAGGATACGTATACCAAGGGCTTCCAATTTCCCAAGGGTTATAAGGTGTACGAGGATCAAATGGAGGCGTTACTTGAGGCTTTTTCCAAATCTCCGCTAGTTGTTTCTTCCATTTATCCCTTGCTGTATCGTTATCTTCATCCAACTGTTCGTCATTATCTTTTATTTCTGATTTTGGAAATAAAAGCTCTTTGACTAACTCAACGTCTTCCGTTTCAATAGTAGTTTCTTTCGTAATATTCCCTACCGTCTCTTTAATTGTGACTTTATACATTAGTCCTCCTCTAAAGTAGAATAAAATTGTAACGTATTTGAATCATCAAAATATGCAAAGGTTAAATTACCATTGAACACAGACCCAGTATCCATATATACCCTATTACTGCTAATTACAGGTTTAGGAACATAAGAATGCCCGTGAAATACATAATCTACTCCTGAAACTCTAGGAAGAAGAATCCCTTCAAGTGCGCAATCTATCATATCACGATCCCACATTAAAGATTCTGTGAATCGAGAAACTTGCTCTTTATCCATATTCAAACAAAATGGCAAAACTTCTGTCACTGGTAAATGTTCCAAAACTGAAGGATATCCACCGTGAATAAAGCCTAGTTTCATATTACGATAATTGACAACAAGTACAACAGGTAAGTCTTCTAGCATCAAAGCAAGAGCAGTTGCACCTTCTTCTCCACACTCGTTTAGAACTGTATGGCCTCCGTTCTGAAACCAACATTCGTAATATCGCCTATCACCTTCTAGCAACCCTTTAATCATCATATCTTCGTGATTTCCACGAATAGCATAGCGATTTAGTTTTCTGGTGAATTCAACGGTACAACGAAAATTCTGCTTGCCGCGATCTGTAAGATCTCCTAAAGATACAACAACATCTTGATCTCGGATACCTAAAGTATTAACACCTTTCTGGTATAAATCAAAGCAACCATGTAAATCACCAATAATAAACAGGTCTTGATCATCTTTTACACTAATTTCTTGATATACTAGCATCAAATCTCCTCAAAATCCATAAGTATAAAGATATTAACTTTACCTTCTATATTATGTTCTACAACAAGATCTGCAAATTCTTTGTAGGCTTTTTCTTCTATTTGTTCAATGTGAGACGCTACATCTTTATATATAGCGTCACCATCTACTTTAACAAGGAGGAATAGAGATCTTACCTCAATCTCTTTATTTTTGCGGGGTAGAAAATCGACGGCTTCTTGTATACGCCAGCCGAGATACCCTGGAGTCCTTTGAATATCCTCCAAATGACTTTCTAAGATTTCCCTTCCTTTGTCTATTAAAGCCTGTTCTGTCGTTATTTTCATCCCCTTCTCCTTAATGTGTTAATGAAACTGCGTAACTAAACACAGGTTCAGATATTACATCGGCTACAGTAATAAAAACGTCCTCATCTTGCGTTGTTTCTACACGACATACAGTTACACCATTTACTACAAATTCAACGCAATGTGGAATATCTTCACAAACGAATGTAGTGTAAGTAACACCCAAAGCATCATACAAAGATTTAACAGTATTTGCAAGTGCCGCAGTTTCTTCTTTTTCTGAGACAATGAATGCTGTAACAACAAGATTGTTTGCATAGTTTAGACTGTCCTCTATAGCCAATGATTTACAAGGTAGTAATGCAAAATATTTACCTGGTTTAATCAGACCTGCTTCCCATTGATTCAAAATTGCCTGGGATGGTTTAGTAATATAAAACAGATTTTCACTTGGGTTATCAATATTACTTCTGGCGATACAACGTGAAGGATTATTAATATCGAACACATGATCAAAATCTACACAAACTGGTAAACTGAAAGGTGTAAATTTTTTACCTAATAATCCTACTGCTGACAATATGTTTGCTGTGCTTATCTTCCCGTTAAAAGCTAAACGCATATTTAACTCCTTTAACTAGCAACCGTAACTTCCGAACTTTCTTCTTTCGTACTGTCTACGATATGCCTGGTGGCAATATACGAGACTTGCCAGTTACCATCTGGTGTAGTCTCAATAAGTACCCTATCTACTTCGAGAAAATGCAAAAATTCAACCATCGCTCGCTTCGATAGGAATTGTTTTTTAACAGTCTCCTCAAAAGATTGAACTGCCATGTTTCCTCCTTATTTAATATTCAATTTTGCACAAAGACGTTGTACCGCTTTGGCATCGAACAAACTCCCACGAATAGTTCTCTTTCCTGATTCATTCAGATGCTTTGCAATCGTCATATATGGCGTTTTACAAGCTCTGTATGCAACTAAAGAATCTTTTAAAGAAAGCGCAAACTCTTTTGAGCGTTTTGCTTCTTCCGTTTTCGTATAATCTGTTCTTTTGTATTTAGGGTTTGCTGCACCAAGAAGCGTTCCCTTCGCTTTTGCTACCTTAAGGCTCTTCTTAACACGATCAGATATTGCACGAGCCTCTTCTTCTGCCAGAACTGCTAAAATATTTATTATCATATTTTCAGCGGAGGGCATAGTTGCTATCCGTACATTAATCATCTCTAACAAGGTTGCAACAGAAGCTGTGTTACGTCCAAGACGGTCAACCTTAGCAACAACAAGTGTAGCACCTGTTTCTTTGCAAAGATTAACAGCTTTTACAAGCTCTCTACGTTGCTTCCAATCGCCTTTACCAGAATAAAACTCTGCAAAGCTACCTACAATAGTATAGTTTTCTTGTGAATCCAGGAAGCGTTGGATATCTGCTTCCTGTGATTCTATACCATACTGGTTGCCTTGTTGTTTCTTCTTAGAAAGTCGATGATACAGTACAAACTTCATAATACCCTCCTGTTCTGTTGCAGGAAGTATGCACTACCTTAATGTTAAAGTCAACAGTTAAGTAGTGGTAATATCATCTTCTTGAATACCAGGGTCAACTTCTGCAAAGATAGCCTCTACAGGAATTTCTTCACCTGCTATTCTAGAAAGAAGCACTGAACCAATAGCTTTTGCGTGTTCTTCGGATTCCGCATAAACATTAGTTCCTGTGTCTTTTTTCTTAGTTTCGTTAAAATATACCAGATAGTAATTGTATGCCATTATTCATCCCAATCGTTGTTGCGAGCACTTTCAAGAACCTTGACAACTTCTGCGTACTCTACAGCTAAACCAGCACACACTTCAGCTTGTTTTGCAATTGCTTGCTTAAAGAACATAGCGATTGCAACACTCTGTGTCGTGTGAATGTTATCTGCTTTAGTTGATACGTGAAGATCAAAATCTTCTTCATCAAAGGTGAGTTCCATAGTAACAATAAATTTCTCGGTCATAAAAATGCTCCTCTTAAACAAAATAGAAAGGTTGAGTTAAACCCAGCCTGTTTTTTGGGTCGTAGACGTACCAAGCATATGCTGTCTTATCAGTACCACCTGCAACAAAAGATGGTCGTTCAGAAAGAACAATCAAATTTGTTGGTGGATTCTGTTTATGGAATTCCCTTCGTTTAATAGACTCTAGGAACCCAAGACGCAACAAGTATATGCAAACGTCTGCTTCTTTTAAGCTCTTTTGCAAGAACTCAAGTGCAAGTCTGAATGGTGGATTTGTGATTATAATATCCGGCTTAGTATGCCATTCGTGGTTAAAATAATCCTTCCCTTCTTCTAACTCACAATATTCTGATCCTTCTGGAAAGTGTTGATAAATTGCAGCAGCAGCGCCTTTACACGGTTCTGCAAAAATAAAACCTTCTTCTTTAAGGTTATTAAAATCTATTACACTAAATAATGCATTTATACATTTTTGTGGAGTAGGATAGTAATCAGTTGGTGGACGATCATACTTATTTGCCACTACTTAAAATCTCCTCTTTTGTGATTTCAGGGTTTTCTTCAAAAACCATAATATCTCTTAAGAACGTTAATTCTTCCATAGATACTGGTATTGTATCTTCTTCTGTTTTTCGTTTACATAAGTCGTCAAGAAAGTTTTTAACGCTTTCTGACACATCGTAAAATTTCAACAGTTGATAATCACAGGAGGAGATCCTATCTAGTTCTAACATTCTTTCTAAGATATTTTCTGTGTTGCCGTACAACACACGAACTTCTCCGAAAGGGTTGACTAGATATTTTGAAGTTCTGAACCATCCCTTTTTAGATACAGTGTAACGCTGTTCTGCTAAACTTTCAATAAAATTTTTAGCCCTTTTACAGTTTTGTTCTAAAGAGTAGTAGTAGGCTTTTTCTACAAAGATTACAGGTACTGGTAACATATCTCCTCCTAATAACCCCCGTGAGGGGGTTTATGTTAGATTAATTATCAGAGGATACTTTATCAAGTTTTTCAGAGACTGTCAATACTTTTTCTTGTGATTCTTTCATTTCTGCTAAAATACTTTCAGCTTCATCACTATCAGGATCACCAGTCAACAGCATACTAATTAGTTGCTCCTTGCTGAAGTTCAGAATATCTTCCGCTGTTAGCTCCAGTTGTTCTTCGATCTCTTCAACAAAAGTTTCACCGCCTGAAAAAGCATCTCGTAGTTTTGCAACTTCCATCGCTTCTTCTGGGGTTGCCCCAGCGTCTAAAGCTGCTAAAGCAAAATCTGCCCCACTACCAACAGCATAGTAATCTTCAGTTAAAGGATATGCTCGCGTTGGATTATTACCCTCGTGCATATAAATTTTACCGTCTGGGTGAACAACCAATGCCACAAACTCTTCATCTTCTTTATCAGGGTCTGATTGGATCACCAAACCTGGGATTGTCTCTTGTGCTGCCTGGCACTGTAAGTTTTGTTCAAACCAAGAAAAGAAAGTCAGGATAGAAGACAGACGTCCTGCACCACCAACAAGGTAATCCCCAATTTTACGCACTTTCTTGAAATTTAAAGTGTCTACTCGATTACCTACTGTTACTTTACCGTCAGATAGAATTTTGTTATGTGTTGCAATAATTGTTGTCATTGTACTTCCTCCTGTAGTGTTTTAAGGACTGCTTTACCACCGCTTACATACTTACGTAGGTAATCAATAGCTCTTAGTGTTTCTTTATCCACAAGAATTTTATTGGTTCTTGTTAGTGGATGATTTAGTAAATCACTGCAATTTCTTACTAACATAGATTTCTTGTGAAAGATACTGCTAAGAAAAAGAAGTTTAGAATCTTCTTCATCAATCAGGAGTAATTCTGAATTAGACCCAGCTACATTTATTATACACTCAAACAAGCCTTCTTGACTATCAGATAATTCCTGGTAATATTTAGTTAGCCAATCCTCTCCTTTTAACCAACTAAAAAACATCTGAACTTTTTGCAAAGTTGTCATGTTCTCTAAACGAAGAGATATTTCTTTTTCAATCTTGTCAATATAAATCTGTCTAAACTCATTCGGCTTAACTAAGCCAGCTTGATAGCATTCATCAATACCATTGCGATCAATCTCAATTAGCGTCATTTAACCTCCATAATAGGCATCCTTGCCTTGTAATTATTAATATACTTCCGTGATGAACTGAGACAAACGGGAACGTTGGTTATCAGCAGTTGTCATTTCAACATAACCAATAAAATCTACAATAGCTTCCCTTTCTCCTTCTTCGTTAATAGGAACAACACGATCTAACAAATCACCTAACCCGTTAGCTCTTCGTTTAATTGCATATGTTTGATTAACATCGCCCATAATGACAATACGTGTATTAAGACCTGCTCGCTCAAGGAGAAGTTTTACTGTGTTTGGTGACATAAGTTGAACTTCATCAATAAGAATAATGCTGTTATCCCACGTAGCACCTAGTGCATAGTTCGGAATATTAAGTTCAATTTTGCCACTTGCAATATCGTTTTCCAATTTATTTGCAGTCATAAACTGTTGGAAAATTCTTTTAGTTGACTCGTAGTGTGCTGCTAGTTTATCAGTCTTATCTCCAGATAAGAAACCAATTTGGTCATCACCTACTTCTGTCGGGTTTTTAAGGAAAATCAACTTTCTGAAGTCACCAGCTTTAAGCATTTGCAATGCTTTCCATAGTGCTGTTGTCGTTTTTCCTGTTCCTGCTGGGGCATTAACAATGGTTAAATCATTCCAAACCATGCTTCTTACAATAGCTTCTTGATTCCCAACAGGGGTAAATTCATCAAGACGGTAATCATCATTTCCTACTGCTTTAGCCGCATAACGACTGGCACGTTTGTCATCATTGGCTGCTGATTGACGACGAGCCTTTGCGGTTTTATTTCCCATGTTTGCACTCCTTATAAAAGGGGCTTTCGCCCCTTTGTTTAGTTATAAGCGTCTAATGTTCCAGTTTTAAGCACCTGAATTACACGCTCTGCGCGATTAGGCGTTTGGCGATACCATTTACTTTTACGTAAATTTATAGAGGCTTGAGTATAATATGAATTACTCACTAAAGTTAAGCTATTTTTGAAAGATTCTGCACCTTTCAATCCCATTTGAAATACCATATTAATAATAGCCATTTTACGATTAGGGCTTACTTTATCGTAAATAGGAGATAATATGGTGCTTGAATGGATTTGTTGTATCGCTTTCTTTACGTCACTCTCAAAGATTCTTCTAGCTTCCGCTTCAGTAATAACCCCATTGGTTTTTCTACCTACTAAGTTATCAAGAATGCGTATAGCTTCTGCTTTATCTTTGAGTTTTGTCAGAAGGTGTCCAATACCAACTGTCCAATACCCTTCGGTATCAGTATATACAGTTAGCTTTAGTCCTTCATCAAAACGTAACATATCAAACACATCAACTACTTTAGCCATGTTTTCCTTATATTAGTCGCCCTCCCCATGATCTAGCTCTTGAAACAGTAGGTGTTCAGGAGACATTTCACGTTTAGGCTTCGTCTTTTTAGTTTGGGACTTAAGCTCTGTTGCCAAAGCACGAGAAAAGATCTTACGTTTCTGTTTACCTTTCATATTGTTACTCCGCAATCTGAGCCATGAATTCACGTAGTTCAGAAAAACCTCCTACGTGGGTTAGATGTTCACCATCTTCCACAAAAATTTGAGGAAAGGTACGTGGCAGAACACCTGTTTTCTCTAAAACCAGATTCTGAATCTGATCTAAAGAATAGTCTTCATCTAAGGTAAGATATTTAAAATCCTGTTCACGCTGTTCCAGTAGAGTCTTAGCGTTAGTGCAGAAAGGACAATTTGGTTTACCGTAGATAATAAAATTCATTTTCACTCCTTGTTTAAAAGTATAGTTAAAGTTCTTACAATACCGCTATCAACACTTCGCGGATTTAAAGTAGGATCTGTTTTTAAATAAGATGTTGCTGGTCTGACTGCTTTAGAATTATAGGTTGAAGCAGATACAGGATTAACTGTAACAGACAAATCTATAACAAGAAATATCTTACGTGCAAAATCATACCAAGAAATATAATCTGCACCTGCATAGTGTACAATTTTACTATTTACACCATCTTTTACAAGTTTAAAAATTGTTTCTGCAAGATCAGGTGCATAAGTAGGACATGATAAATGATCACATACTACATTAAATTCTTTTTGACCACCGTTGTAGCGTTCCAACATAGTTTTCAAAAAGTTATGTCCAAATTCACTATAAACAGAAGCTGTTCTGATAATAAGTGCTGTAGGACAAACTGCTTGTACTAAAGTTTCACCTAATTGTTTACTGTAACCGTAGGTGTTCAAGGGGTTTGTTTTACTCTCTTCTGTGCCAGCAACATGTCCATCAAAAACATAGTCTGTTGAAATATGTACAAACTGTATCAGTAAATCATTACATGCTTTGGCAATGTTTGTTGCACCGTATGCATTAACATTTATACAGGTGTTAACATCTTCTTCAGCTTTATCTACTGCCGTGTAAGCCGCACAATTCACAACAACATCAGGCACGTGCTGTACAAGACTATTCATAACATCTTTAAAGTTGGTAATGTCTATATCACTTGCTTCAATCAAAATAACATCTTCTGGTGCAACTTTTGCCAAAGATTGTCCTAATTGACCTTTTGAACCAAAGATTAAAAATTTTGTCAAAATATGATCTCCTTTAGTGTTTTGGCTTCCTGATCTTTTTGTGACAAGATAGGTTTAAAATTAATATCATTAAAGATTAAATCAAAACCCCAATCTATATTGATATCTGGATCATTCCACGCAAGACTACACTCTGAAGTCGGATCGTAATATTCTGTACATTTATATTCAAAATCAGCAATGTCGCTAATCACAACAAAGCCATGAGCGAAACCAGGAGGAATCCAAAATTGTGTTTTATTCTTTTCAGATAAAAGAACACCTACCCATTCTCCAAATGTTGGACTACCAACCCTAATATCTACAGCAACATCATAAACTTCACCACGAACACAACGTACTAACTTCCCTTGTGGGTTTTTCTTTTGAAAATGAAGCCCACGTAGAACTCCTCGAATAGAACGTGAATGGTTATCTTGGACAAAGTTTTGTTTACCTATGTATTGATCATATAAAGCCTGATTAAAACTTTCTAAGAAAAAACCACGTTCATCCCCGTAAACGTCAGGTTGAATGATCAACAAATCTTCGATTTTTGTTGCTTGAATCATTTAATCTCCCCCTTATTTTAATTTAAGTAAATACTTGCCGTAGTCTGTTTTACTTAAAACCTCTCCAGAACTTTTTACAGAATCTAAAGTAATCCATTCATTTTTAAAAGCAATCTCTTCTAGGCATGCAACCTTCATACCTTGTTGCTTTTCTATTGCATGAACAAATTGAGATGCTTCCATAAGACTTTCATGTGTTCCTGTATCCAGCCAAGTGAAACCTCTTCCTAGCTTACAGACACGTAAAGCCTTTTCTTTCCAGTACATCTCATTTATATCTGTAATCTCTAACTCCCCTCTAGCAGAAGGCTTAACGCTTTTAGCTTTCTGTATAACAGAATTATCGTAAAAGTACAAGCCTGTAATTGCATAGTTGCTTTTTGGTGCTTTTGGTTTTTCTTCAATACTTACCACTGTACCTTCAGAATCAAACTCAACAACACCAAATCTTTCAGGATCATTTACGTGATACCCAAAAATATTAGCTCCACCATTCTTTTCAATATGTTCTTTAGCAGAATCTAAAATGCTACCAAAACTCTGACCAAAGAATAAATTATCACCTAGCACAAGTGCTACAGAATCTTCACCAATAAAGTTCTCACCAATAATAAACGCTTCTGCTAAACCTCTTGGACTATCCTGTATTGCATACTGTAGGGAAATACCAAAAGAAGAACCATCACCTAGAAGATTTACAAAATTAATTTGATCTTCTGGTGTTGTAATTATTAGTATTTCCCTAATTCCAGAAAGCATTAGGACAGAGAGTGGATAATAAATCATAGGCTTATCATAAATTGGTAATAGTTGTTTACTAACCCCTTTAGTAACTGGGTAAAGTCTTGTTCCACTACCACCTGCTAAGATAATACCTTTCATACTCCTCCTTAAACTTTATTTTCCCACCACTCTTTGTTATCTACATACCAATCAATGGTTGAATAAAGTTTTTCTTCAAATGTGCCTTTAGCTTTCCACCCTAATTCCTTTTCAATCTTATAAGGATTCACTTCATATCTTAGATCATGCCCAGGCCTATCTGTAACCATCTCAATGAGGCTACAAGCATCTGTTTCAGATGGATATACCGCATCCATATAATCACAAATCATATAGATTACATCAATATTAGTTCTAGGGTTTCTGCTCCCAATATTATATGTTTCTCCAGATTTGCCTTTAGTTACTACTAGGTGTAATGCTTCTGCGTGATCGTCAACGTATAGCCAGTCTCTTACTTGAAGACCATTGCCATAAACAGGGATTGGTTTATGCATCAAGATATTTGTTATCGTTTTAGGTATTAGTTTTTCTGGATGATGATACGCTCCAAAATTATTTGAACAATTTGTTATAACTGTCGGAATACCATAAGTACGATGCCACGCTCTTACCAAATGATCGCTTGCAGCTTTAGATGCAGCATATGGACTACTTGGTTTATAAGGATTCTGTTCTGTAAACGGATAATCCCCTTCTTCCATATCACCATACACTTCATCTGTTGAAATATGATGAAACATTTTAAGATTTGATTTATCTCCCATTAAACGAACAGCTTCTAGAAGATTAAATGTTCCAACAATATTTGAATTTATAAAAACACTCGGTGATGCTATTGAATTATCTACGTGACTTTCTGCTGCAAGATGCATTATATAATCTGGGTTAACATCTGCCACAATCTTAGCAGTTAACTGAGCATTTGTCAAGTCAACACGACAAAACTTTACATTAGGTGTTTCTGATAAATTTCTAGGGTCTGAAGCGTAACCCCATTTATCTATAACGTAAATATCATTCTTAGTATTTTTAGCTAGGAAACGAACTACCGCACTTCCAATAAAGCCTAAACCACCTGTTACTAAGTATTTCATTTAGTCTCCTTCCAATTATTCCCTTCAGTAAAAATAATACCTTCATAAAACAACCATCTGGAACCTTTTTCAACAGGAACAGGAAGCTCTTCTTCAGTAAAGTTATAAACCTCTCTAGCATCTTCTAAAAGTGATGCAAATGTTTTTGGACTTACTGTTACGCGAGGAGCATTGATCAGTTGATCTAGCATCATTCTACTATCCTCCTTACCAAACGTGTTGAGAAATAATAGTTTCCGTTTCAATGTTATATTTTTCAAGAAGTTGTGCATAGGCTTCTTTTGCATTCTTATTTAGTTGCTCAAGATCTACAGCTACACTTCCTTCGCCACCTTCTAAATAAATGCCATATATGCAATAAGATTCATCAGCATCATAGAAAGGAGAGATACGGCTTAAATCAAGACCTTCTTGTAAGAACCAATTAAAATCTCCATCAAATTCTTCTTCAATTCTAGGATCTTCTCCTACAGCCTCTTCCCATTTATTAAAAGGTGCACCCTGTAACATACGCCATGCAATATCAACCCCCACTATCTTCCTCCTCTTCTTTTTCTTCTGTATGAACGAAACCTAAGCCGTTACAATTCCAACAAGGAATAAATTGTTCCATACTAACAATAAAATTCCCAGTACCACCGCAGATAGGACAAATACTTACATCGTCCATTATTAAAGCTCCTCAATCTTTTCTAACATCTGTTTTAACTCATTCTCTGTTAATAGAATTTCTGTGATACCATCATAAGTCTCTACCATCAGAGTAAAACATTTCTCTCCATCTGAACATACAAAAGCACCACCTTCATCTTCTGTTAAGTCAGAATTAATATCTACATCAACAAAATCAATCATCTTTTTCTCCTTTGATAATTTCAAACTTGGCTACACCATTAACTATAATATGACCGCAAGACATAACTCCTAGCCAATGATCACCATTCTTTTTTAAACGTTTGCCGTAAACATCACAGAAACCATTCTGTAATTCGGAAGCCTCGTAAGAGGCTCCCTTTTCGAAAACGTCTTTGAAGTCAGAAATTAATCCAACACAAAGTAGTTTCATTAGAAGTCTAACTCCTCGTCATCACTTACATCTTTATTTGCTGAATTCAGTTTGTAAGCTGTAATTTGGATCTCCTGTGCTGCTGCTTGAATTTGATCTGGATTTAACCAAACATCCATCCAAGGCAGTGGACTTTTCTTCGGTGCACGGAATTTGTGTTTCATTTTCAGTCTGCGATAGATAGGCGCAGCATTGAAGTAAACCCAAAGTTTGAACAACTCTGCGTTACCACCAACGATAACCCTTCCTTCACTAAACAGATAGTCACACCAATCTTCCTCTTGTCCAACTACCGTGTCAAGAATTTCTGTCAGAACGTCGATATTATCTTCGTATACTTTTCTCCAAACAGGATCTTTCAGCAGTGCATCAATAATAGCATAATCCATTTTAACGTGCAATAGTTCATCCAACATAATTTTTTGAATGAGTTTAGCTGCACCTACAAACAGTTGCTGCTCTGCTAAGGCAAATGTTGCAGCAAAAGAGGATATGAATTGAATGCCTTCCAGACCGATAAGTGCAATCATTCCTTTCAGGATCAGTAGACGAAGGTTATCATCCTTCTCAATCAGACCTAGAGCATATTTATGTCCTGCCTCTGCCAGATCACTCATTACCTCTTCAACTATACCCATCCTCTGGAAGATTCTTTCGTTCTCCATAATCTGATCGATAACTTCATTTGGATTAGGGATACACTGACGAATAATTTCAGAATATGTCAAAGCGTGTAGAACTTCCATTTCTGATTGCTTCATCATCATTGCACATGCTTCGTTGTTGCTTAAAAATGGTGCAAACAAAGTGATGATTGATTTAGCAAGTGAATCATTTTCCCATTGGAAGGATAGGTTTTTGATCATAACATCGTAGTTGCTTTTAGAACAAGCTACGAAATCTTTTCGTGTCTGATCTAAGTTTACTTCGTTTTCATCCCAATCTTGCTGTTTTTGTAGTTTGTACAGACGATGCATTTCTGGGTATGTTACATTAATAGAATCAAAAATACCTAACTGTTCTCCCAAAAATACAGGGTAGAAACCTTCTTTGTAAGTGTCGTTGTATAAATTAATCGCTGCCATTTAAATCCTCCACGATATCACACATTGCTTTTATTGTATCAATGTGTTTTCTCTCCATACCATTCTCTATGTAAGCCTTCTCTAATGCGTCCCATACACTCTTTGTGAGTAGTATAGTAACCTCTCCCTCATACCTTGCTCTGGTTAAAGCATACCAGGTAGCTATGGGATCATTGGAAGCCCATATTTCAACACTGGAAAATTGAAAACCTGCAATATAATGACAACACCAATCGAATGTAAAATCTTTACTATCTACCAGTGTATAATTTCCCCAGCGTCTTTGTGGTGTTGCCCCAGGTAATACAACTAATGTAGGCATATTCCTCCTTAAGAAAGGGGGACAAAGCCCCCTAGTTTCATTACATCTTACAAGACTCACAACCGGATTCTTCATCCTCTTGAGCGAGTGAGGTTGCCGATTTTGTTCTGCTATTTAGATAGTACAAAGATTTACCACCAAGTTTTGCAAACTGAAGAATATATTGCATTTCTGATTTAATGGATAAACGACCACCTTCCATCTTAGAATAGTCAATCCACTTATCACATGATGCACCTTGATCTAAGAATTTAGTCAACAGTCCATATGCTTCAGCCATATCTTTATCTGGTGTATCCCAAGCCGATTGGTAAATATCTTTTAGTTTATCGTAATCTGGCACAATAAACAGAACATTACCTTTTTGGCTTTGTTTATAAACTATAGTATCACGTACAGGATACACAGAGTTAGTCGTATTACTTACAAGACTACTGGACTCATTTGGAGCAATAGCTGCTAATACACTATTTCGGATACCACCTTGTGCAATGATATCTTGTCGTAAACCTTCCCAATCCATTTTAAGTTTAAAATTGCCAATATCGTCTACAGCTTTAGCGTAGGTGTCAATAGGCAACCATCCTTCAGGCCATTTGGTTTTATGCATCCATTGTGCATTACCCTTCTCTTTTGCCAAACGAAGAGAAGCTCTTGCTAACCAGTAATAATGCCTTTCTGCTAATTCGTGAATTAGTTTTTTGCCGTAAGGATCTGAATAAGTAACAAAATTACTTGCCAGATAATGTGCAAGGTTTGTAATACCTACACCGATAGACCTACGTGCTTTAGCAGTGATTTCGTTATGTTTAAACGGATACTGCATTGTTTCAATAACATTATCAATAGTTAGAACTGTATAATATGCAACATCTTCATATTCTTCTGGTGTAACACGACCAGCTACAATAGAAGACAGGAAGCATAATGCCAATTCTTGATCTTCTGTATTCTCACCTGTGAAAAGATCAGTCATATTGTGAAATGCTTTCGTAGGTAAGAAAATTTCTTGGCACAAGTTTGACTGATAAATAACATCCTTAAACGGAGTATGCCTATTAGCATTATCCGCAAAGAACATATAAATACGTCCTGTCTCTGCTCTTTGTGTAATAATTTCTGCCAGAAGATCTCGTGCTTTTACAAACTTCTTCTTAATACGTTTGCGACTAACTTTTTCATATACTTCTTCAAACTCTTCCTCGCTTTTATAAAGCGCCTCATAGAGTTCTGGTGCTTCGTCATAACTAACTAGCATCCAATCTTTACCTTTTGCTGCACGGCGCAGGAAAGCATTGTTTACTACGATAGAGTAATCAAGTTTATCTACTCGTTTTTCACTAACAGTAGTTGGGTTTTTCAAACGTACCAGATCTTCAAAATCAGGTTCTAGTATTGTAAACGTTACTGTTGCACTTCCACCACGACTTGCTTGTTTTGATGCTCCAACACTTGTCTCCATCCATTTCAGATATGGTAAAAGACCACCGTGAACGATACGGTTGTTCTTAACACCTTGTCCTGTGGCACGGGTTTGAAGGTTAACACCAATACCTGCATTATTCAATGTATATTCATGCGCAAGATAGTTAGCAATTGCTAAAGATTCTGCTGTATCATCTGCTCTAAACAGACAACAAGAAGCACTACCTTTAATCTTAGTACGCAAAGTTGTTAAATAAGGCGATGGTAAATTAATCTTAAGATCACTTACGTAGGTATATAGACGTTTAATGTCTTCTACTCTGCGATCTTTTGGTTGGATTTCCATTACCTTCATTGCTACACCAATAAATAAAAACTGTGGTGATTCAAAAACAACATCATTGATCGCATCTTTCACAAGATACTTATCAACCATCTGGCGCAGTACGGAATAACCATAAGTTAGGTTTTTATCGTGATTGACAATCTTACCAATCTCAATAATTTCTTCTTCTGTATAATCCATTTTTCCCCAATAGCCTTTACTTACAGACATATTGTAGAAATCCAGGAGGGAGGGGATATTGTGATATCCCCCATGAGCCTGTTTATAAATCATACCAAGAAGTAACCGACCTGCCATATCACTGTATGCCTGATCTTTCTTATCAATACATGCTGCTATCATAGCTTTATGTAAATCACGAGTAGGCACACCGTCGTAACAACGTTTAACAGCTTCAAGTTCAATTTCAGACCAATTTAATTTACCAGCAGCAAACTCTGACCATTTACGAAGTTTTTCTGGATTAAATTCTTCTTTCTTGCCGTTTGTTTTTGTTACATAACGGATAGATTTGCTTAGATACTGAGTCACTTCCTCTCCTATTAATTGTGCATGTTTAGAACATCTACATCATAACCGCCACGCATCTCATTATATAAGCCATTTGCGTATAGAAAACCTTCAAAATGATCTATACCTTCAAAACCTTTTGCCTTTGCTTTGCGGTCTGCTTCTTGTCTTTTTGGGGATAATCTTTTAGATGTATCAAGGATAACTGTTACATTGCAACCTAATGTTTCATCAAAATAGACTTCAATTTCACAGCCTTCATATTTATTACTTTCTGTCATTTAGCCTCTCAATTAGAATTCAGAATCATCATCTCGTGATGGATCATGTTCATTTCCGAAGTCTTCCATTTTGATATGAGAGCTACCCCAACCTGTAAAATCTTCTTCTCCAAAGTGCAAAATATCTACACCTTGATAGATTCGCTTATATTTATAGTCTTGTCGAACTGGGAAAGTATACAATGTAGTATTTGCAAACACCACACGTCGATTGTTGTTACTACGAATATTAACACCACGTTCTACTGTATAATGTCCATCGGTAGACATACCAAGCATTACTAATGCTGCTCGCAATGTAGTGTTATGATACTCGTGAGGAATTTTTCCTCCGTGCTTTTTAGCCATTTCTTTCCAGATCGGTGTAGCCTTAATGGTAGACATACTTACGGTCGCCCAAATGGTTGTATTAATTAGTGACATAAATTCTCCTTCTCTCTTTTAAGGAGAGCATAGCTCTCCTAACGTTAGCCTATACTACACGAATCTCAATTAAAAGTCAACTATAATTTTAAGTTGATCACCATTTTGTATGGTTTGTCAAAAGTTGACGATGTTGAATCCAACCACAGAAGTTTCCACTCCACAAACGATGTTTACGATCCATGTGTGTAATACCTTCTTCCCAAGAGGAAGGGAACGGAGGAATATTAATACCACCTTTCTGTTGTTTTAATCCTGACAAATCCATTTCTTTCATTGGCGTTGCCTGGTGTTCAAACGGAGATGCATGTACCTTTTGTCCAGACAGCAAACGAGAATAGATATCCAATGCTTTATCTTTAGTATCATTCAACTTACGATAACTTACCTGAGCGCAACAAGAAGCTGAAATAGCTTTTGCTTCGTCTTCTGTCAACATTTTCTCGTTGGAGAAGGTTTCACCCAAGAAATAACGGATCATACCAGTTTCTGGATCTCGATCACGATTAACGTAAGGTGTATGCCATTCTCCTGGGAAAAGAAGATATGGTTCAGAAGATTCATACAGTTTTTTAATTTCTTTAGCAAGAGCCTCAATAGTAGGATCTGCATCAGCATCTACGCGCAACCACAAGAAGTTTTCTAGTTCTGTAGTGGTTACTACAGTCTTCATACGCTGAAATGGTTCTAGTAGGCGGTTTGCAACCTGTTTATGATAACCAGCAAGGGCAAACTCTTCTGCAAAACGTGCAGCACTTAGAGCAGCCAAGTCCCACCATTCTTTTGCAGTGTAACCTGCATCAATCAGGGCATCGTGATCTGTGCCTTTATCTTGCATACCTGGTTGGTTAGCACCAAAACGATAAGGACGTGCTGGAGATTGCCGTACCATTTCAATTAGAGTTTTAACAGGGATAGCTCGACTTGATGCTGCATTACGAGAAAACAAACGATGCGTCATCAATTCAGAGTGAATGATTCGAGGATATTCAAGTTCAAAGGTAACAATATCCTTACCTTCGGATGTTTGAGAGTGTGCAATAATTTTTGCTGAAATAGAATTTGTCATTATTTCTCCTTAAGGTAGTAAAATACTTTCAATTTCTTCCCACTGATTGTCTAAACCAGTGATAATTACATTAGGAAGTTTCTTTAACTCTTCCAAATATGGATCTTCGTAAATAGTGTTGAAATATATTTTCAACGTTTCATCTGGAAACAGGACAAGATTTTCAGCCCTATCGTCAATAGTTACATCGCAAGGTAATAAGTATTTTTCTTTTGTTGCGAAAAAACCATTACCAGATGTTCTACTAAAATCCACTTTATCTAAAGATCGTGTTACGTGTCTATATTTAGAACTAAGGTGTCCACCTTTAGTGTGGCTCGCTATAGATATATTAGATCCATTTGCAATTATACGATGAACAACATCTGTACTATTAGGTACTACTCCCATAGTATCATATAGATGTTGGTTATCCCAAAAAGAGTAAGGATCTACACCAAATTGCTTTTTAAAATCAGGGAAATATTTCGTAATATCATAGTGCACAGTTTTATGTGTCTTATCAAATTTGATATTAGATCTACTTACCGCATTTAACCAATTTAACCATTCTATATCCGCTGGAGCTATTACTAAATCCCAATCACATACTAGACGCATTATTTCTCCTGTTATAACATTTTCTACACATTGTTTCGTAAATGTCTTCTCCTCCAATAACAATCTGTTCTTTAGAGTCGATAAGTCTAGCATTGAAAATAGCTTTTCTTCCACATTTACAAATGCTTTTCAATTCTGTAATTGAATCTGCTATGGCTAATAACCGTTCAGAACCTTCAAACAATTCTGTAGCAAAATCTGTTTTAAGTCCATAGCAGAATACAGGAATATCGTAATTGTCTACCACATCTCCAAGAATGTCAACCATATCTTTAGTTAGGAATTGTGATTCATCCACAAATACTGCATCTACTGGATTCTCTTTAAGTTGTGTATAAATTTCCAGCATATCTTCTTTTGTTTTAACTGGTTTTGCTTCCTCTTTAATACCTATCCTAGAAGCAATAGCACCACCAGATCTGGTATCTAAAGCTGAAGTTAAAAGAAGAACTTTCATATTTCTTTCTTTATAGTTCCAAGCTGTTTGTAGAAGATGTGTGCTTTTACCACTGTTCATCGGACTATATCGGAAATAAAGTTTAGCCATATTTTCTCCTCTAACGCTCCCGTTTGTGGGAGCGATAATATTTTATTATTTCTCTTCGTCAAGAAGAATTTTTACTATTTGTTTTCTTCGCTTACTTACTGTACTTTCTGGTGAAATTCCGCGCTTCGTTAGCCAATTTTTATCCTTTTTAGACTGGCATAAAGCTATCGCTTCCTTCTCCGCTTTTGCTTCCCTGAATGTCATATCGTGCTTGTCAGCATAAGCTAGGATAGCGTTACACTGCTTACAAACTACACGCAGGTCGTCTTCTGTTACATACAATAGGCGTAAAACAAAACTTGGGATATCTTCATAACAGGTTAATGTACCTGCTGCATTAATATGGTCTACTTGAAAGTCTTTCATACCTCCTGTATGTCCACACAATTCACATTGACAATTCCAAACCTGTTTCGGTTTGCCTGTTTTCTTATCTAAAACTACATTGCCGTCTTTATCCAATCTATCGGCTTTAAATCGTACAGATTGGATCTTTTTTATCTTATTCGGGTGTCTCACCCATGCTTTCCTTAAGCAACCCCTTAAATATGTATAAAAGGCTGCTTGAGTTTTCCAAGGTGTTCCATCTCCCCAAATAACTTTAGGTTCTTTATTTTCCAATAGTGCTCACCTTTTTAGCTACATAATCTCCAGGTGGAATGTTATATTTAAAGAAAAGCATACGGTCTAAACCAGCCTTACACATGTTTTCTGGGATTGTGATTGTATATAGGAGTTTATCTCCACGTTTATTGTATATTTTATATACTTCACCCTCTCCGTATTGTTTACCGTGAGAAGCCATCTACACTCTCCTTCAATTGTTCAATAGCATCTGCTGCTTCAATATACTTACCTTTATACATTGCTTTTAAAGCCTTACGAACAAGATCATCGTCTGTGTATAAATCAATTAGCTGATTAGCTAACTCAATTTTTACAGGATTTTTTAAGTTAGGGTAGGCTTCATACAACATATTGTAATATTTATCACTCAATTCTTTTTCAATATGAATAACGTGAATCGCTTTGTTTAGGTTGATCACACGATCACCTTTGTTTCGACAAGCATACTTAGCTAACTTAGTGAAACAAGGAGTTGCACCAATTAGATATGCAAGTTCCAAAGGTTGCATACGCATACGTTTGTAGTGATCACCATCAATTTGAATATCCAGTGCTGTAGTCATAAATCCTCCAAAAATAAAGGGGCTTTCGCCCCTTTTTATTAAATTCCAATAACAGTGTTTACACGCTTCTCTTTGCTACGCAAATTAACACGTCCACGAGACAGGCTATTACATGATGTGCATCTTAGCACTTGGAATGTACTAACCGCTGTTGTGTAAACCTTACCAGGAACAACTTCAAGGTGCTCTTTACCGCAACGAGGACAACGAAGTTTTTCATCGTCATAGAATGCAGATACGTTAGGATGTTGTGGAATCCACGCACGAAGTTTGATGTAAAGATCTCTGAGAGAAACAACATCACCATCGTTGTATGTTTGCATACGGAAGAAGGCGTGTCTGTCTCCTTCACAACATGCTTTCCACAAAGGAAAACCTTCATTATCAAGTTTAAAGTTTTCTGTATCAAAATACAAACACATTTCTTTAAGCGCATTAGAAGGTAGTGCAAACTGCTTCTTAGCTACCTTGAGTGTATCAATTACAACATAGTGTGATGGTGGCTCCATACCGTGAAAAGCAAAACGTTGGTTAATATAAGCCTTATCAAACTTAATACCGTTGTGCGCGATCACAATATCTGCATCGTCAAGCAAGTGCCACAGATCTTGACATAATTCCCAATCATCTGTATGATCTATGTCAAACAGAGGGTAATTGCTAAGGTTCTTACCTTCTACTTCTCCTGTTTCTAAATCAGCAGATGAATAGGAAAGCAAGTAACCTCGACGAATAACTTGTTCAGGTGCAATAAAGGCTTTGAAACGTGAGAAGCTATACACAATCTCAGGTGCTGTCTCTACGTCAATAATTTTAATTACTGGCCCACCTTTATCTTGCGGAGCACCGCGATGTGGTGAATTTACACGAGCTAAGTAATCATTTACTGTGCTCTTCTTAGTAGAACTTCCCAACACCTCTTGTGCAATCTTACGCGAAGAATAACCTTGTGCTTTCATAGATACAATCAAGGCTTTCTGTTCGTCTGTTAATTTACTCAATGTTCCTCCTGCTCTGAAATATATGCTTGTAGCATACTTTCAAAAGTTGTTTCATCATTCGCCCAACGTTTCATATATACCAACTGAAAAATTGTCTCTATCCATTCGTCAGTTGTCATCTCTACTTCTTCACCATCCCAAGAAGTAAATTTAACGCCATCTGGGAACCATTCATAATACTGATCTTTAACTGTCTGAAAAAGTTCAGCCTGTGTTTTACATTTGGAAATAAGATTAAAGCAAGTAATATCTCCAAACTTAACATCGAAATCTTGGTAAGGTCGAATACTATCTGTCTTATCACCCATTAGCATTTGATAAGCTAACCAGTAACTACCCCAACCCTTAATTTCTTTTTTCTTACCTTTTTCTACGATCCAGATATCACCAATAGATTCATCAATCAGAATAATACAAGGATTTTTATAAACACCATCCTCTTTATAAAAGTTAAAGAGTAAACTTGGTGTGTGCAAGCTATCTTTGTCGATAGATGCTACAATATGAGAAAACTTACCAGTTTCCTTGTAGGCTTTATACCCTGCATATCCATAGATTTCTAAAGCATCATCTGCCTCAATACCAGTAACAACGTCACCGTTATGTTTTTCAACTAGATAATCTTTAGTATCTGATAAATGGATTGGTCTTAAATCTGATCGTTCTGATTTATATTCTTTTGGCATTTTGAAAGAATGCCGGAAGGTTTTTCCTACCCCGATGACACCGCAATACTTTTGAAGTTTTAGGTGATCCATCATCTGGGTTATTTTTGTCTTTGCAGCTTGAAACGTAAAAGAAATATTATCTGGGACTATTTGAACATCTTTTATTTCAAAATCTTCTCTAGAGAACAACTTCTTACCAGCAGCTTCGCGTTGCGCGTTAAGTGCTCCTAACCATCCTCCAATATTTTTTGAAGATTTACCCCAAAAATCTGTTCTTGTTTCAAACTCTTTTACATTACCGGAAGCCTTGTGTACAGCGTGGATTTTTCTTTGTTCTAAAGCCGAAGATGCTTGGAACGCCACTTGATCGTAGTCTATTGCAAGAATTGTGTTCTCGTCAACATATTTGTGCAGGTCTTCCGGTTGGATTAAAATGTAACCGCTAATATTACCTCCTATTCATCATCTGAACTCTCTGTTGAGAATGTTCGTGTGTAGGGACACTGACGACTTGCAGAAACCTCTATAACCTTGTCGTACATACCGTTAGAGTAAAAACAGTATTTTGTACTTCCAGAAACTTGTTCTCCAGAATTAATTAAAGTTATTTGACCAGCATAAGAATAAGAACTGATTACTAGAAGTAAACCGACAAGAAGTTTTTTCATGGTGTGTCTCCTTAAAAGCCCACCTAACTAAGTAGGTAGGCATATTAACACATATTAAATTAGTAAGTCAAGTATTATTTTTGAATAGTTGACTTGATAAGGTCTTGCATAATACCACGGATTTCGTTAAAGCACAGAAGGACAGATGCTTCAAAAGATCCTTCTTCATCATTAAAGTATTTAGGGAATTTAATACCACTCAACTTAAATTCTTTATCAACAATAAAGTTAACGAAGCCGTCATATTCCAGGCCAATGGCAACAACGTGCTTACCATCTTCCATAAGTTCTACTGCACGAGATTCATAAAGGGACTCTTTACTCCATACAACCACACCTTCCGAATCTTCAAGTTTAATATAATTACCCAGGGTCAGTCGTTCAGCTTCATGTTCTTCTAAGATGGTATCAAAACCTTTAATAATGGCTTCTTCGTGTACACTAAACGGCAGAACTGGGAAAGTACCCAACACCTCACGAAGAAATACAGCAATATCTTCACTAATTTTCTTAGTACCATTAAGAACATAGGTAATACTGTTTTCAGTGTCTACAACAACATAGTTATAGAAATCATCTGCCTCTGTTTCTGGGAGCAGAGAAAACACAATATCAGCCTCAATTGCTTTTTTGCTTTCTTTGTCCAAGAAGAACTCTTTAGTAGGATTTGCAGTAATAAACTCTTGTTCCATCTCCTGGAGTTTTTCATTAAGAATGCGTTTAACTTTCTTCTTGTTAACTTTCTTAACAGACTGCCCTACTTTAATAACCTCTAAACCAGAGAACACTTTTACATAGGAACCATCATCTTCAAAACGAACAAGACCAATGGTATGTGCTTGTTGCCCCTGTGCCACAACAAAATCCAGCGGTTTGTCTGTTACTGTGTTCAGTGCTGAAATAGACAGACCATCACCAGAAATCAGGGTTACGCAAGATTTGAAATTTTTAGCAAACATAATTTTCTCCTCAAATAACAACTACAAAATATTTTACACCATCATATTCGACAATATGATCAGGATATTTAAATCCTTTATAAGATTTACCAAACAGACTAACAGCCTCATTAGCTTTGTTTTGCGGATTACTCAACCACTGTTCTTCTGTGTAAAACTTAAATTCTGTTCTCTTACCTTCTTTTTCTAAACCAACAATTTCCTGTGTGATATCTTCAATACCTGCATTCTTCAAGGATTTGATTACCTGACGCAAACCGTGTTTAAAGATATCTTCTGCTGTTAACATAATACCTCCAATAAGCCCCCGAAGGGGCTTTATTTCTTAAGCAATGATTGCTGCGATATTAGGTTTAACAAAGGTAGATGGCTTCATAATTTTACCTTTGTCATCAAAGAATACGTATACCTTTTGAACTTCGTTATATACAGCATGTACTCCAGTATAAGAACCTTCTGCACGATCTTTGCTTCTCATCTCGATAGCATCACACTCTTTTTCAAGAGCTTCAACAATATCCTTAGTTTCCCAAATAGCCAGGAGTTGCTTCTTGGTAGGATACTTGGACTCATTGCTATTCAACACTTCACGCATAACCTTCTTCTCGTTATAAACAGAACGCACCAAAGTATCTCGTGCCATACGTGTAAGTGTAAGAGACATTAGGGCAAATTGCAAGTCATTTTCTACCATTTTATCAAATTCAATGATAACATCGTAGATGTTTTCTGCCAGAACATCTCCTGTCGGCATTTCCAGAGCTTTATCAACACCTTCTTTACCAAAGAACATAAACGCCAGATAGGATGCTACCACAAAAATATCTGCTGCTGCATCAAGTAATTCAACGTGATCATTTTCCTGTGCTGCTGCTTGGAACTCTTTTAGTTCTTCTCGTACAAAAGAAAGTTGAGCTTCAAACATCTCTTGAGTAAACTCTGGAGTTACGCCACCACGTGCCTTAGCATTCCAAGCAACAATTTGATCGGCAGCTTTGATAAAGAAGCTATTGTCCACTTTTACTTGTTTGAAAAAATTCTCGATCATTGTTTCTCCTTATTTAAAATATTGTTCTAACAAAACACTAATGCGAACTACCGATTCGCCCATATACGCCCCAGCACAGAGGAAAACAACAAATCTACAAAAATTGCAGTACCATTTGTTCACTGGAAACGAGGCTAACATTATAATTGCAATAGCAATTAACATCATAAGAACTGTTGCTAATACCATATTTACCTCTTATTCTGCTGGTTCCCAAGTACCTGGAATCATCTTACGTACACGTACACCTGTTGGTTTAGTAGGTATTCCACCATCGGAAAACTCTTCATACTCAATCTCAACAAATTTACCAATTAACATTTCGGCATTTTCTGCTTTACGATAGTTAATGGTTTCATCTGAATCCTTACGCATCAGGAATTCGACTACTTTACCATTTTCCATCTCGCCTGTCAATACCCCGTCACCATTTTTATCACGTTTTGCACTTACCACCTTAACTTCAAGCGTCTGCCGTGGTTTACGTTTAATAACATCATAAGAACGTTTATCAAACTCGTAAACACCTTGTGCATTACGATACACCACACCTTCCGCTTTCTCACGCAGAGCTTTTGCATAGAATTCATCAAACTGCTCTTGGTTTTCAATGTACTCTGTATGCACTACACAAATAAGTTCATCTAAACCTTTATCTTCAACAACTTCTTTTAGAGCAGCCAAAACTTCAACCCTCTTCTCAAATGGTACAGATGGCACAGGAACATCATATACATAGTATTTAAGAAGCGGAGTGTTAGCATTATGCTTTTTCCACGCACTATTAATTTGCTGAAGGCTAAGAACACCCAAACCAGCAAAAACTTCACCATCAAGAGGATGACCAACTACTTCTTTAATGAAGGTTGGAATTTCTTTCCAGTGAGGTGGAAGTTTATATACTTCCCCAGCTTTAGATAAACATTCACCTTGCATGTTAATCATTGAACGTAGACCATTCAATTTATACTGTGCATAACCTGGGAACAAAACACGATCAGCATAATCTTTATAATCCTGACATTTCATGGGTGTGGAAGGAACATGGTTTTCAGCTTCCTCTTTTGTTTTATAATACCCATTCTTAAGTTGCTTTGTCCATTTGGCAAGAGCTTCTATTTCAGCTTGTTCTTCTGCTGTTGTTTCATTTGAGCGACCAATATTTTTAGGTTCTGCTGTATAAGATTTGCTAGTAATCTTTCCACCTAATTGACCATGAGCAACAGTTACAACACTACCTTCGGTATAGACTGACCACTGTTTAATTTTACCTGTAGAAGTTTTACCATATAGTGTAGGATTAGTTTGTTTCATCTTTAACCTCCAGTTGCGAAAGAACCCATTTAGCCATTTCAATTTCACCGTGTAGTCTGCCTAGTTCATAGGCATCATCAATATTACCACCAGTGTAATCATCCACCATAAAGTAAGGATCTTCGCTACTGTTAGGTGCGTTTGCAATTCTCGTTAGTTCTTCAATAAATGTCATAGTTACCCTTACCAATTATACACAAGAGTTTGAATCTCTTCCATCAAGTCTTCAAGATCTGTATCAACGTATTCAGAAGATGTTGCCATAAAGTATGTAATCATTGTGAACCCTTCCGAAGAAAGGGCATCAAGGATATCATTAAACATATCTTCCATTTCAGTATTCTCACCAAATGAGAATAACATTTGTTGATCTTCGCTTACACCTTTAACATAGATAGCTGTACTCATATATTAATCCTTAAGACGTTCATTTAAATCTGCAATAACATCACCTAAATCTTCACATTCCAGTGTTAACTCTGAAACTTGTCCACTCAAATAACAAACTTCTTCATTTAGATCTGAAATAATGTTTTCTAATGAATCTACTTGATCATCATATGAACGTTTTGTTTCTTCAAGTTCTTCCGTAAGATCATTAATCAAACGGAGCAAAGATAAGATATAACCGTCTCCTGTCTCGTTCCTCCACTCACTTCCGTAGCGATAAATAATAATTTCACCATTATCGACTACTGTAAAATACTTACCTTCACCAGAATAAATTTCCATACACTCTCCTTATTGTAGCTTAAGTGAACTGCGAAGACGTTTCTCTTGCTGATCACGAGTATGTTGTGGAACCTCATGAATTGAGTCGTTACCGTGCCTATTTTCAACAACTAAGGAGATAACTTGATAACCAAACTCTTCAGCAAGAGTTAAATAAGGTTTAAGTTCTTTCTCTGTGGTTGAAGTGTTAGAGACAATAATCTTTTTAATATTAGATACCATAGCATCACGAACAATACTCTGACACCATGCGTGTGCTTTACCTACATTCTCTGGCTTCCAATCGTAAACACCACTTTCTGTGTAATGATATTGATCTGCCTCACAGATAGGCCAATAACCTTCAGAAATAATTTCTGCTACTGTAGATTTACCTGCACCTGAAACACCACGTAAAATGATAAGTTGTTTCATTTAGCCTCCAAAGAAGTTTTCTATTTCTTTACGTCGCTCTTGTGGATCTAAAGCAGCCCATTGAGTCTTAGTAAAGTTGTTTCGAAGCCATTCTAGCAAAGTATAATATTCTTCGTCAACAATTTGTTTAGCATTTTTTGGGTTGTCCCAAATCATATCCCACTTCTTATTGCCACCACGCATAAGGAATTTCTTAGCAAGATAATATGGTGACTTAATCTTTAACAGCAAGTTAAACGGATAGTTTGTTTCCCGAACAACAAACCCTTCGTGCTTACAATGTTTAGACATTTCAACAACATCTGAAAATTTAATCATCGGATAAACTTCAGGACGTTTAAATTTTGTAATAGATGCAATCCCATCAAGCACACCTTCGGGTAGCATGAAACTTGTCCCATCAAGATTTTGAATTCTTGCTCCAATTAAGTATGCGCCTGGTTCTTCTTCGACAATATGTGGATCAGAAGGATCACAGATTTCAAAAAGGAAAGTTGCTTTTGCACTTTCTGTCCACTTAATGAAATATTCTATGTCATCACACTCGGAAACAATATGGTTCTTGGCAAGAGTTGCAAAATCTGACTCTAGGCTCCCTGTTGTTGATACAATAAGTTGCCCTTTGTACACACCTACAGATGCCATAAAACCGTTTACTTTACGGACAGCATCTACAAGCTGGTCTGCTGGAAGATCTGTACCATTCTCAAAACGATTAAAGATTTTAGTAAAAGGCCAGATAACAACATTGTCTTCTGAGTCAACAACCAACCCACGACAATCTAGGAGTCGTTTGTCAACGTTCCACAAGTTATCCCAGAATACATTGTTTTTGTATTTAAGTACAGCAAGACCAGCATACTCTCCAGATTTAACTTCTTTTTTATGCACTAAACCTTTTGCAATCAGGTCATCACAATTGAACTTAGCCACCTTAATCTCCTTTGATTATCTTATGATGGTCTACAACAACAATATCACGCTTATCCATAATAGAGATGATTTCGTCAAAATGCAAGATTTTTCCGTGTGCATCCCAACCAACATCCAACATTTTCCCATACAAATGATCAGGGAATGATCCGTGAGAGTGCCCGTGTAGCATGATTGATCCATGCCCTTGTTTATTCCAAGCAGCCATAGGGTAATGACTTAAGACGAAGAACAGTTTCTGATATTTCACTTCGTCATAATACACCACCTCGCCATATTCTGCAAGCACTTCTCGGTGTTTGCTGTAATCATGGTTCCCAACACAGTAAGTGATATCACCTTGAAGACGTGAAGCAATTTTACGGGTATCTTCTTCAGTCCCGAAACAGAAGTCGCCCAAATGCCACATCTTGACACCAGGACTCGTAGCACATTTATTCCATGCTTCAATCAGTGCTTCTGTCATATGCTCCATATCTTCCCACGGGCGATATTCAGGAGCAAACTCTCGAATACGTTTGTGCATAAAATGCAAATCACTTGTAATAAACATTAGTATAATCCCTCGCTGAATAGTTCACTGTCGTGACCATTTCTTTCATAGTTAATTTGTTTGGCGTTATCTGCAATGATATAAGCATCTTTGCGACTCCACCAATTATAATATTGATCAATAAACCCTTGATTATCAGGTAAGCAAAACAGTTTATCGATCAATCCTGCATCTTTTAAAACATTAAGTTGTGCAGATAGTACAGGATTTGCATGCCTAACACAAGGAATAATTAACTCTTCGCCATTGTTGAGAATATACTTATTCGCAGCGCAGACTATAACACGTTGAGCATAGTGATCCTCACCAATCCAAGTAAGAGGTTGGTAACAAATATCATGTTGATTAGTAGCGCACATCAATTTTCTACATACTCTTCGTCTGTATGTATATCGTAAAAGCAATCTTCAAAAGTTGCAAGTGCTTTTTCTACATCGGGCCAATGGTTAGTGTGTTTGTATATATAAAACCCATCCCCTTCATCTACCCAAATAACATAAAGCATAACACCTCCTTAATAGTTAACACGTTTAATTTCAACACCATAGGATGAAATAAAATTTTCCTTGGCTAACATATATTTACCAGCAGCAGAAGGATTTGATGTATGAACATAGATAGTTTTAAGAGCATCCCATTCACCCGCGTACAACATACATTCTACGTCTAAGAACGCATGATATCCTTCTTGATCTTCTCCAAGATCATTATCGAAGTGTATCTCTGAGATATTATTGAAATTATCTTCATCTGAAACAAAAGATAACCAATCCTCAAAAGATTTTAACCAAATGGCATCCTCATAACCATAATCTTTAGGATCTCTTAAATCGTCTAACCAAAGAATTTTAGCCACTATCAACCCCCTTCCTGTTTCTCTTCTTTCCAAGTTTTACCATTATCTACCAACTTCTTAGAAACAGCAAATCTTTCTCCATTGATATAAAACAAATAAAGAATAAAGGATTTTCCTATAGTTACAGTATCTACTACTTTTACACGCTTCACACCTTGCATGTATTTGGCTTTACCTGAATAAATAAGGAACATTACTTATTCCTTTTGTTGTTGATCACATCTAAAGCTGTGTAAGGTTTGTTTGTACCGCTGTATTCAAGAATAATTGGTACATATTCATAGACCAACTCAAAAGTACCATACATAGAATCTGCAACTGAAATAAGCATTTCAGTGCCTTTGTCGTTCTTAATTAATGAAAATCTTGCCCCTGGTTTATTGAGCACTTCATATTTCTTACCTGCTGTCAGCAAACCTGAATACCATTCATTTTGCACAACAGACAAACACTTCAGATAAGTTTTTCTCATTTCTTTTTGCTCCTTCTTTTAGGCTTCTCGTATAAACCTAACACAGCCGATTCTTTTGCGCAAATAGGAACTGACTTCATTCCTCGTTTTTTAGCTTCTGGTAGATTCAAAACCCACCAGCCAAACCAGTACAATTCATCTTCTGTGAAAGGATCTGCCATAGGATCTGCATCCCGTTCTTCAAATTTAGCAAGAGCTTCTTCTATCTTTTCTATTGGAGTATCAAAGACAAAAGCCTCTGTGTCAAATTTTTGTTTCTTAGGAGCGGCTTTTGCCGCCCCATCTTTAGATGCGCGCTTTGTTACGGATCGCTTCTTCGGTGTTTTCGCCATCAACAACCTCCATGCGGTGTAAGAAATCTTGCTGGAATCGCCAATACTGTTGACCAGTCCTTACATCTTCGTAGATCACAACAGGATCAAATACTTTAGATACACCCGCTGGTTTAGGAAAGCCAACTACACGATATAAACCGCCTTTGCTAATACAAGAATATGTTACATCAGTTAAAATTTCTTTTTTCATTTCTTAATAAACTCCAATACAGGTACGTGATCAGCAGTTAAAGTTACACAATTGTAACTTACCTTTTCAACTTCAGAGAATGCTTCAACCCATAGCAAGAAATTCTCTTTAGCTTCTTCATAATTCAATGTTGACTTAACAACATGGAACTCACCAAGGATTACTCTATAGATTGTTTGCATAGTTTGATTCATTTATTTTTCCTTTGTTTAAAATGTGTTAAACAATCGCAAATGCTTGTTACGCACTTTGTGATCCCACTAATTAACGTCAGCACTATGATTGTTGAGAGTATAGGATACTCCATCGCCCAAGTCAACATGAATCTCAACTCCTAACTGTCTTTCTAATGGTAAACGTTTTGAGAATTGATAATTACAAAGTTTACAGTCTAAGTCAAGCAACTCATGTTTGCTTAAACCTGCAACGATAACTTTGCCTCCCACTGTCCACTCAATACCTTCAAAGTTATCTCTTCTTTTCAAAATGTCAAGTAAGAAGATGATTTGTTGCCATTCCGTAGACAAGTCTTCTTCATAGAATGCAGAACAAAAAGTTTTATCATCGTAGAAAGCATACATTATGCCTCCATCTATTGTTTCACTTCTAACGTAACGTGTGACCCTCATTATTCCCTCCTGTATGGCTCTGTAACGAGCTAATAGCCTCTAAGATATGCAATCACCTTACCTCACAGTAAAACTCGTTACAATCGTTTTTAGGAGGTTCAGGTTGTACTTAAAAATAATCCAAAAAGGTGTTGACAAACGCAAAAAAGTATGCTACCCTAACCCCCGAAAAACGCCGAGCGCAGCGAGGGGGTGTTATCTAATCTTGTGATACATGATCTAACAGACAACTGAGTAGTCTACATATAGCACTATGTTATATCTATAATACTAACATACATGCTCTATACTAACAATAGATTATTTATTAATTATTTATTAATTTTATTATTAATTAAATAATAAATATCTATTGACTTTAGATCTATCTGTATGTAGAGTAGAGAACATAAAGTCCTAACGCAACTAAGGAGATAAAGAATGAAAGTTAGTATTCTGCATGGTGTTGACTGTTATGTTACTGATGTAGACGTTAAAGTGTTTACATTCTCTGGTGGAGAACAACATGTTCAATTAGATACGAATCTATCAGGTTTCAATCATGCTACAGACAGAATCTTACTCACTTTAGAAGTAAGATCTGCTAAAGACTTGATGACTTTGGTTATGACTAAGAATGCATTGGACAATATGCTATATCATAAACCATATTGTGTTGATTTACTCATGTTGTATGTGCCGTATGCACGACAAGACAGAGTGTGTGAGCCTGGGGAAGCATTCGGAGTTAAAGCATTTGCTTCTATAATTAATTCATTAAATTTCTCACGTGTTATCGTTGCTGATCCGCATAGTGATGTTACTCCAGCAGTGTTTGACAGACTCTGTGTAATGCCTCAAGAAGAGATTGCTTACGAAACTTTAAAGTGGAAGTTACGTATGGAGAATTTTGCTCTTGTTAGCCCTGATGGTGGTGCTCTTAAGAAAATATTTAAATTATCTAAGAAAATGTCTTTAGATGTGTTCTGTGCAGAGAAGGTTAGAGATACCGCAACAGGTGCTATTGTTCGTACAGACATTTCTGTACAGGATTTCAATAAGCGTAACCTGATGATCGTAGATGATATCTGTGATGGTGGTAGAACTTTTATCGAATTGGCTAAAGTGCTACGTGCTCGTAACGCAGGTAAGATTGAGCTATATGTTACACACGGTATCTTTTCTAAAGGTCTTAAAGAGTTAAGTGAGCACTTTGACTGCATTCATTCTCTTAATGTGTGGGAAGATAACATCCAAGAAGATTCTGGTGTTCTTGTTAAGAATCAGTCAGATTTGCAACAACAAATTGTATCTCCATACGTGTGGAATTTTTAAATAATAAGTGTTGACAATAGGGAGTATGCTTAGTAAGATACTCCCACATTAACAAACAAGGAGACATAACTATGAATATTTTTGCACCTTTTGCTACTGATTGGTACAAACCTGGTCACAAGCAGATGTACAACCAAAATACAAAACTTATTTTCTCTAATTTAACTCCTCGTAATGATAAAAACTTTGCACACTATGCAGATCGTGAAGCACGTGGTGTGATTGTTTTAGGTATTCGTCGAGCAGTCACTGATGCTCTTGTAACTATGTGGGATAGCTTCTTTAAAATGTCTCGTAGTGCAGCAGTAAATAAATTTTATCGTATGTCTAAAAATGCGTTAGGTGCTTCTGCTCCTTCTGCGGAATGTTGGGGAGAATTGCACGATTTAGGTTATCTTCCGCTGGAAGTTCGATCTCTGCCAGAAGGTGTTTTGTGTCCTATTGGTGTTCCTGTGTTTACTGTGCATAATACTTTAGAAAAATTCTTTTGGTTAACTAACTATGTGGAAACACTGTTGTCAGATGAAACTTGGAAGACAATGACTAATGCCACAGCAGCTTTTCAGTATAAGCGTATCGCTATGGCATATGCGATGGCAACGTGTGATAATATTGATCACGTTAACTTCCAGTGTCATGATTTTAGCCTACGTGGTTTAAGTAATATCGAAGATGGTTATAAGAGTGGTATCGCTCACTTGGCATCGTTCACAGGAACAGATAATATTCTGGCTATTGAAACTGTGCATGACTATTATGGTATTGATTATGATCAGTTTGTTGCAGGTTCGATTCCGGCAACAGAACATTCAGTAGCAACGACTAACATTGGATCTATTGTTGAAGATCTGAAGAAACATTTCCCACATCTTAAAGATGATGTAGATGGGCTTCGTTATGTAGCAGAAAAAGAGTTTCTTCGTCGTTATATCGAAGAAATTGTTCCAGAAGGTTTTTGTTCATATGTAGCAGACTCTTATGACTATTGGGCTGTATTGACTCGCATTCTGGTAGAATTGAAAGATTCCATTATGTCACGAAATGGTCGTCTTGTTATTCGTCCAGATTCAGGAGATCCGGTTAAAGTTGTTGCAGGATACAATGTTGAATCTTTTGATAACTATCAAGACCTCTTAAATAATGGTATTGCGACAGCCACTGAAGTAGTTCATTTGGCTGATGTTAATAAGTATTACAATGTTCTTCAGGATTGCAGTGTTGCTGACTGTATTGATGAAACTTATGAGATTCCTTATTGTGAAGCAGTAGGTTCTATTCAAATCCTTTGGGAAGTGTTTGGTGGTACTATCAACCGAAAAGGCTACAAGGTTCTTGATCAGCATATCGGTATGATTTATGGTGATTCTATTACTGTTGAACGAGAACACGAGATCTTACGCCGACTGAAGAAGAAAGGTTTTGCAGCTTCCAATATTGTATTTGGTGTTGGTAGTTATACTTATCAGTTCAATACACGAGATACTTTTGGTTTTGCTGTTAAAGCAACAGGTAGTATCATCGGTGAACACGAAATTTTGGTAAGTAAGGAGCCTAAAACTGATCCTGGTAAACGCTCTGCAAAAGGTTTTATTAAGGTTGTTAATGATACCAATGGTAATCTTTCTCTTGTAGATAATCTTTCTTTTAAAGATATCCAGGATGAAGACAATGAGTTACAAGTTATCTTCAAGAATGGTAAGGTTATTACACCACAAGTAGAAGGTCGTGATGAAACATTCACTGATATCCGCAACCGTGTTGATGTAGAGGTTCTTCGTACTATGGGAACCATCCAGGTTGACTAAATAAAAACTTCGTGATAAGATTAAGGTAAGGAGAGCCTACAACTGCCCTGGATGGGCTTCACGAAGGATTTATGAAACAACATAATTTTTATTTTCGTTGCCGAGCCTGTAACAGACACTTGACTAATCATTCCCGTAGAGACAGGAATGGTAATATTCAAGAGTCGGATCTATGCTCGATTTGTACAAGTTTGGCATTCGATGACAGTCCCGAAAGGGTTTATCAACATCAAAGTGTAACTGATCTTCTTCTAAATTACACAGCACCAGAGGAGGAATTAGATTTCACATAATTAAGGAAACAGTATGTCTACAGAAATTATTTTTGGCTTATCTGTTTTTATTGCTATTGTATCCTTTGTATGCGGTTATACACTAGGTTACAGATCAAGAAAAAATATTGTAAAAACTAGTTGACAACATAGCTAGTTATTTGCTAAGATAAGCCCAAGTTAAACAAAAAGGAGAAAACTATGACAGAACGTACTTATGGTAAAGAACTGATTGAGAAGCACGTATTGATTGATAATAAAGGTGGAGCAATCTTTATTTTTGAACCTGAATCAGTTCTTACTGAAAACGAAAATGGTAGCGTTAGCCTTAAAACAGAAAGTTTGGTAATTGACTTCCTTGCTCTTCTGGATGAAATGGGGCTTCCTCACGAAGAAGAAGCAGCTATTGCTTTGATTACAGTTCTTCTGGAGAAACGCGAAGCTGGTGAAATGACCCAGTATGCTTAATATTCAAGGTTCCATAGCTCACTGACGAGAGCGCACACCTCATAAGTGTCGAGGGCAGGGATTGTAACCCTGGGGAACCACCATTTAAAAGGAGATGCTATGCATCTCCTATATGCAAGTGTGGTGGAATTGGTGATACACATTGTGCTTAAAACGCAACGCTTAAATGATTGAGGGTTCGAATCCCTCCACTTGCACCAACGCCTAGTAGGGTATTTGGTAATTCCGAGGCCATCAAAGCCTGAAAAATATGTTAGACCGCTTTGTCTAACTAAATACGAAATATGGTTCGATTCCATAACTAGGCTTCAATTTAAATAATAATTTTAGTAAAAATATCTTGACATTCACTTAGTTTTTTGTTATAGTTACTGTGAAAACGGGGTGTATCTCACCTGACTTCTAATCAGGCGTTAACCGAGTAATTGGAGTATGCAGGTTCGAATCCTGTCACCCCGACCAAAAAGTTTTAAAAACTACTTGACAAGCAAGATAGTTTTATGTTAGATTTAAAGTATGATAACGGGAAGGTAGGGCGCAGCGGTGCGCAACCAGGTTTGAACCCTGGCCCATTGTAGCGATACGGTGATGGTTCGACTCCATTATCTTCCTCCAAATTCAACTAGGAGCTTTATGAATTATAAAACTATTGGACAGGTTGTTACCGGAGTTAAGATTGTAGATAATAAAGTTGTTTATGAGTATTCTAATCTTCAACAATCTGAAGATGGTAAAAATATTCGTATGGTAAAAGCAGAACAAAAAGATTCCGGTTGTTTTGAATAATTAAGAACGGTAGATTGGTGAAATGGTAGCCACAACAGTTTGCTAAACTGTCGTCGGAAACGGCGTGTAGGTTCAAGTCCTACATCTACCGCCAAGTTATCTTTAATGTAGCTTGTAATCTTACTTTAGCAGAGTAAACTTTCGGCAAGTGGCGGTAACCACTTTACCGATACCCCAATACTTCATAGCTAAGTGCCGCAAACACTGGCTATTTTAAAGATAATTTATACATCGTTAGCTTAGTTGGTAGAGCAAGGTGCTTTTAACTCCAAGGTCGAAGGTTCGAATCCTTCACGATGTACCAAACACGTAGGTATCGCATAGCGGCAATTGCTGGAGACTGTAAATCTCTTGCCCTTCGGGGCTTCGTTGGTTCGAGTCCAACTACCTGCACCAAATTAAAGATGGATTGGCCTAGTGGTTGGGCGACGGACTGTTAATCCGTGAACGAAAGTTCTAGCAAGGTTCAAATCCTTGATCCATCGCCAGAATTATGGACTTGTAGAGTTAAGGTAAACCCCCAGTCGCCAAGAGGCTTCTGGAATTGCAGGTATCGAATCCTGCCGAGTCCAAGTATTGCTCCTATCGTATAACGGCTATTACGGTTGCCTTGTAAGCAACTTATCAGGGTTCGAGTCCTTGTGGGAGCACCAATTTTAACTCTAAAGGAGTGTATGTGACAGAAAAAGAGTTAGAGAAATATTTTAATATCAATGTTTTCGATGGTTTTGATGATATTGAAGATGTTGAAAGATATTATGAAGTAGAGTTAGATAAGGATAACATTGTAATTCTTTCTGCCACTTATGATTGTGCATATTATGAAGGTGAATCTCACGTTTATTTTTATGATATGAAAACATCTTTGTTTTATGAAGTACACGCATATCATTGTTCTTGTTATGGCTTAGAAGGTCAGTGGGAACCTGAAGAAATAGGTGATTTGGACTTTACTATTGCATATCTAAACAGACGTGGTGCATCTACTATTTTAAAATAAGTATCAAAAGCCTCTTGACAAAGGGGCTAATAGTATGTTAGAGTAATATTGTTAAGCGGGTATAGTGTTAATGGTAGCATATGAGGTTTCCACCCTCCAGGTGCAGGTTCAAGTCCTGTTACTCGCTCCAAGATTATTTAAATGGAATCGCTAGAGAAAATTTCTCTTTTCGCTCATGGTTTTCTCCTTCAAACTCTAGCGGTTCTTTTTAAGTGATTTTTTAGTTTATTGGAGATTCACTGCCTTAGTGTGAGCTAAAATCGAGGAGCCATCGAACTGTCTGATTAATGATTTGCGAATCATTATAGTTTTAAGACCCCGGCAGTTTTATGGTGTACCTCTTGAATGTGAATGATGACGGGTTTATGGTTATCCTGGTCGTTAAATATCCAAAAACCTATGTTCCCCTTGAGGGCTTGCGCAGGCAATGCCAATAAGTCCTGCATTTTCATTTAAAAGAGAATTTATAATGGAAAAAGATGAACTTAAGTATGCTAAGCCTCTGGCTTCTGCTGCACGAAAAGCAGTTCGTCACTTTGTGGTAACACTGAAGTAATTTATTGGAGATTAGCCTAGTGGGAAGGCAACGGCCTTTGAAGTCGTGATGACTAGGTTCGATTCCTAGATCTCCAGCCAAGATTTACAGTGCGTAGCGCAGTTGGTAGCGTGGGAGCCTTGGACGCTTCAGGTCGCAGGTTCGAGTCCTGCCGCACTGACCAAATTTGCAGAGATAGCTGAGACGGATTAGTGCTACCCTGAAAAGGTAGAAAGGATGGATCGTTACCATCTCTCTGCACCAAATAACACCATCCAAGGAGTAGACTTGGTTAACTGTCAATAGCACATTGAGGCTTCTTACAGTGGTGTACTTATTATGGCTAAGTGGTGGAATGGTATACACGATACGCTTAGAACGTATTGCCCCAAGGGATTGTGAGTTCGAGTCTCACCTTAGCTACCAAATTATTACAGATTGCGCGGGATAGAGGAGTCTGGTCGTCCTCGCCAGTTTCATATGCTGGAGATCATCGGTTCAAATCCGATTCCCGCCTCCACTAAATACCTCCCTTCTGGTGTAATGATTAAATTACATTGACACCTCAAGGAACTCATAGCTGGGTAGATTTAAAAGAGTATGGTACTCAATATGGCTCCAAACCATAGATCAAGGGGTTCGATTCCTCACCTTGCTGCCAATTATTGTGGTATCGTACAGATGGTTAGTACACTCGACCGATAATCGAGAAACAACGGTTCGACTCCGTTTACCACGACCAAACTCCGTGCCAGCGGTGTCTTCGAAGAACAAGCCTAGTTCCTTCTGAGATGGAGGGGTGCGACTCCTTAACGCACAATTCTAATAAAGCATTTCAACTTAACAGTATTTATTAGCCTCCTTATTGGAGGCTTTTTGCTATTTATTGAATAAAACTTGACTTATTATTTTTTATATGTTATCCTTAAGTAAGGAGGTGCATATTATGCCTAAATTGAAAAGAGGTCGAGGTAGACCTACAGCCGAAATGCAACAGATTTATGCTATGGATGCTGCACAGGCGCAAGTAAAAGAAATTTTTGCTGGTCGTTATTTAGATGCTATGCGTTACATTGCAGATCTTGTTGTAGATGAAAAGGCTTCTGCTAATATTAAGTTGACTGCTTCTAAGATCATCAAAGAACAAGTAGAAGAATGGCTGGAAGAACATTATGAATCTATGGAAGAAGAAGATATTCTTCCAGAAAATTCTCCCCCTCAAAAAATCGTTATCTAATTCTCCTCTCTTGGGAACTTTGTTCCCCCTCTCCTTGTTAATTAACACCCCTTTCCGAAAGGTTAGGGGGTTTTTTATTTATACCTATTGCTTTTATATATGTTTTTATGATATGATTAATACAGGAGGACTATAAAATGAGAAACTATGTAGCTAAACACGATTTCAATAGGGCTTCTTATCACAGAGATAAGAAGAACAGTTATTCGCGTAAATGGGATCTGGAGGAAGAGTTAGACTATGATTACAGAAGAACAATGGAAGGAGATTTTGGAGAATGCACAACCGATGGTAGTGAAGAAGATAGTTAATAATTCACCAAGTCTCCCTAAAGTAAAATTTAAAGATGATGATACTGACTATGTTAATAAACCTACTGAAGAATAAATGGGTTAGGTATTTTGTTCTTATTATAGCATTGTTTGGTGGTTTGTATGTTGGTTTAAACAAATTACACGATGATGTGTATGCACAAGGCTACAACGCAGGTGTTGCTAAACAAGAACAAATATTACAACAAAACCAAATTAAAGCAAAACAGCAATTCGATATTTTACAAGCAAAAGCAGATTCAGAAAGATCTAAATTGAATGAAAAAATTCATTCATTAACGAAAGAAAAAAATGATCTTCTTATACAATTGGATAAGAAGAGTAATAACATAACACAAGAGAGAATAGATTATGCGAAAACATCTTCTGGCGCTATGTCTTGTTTTAGCCCTAATGATGACGGGTTGCGCATCATCAACAACAGCTTCCCAGCCTCTACTGATTGAGCAGTGTAAAGCTGTAGCAACACAACAAATAAAAGCCCCTGATTCTGTTAGTATGGAGAAACCATCTACCCCTGTTTTATATACTCCTAATCAAATAAAGAAAGGAGTTACAAGATCAGAGGTAGTTGATAATCAAACTTTAAACAACGCTTTGTGGGAAAAAGATAGGATAAAACTTATCAGTTTGCAAAACTATATTAAAACATTACAAAGCGAAGGAATAATTTCTAATTAGGAGGAGATGTGGCAAGGAAACCTGTCAAACAATCTTTTGAAAATGTAGATATTGAAGTTAAAGCCCAACCTGGCAAACAAACACTAGCTATGGATCTTATGCCTGAAGTAATGATTTATGGTGGTGCGGCAGGTTGTGTTTCAGCAGAAACAGAATACTTAACAAGAGACGGTTGGAAACAAATAAGTGAATATGATGGTGAGGATATTTATCAATACAATCCAAGAAATAAACGTCTTGAATTAGTTACACCATCTTTTGTAGAATATGATGCTAAAGATAATCTGTATTGTATCACAAACGGAGTAGGTGTCTTCCAAGAATTAAGTATGGAACATCGCTTTGTTTTCTACAAGAAGAAAAAATCCAAAAAACATTTTGAAATTCTTGTTGGGGATCTTATTGCACTACAGCAAGCAGGACACCCATTACGAGGATATATTGAAAATCCTTTTGGTAAACGTGTTCCGTTTAACATTCAAGGTAAACCTAGCACATATCTAAAAATTCATGAGGTAATGACAAGTGATGATAAGAAATATTGCTTTGAAACTCCAAGCAGTTATGTCGTGTTTAGACGTGGCGATCACATCTTCGTTACTGGGAATAGCGGCAAAAGCCGTCTGCTACTTCTAAAAGCACTTAAATACGCATATAAAGATCCACTGTTTGGTGGTATTCTTTTCCGTAAAAATACAACAGCTTTACGTAAATCTGGTGGTTTGTTTACTGAAGCTAAAAAACTTTATCTACCATTAAAGCCTCACGTAAGAGAACAGGCTATGGAGATGGAGTTCAGAGCCACAAAGGGTGGTACACTTAAATTTGACCATCTTGAAAATGATAACGTAACGGCTGAAACTAACCATCAAGGTACACAGTATTCGATGGTAGGGTTTGACGAACTTACACATTTTACACAATATGAAATGCTGTATCTGTTAGGGCGTATGCGTTCTGAATCAGAAACGTCTTTTATGCTGTGTACTTGTAACCCTGATGCTGATAGTTGGGTGTTGAAATGGGTACTTCCTTATTTGGATGAAGCTGGTTATCCACGAGAAGATATGTGTGGCAAACAGCTATACTTTCTTATTGTGCAAGATGAACCAGTATTTGCTGAAACAGCAGAAGAGTTGAAAGAAAAGTATCCTGAAAACTGCTTTATGCAAAACCCAAACACAGGTGAAACAGTGGTTATTGAACCACAAACATTTGTGTTCATTGGTGGTACTATCTTTGATAACCCTGAACTGATAAGACTTAACCCTAAATACTTAGCTTCTTTGAAGGCTCAAACCGCCGTTAAGAGAGCACAGCTTTTAGATGGTTGTTGGTTTGCTCGTGCACAAGAAGAGAGTTTCTTTAACAGAGAATGGTTACACGTTATCAAGTTTAAAGATTTACCAAACAATCTTAAGTATATGCGAGCGTGGGATAAAGCAGTATCTGTTCCAACAGAATCTTATCGTTATCCTGACTACACAACATCTGTTAAAATGGCTAAAGACTCTGATGGAAATTATTACATTTTTGGTGATTATGATTATGATGCTCACGATGAAGGTAGTAAAATTTTTGGTAGATTCAGAAGACTACCAGGTGATCGAGATAATTTAATTCTAAACCAATGTAAGATTGATGGAGATGAAGTTACAGTTGTATTGCCAAAAGATCCTTCTGGTGCTGGTTTGATTGAATATACAGAATCAGCTAAAAAACTAATTGCTGAAGGGTTTGTTGTTAAACCAGACGCTATGCCTAGTAACAAGAAAAAGTTACAACGCTTTATGCCATTTAGTAGTGCTTGTCAAAATGGTTTTGTTTATATTGTAGAAGAATCTTTCCCTAACAAAGAAACTCTTGATCATTTCTATAAAGAGATGGAGTCGTTTAATGGAGAAAGATCTACAGCAACATTAAAAGATGATATTCCAGATGCTGCTGCATCTTGCTTTAATACTTTGTCAAAAGAACAGATGTTTAAAGCAGTAGCAATACCTTCTGCAACAAATGCATTAACAGGGTATGGTAAGATGGGTGGAAGATCAAGAAACTCTTTATCTTCTCCATATAGTATCAGAGGAAGATAAATCTTGACAAAACTATTTAAAATATGTTAAAGTAGCATTATATGTCTACCCCTTCAATGGGGTAGAGTCATTTGTCCAGCATTAGCGGAGGTTCTGAGTGTCTACAGGTAAGCGTAAGTACACTAAAAGATCGGATTACTGGAACAAAGGCTCAACTGAAAAAGCTGCACTGTCTCCAACACAAAGTGCAACTAAAGAGAAGAACTTGGTACTTTCACCAGAAATAGGTACTATTGGTCTTAATTCGATTAAAGCCTTTACGAACTTCATGCAACCGTATGAAACTCGCTTCCCAGAAAATATCCGAACATACAAAGAGATGGGTGAAGACCCTGACGTAGCTACTGCTCTTGATGCTACGTATATCTTTGTAGATAGAGCATTCTTTGATTTTAAAATAAAATACAATGTTAGTTCAGCTAAGTCAAGACGTGCTGCAAAGTTTGTAGACTACACACTTCGCAACATGAATGCACCACTAAGACAGTATGTACGCTCCTTGCTAACATATAAGCAATTTGGGTTTGCATTTGCAGAAAAGGTGTATGAACTTGATGAAGATCCAAAAAGCCCGTATTTTGGTTATTACCGTCTTGTTAAATTGGCGTTTAGACCCCAGGATACAATTGATTTGGCACAACCTTTCACCTATTCTGATGACGGTCGCACTATTCTTACGGTAAACCAAAACATTACTAATGGAATGGTAAGCCCTGGTACTAACGCAACTCTGATAGGAAGAAAAGAAATTCCTATGGAGAAAGTTATTTACGTGGGGAGCAACATTACAGAGAATAATCCATTAGGTGTAAGCCCACTTCTTGCAGTATATAGAAGTTGGCGTGAAAAATCTCTGATTCAAGAATACGAAGTTGTTGGTGTTTCGAAAGACTTAGGCGGTATGCCAGTGTTGATGGTTCCAAGTGATATTCTCAACAGGGCATCACTAAACCCAAGCGGGGATGAAGCACAATCTTTACGTGTTCTGCAAGCAAATATCGCTAACTTACACGCAGGTGAACAATCCTATATGGTGTTACCTTCTGATGTTTATGAAGGTACTGTTATGCGCCAGTATGATCTTGTGTTCCAAGGTGTTGAGGGTAGTGGTAAGCAATTCGATACACAGGCTCTAATAAAACAACGTAAATTAGATATCTACAACAGATTTGGTGCAGGTGTTCTAATTATGGGTGATGGGGAAGGTGGTAGTTATTCTTTGTCAGATAACAAACAAACACTTCTTTCACATTTTATTGAGCGTGATGTAGATATTATTACAGAAGCACTAAATACTCAAGTAATTCCCCAACTTCTACGTTTGAACGGTATTTTCTTATCTCAAGAAGATATGCCTAAATTTGTTAGTGACGATATTGGTGATCCTGATATTGAAGTTAATGCTAAGGCAATCCAACAAATCGTAGCTGCTGGTGCAATACCATTAACGCCAGAAGTAATTAATGAATTCTTCGAACGTTTAGGTTTCAATTATAGAATACCTGATGATATTGTTGCTGATCCAGATAAGTTCCAAGAATTCCTTGAGACTTTTATGCCAGATAAGACTTCAAGATCTGGTGATGGTTTAGCGGCTGGTGCTGGTAATGGAACGTCAACATCTCCTGCTGCATTAGATACATCGGCAGCAAATTTGGCAAATTAAAAATATTTTTAAAAATTTTTTAATTTAGGTATTGACAAATAAGCAAATATCCTGTAGACTAAGATTTATGGGATATTTGTTTTTATGAGGAACCGTATGGAACTTAATAAAGACACGCTTTGGGAACTCTATAAAACGTTCAGTGGAACGAAAGAGAAAAAGCAAACCCAACAAAATTCCACTCCAGAAGAAACACCTGCTACTATCGTCAAACAAAATAAATTTGACGAAGAAAAAATGCAAGTGATTGAAGTGATGTATTGTCCACCAGAACACGATGACCTCCACGGTGAACGTATGTCTGAAATTGAAATCAGAAAGATGGTTGACAACTTCAACGCAAATATTACTAACGTAAGTGGTAATCTTGGTCATATCAAAAACACCGATAAATTTAAACCAGTTAAGGCTTGGGTTAATGAAGTCGATTGTTATATTGGTGACGAGTTTGTTGTTGAAGGAACACCACTCGTTAAAATTCAATTCTATGATCCTGAACTGTATGAAGCAAGAAAGAACGGCGTTCTTAAAGGTTTAAGCATTGGTGCAGTAGGATGTAAAGTGAAGAAGGATTAATTGTGGCACATACATATCTAGCTGACGTAGACTTTTCGGGTAAAGCTACGGAAGATTCTTGCGGAGCACACATTGCTTACACCTTCGAATTTCAAGGTGGTGCTGCTTCTGGCTTTAATACCCCTCTACTTTTTAAATCTGGCGACAACCCAGACATTAGCTTCACTAAATTAGAAGCTCTAGAAAAAATGGGTGAAGACGTTACTGAATTACGTAAATCATATATGAACCAACTTATGGGATCATTATCTGATGCCGTTCGTGAAAAATACGAATCTGGTTGGGATTGGGTTTATGTAGTCGATGCCGATTTTGATAATGGCATTGTTATTTTCTGTTCTGACTATGGAATGTTCTCTACTGATTTTACCATTAACGGACTTCTTGTTGAAGTTGGTGATGTTGCAAAACCAGTAGTACAAACAACGGACTATGAAGTAGTAGACGGTGATGTTTTAGTTTCCCTGGATTTCTTTGATAACTTGATTGATGATGCTCTAGGTGATCTAGTTAAGAGCGCAATTAAGTTTGATCACGTAAAAGATTATTTAGTAAAAGCTCACGAAGCTCGTACTAATAAAGACTCTGTGATTGCAGAGGATAATCCAGCAGATCTTGAATCTGCAAACACAACCGATATAAATAAAGGAGATACCCCTTTGGAAAATATTAACAAAGAAGAATTCCTGAAATCTGCTGAGGTGCAAGACCTTATTAAAGCACAGATTGCAGAAGCGGTAGAAAAAGCTGCTGCTGAAGCTCGTGCAGAGGCAGAAGCTAAAGCACAGGAAGAAATCAACAAAGCTAAGGCAGAAGCCGAAGAACTTCGTAAAGCAGAAATTGCTCGTATCGAAGAAGACTATACCAATGTAATTAAGTCTTATGGCTATGTTGAAGAAGACAAAGTTGAAGCACTTGTTAAATACCTAGTAGATAACAAAGAAATTGCTGAAACTGTTGTTACTGCATTTGAAAAAGCTCGCGAAGAAGTTGAAACAGTTAAGAAAGAATTTGGCAAAGAAGTAGGTGTTGATGTTGAAAACAAAGAACCTGTTGCTAAATCTGCTTCTGAACTGATTCGTCAAAAAGCTGCTGAACTTAAAAAAGCCCAGAAATAATCTAAGGAGATTTAATTAATGGCAACTGGAATTTCTTTATCAAACTACCGCCAGGAATTTGGACACCTTGTTCTGGGTGGAGTATTTAGTTCTGACCTAGGTCACTGTGTTCGTGAAGTGAACCTGGTTAAAACTGCAACCATGAAAATTGGTTCTGTACTGAAAGCTGACAACACAGAAGCTGCTTCTGCTGGTGAAGCTGTTAAAGTTCTGCTGTGGACTGACGCACTGTTCGGGATCGATGATGTTGCAGTAGGTGACACTTTCACCGCAGTTGTTGGTGTACGTGACCTGACTCTCAACCGTTATGCAGTTTACTACAAGAGTGGTGATCTGATTGATGACGCTGGCGTTGCAGCACTGGAAACTCACGATCTGAAACTGACTGAAAAAGTTGTTTTCACTTCTTAATTTTTAATAGGAGATTTATACATGCCAGCTATTATCTTAGATCAGGTTGTTGACTTTAGCCCAATGATTGAGCTACAAGAAACTCCTGATACACTTATCGCAAGTCTGAACCTGTTTGATGTTCAGTATCATGCTACCACTGCTATCGAAATTGGCAGACAGAAAAATGCAGATGGTCTGATCCCAGCACGTGAACGTGGTGGTGAGCGTAACTTCCTGACTATGGACGCTCCAAGCGTTAAAGTCTTCCGTATTCCGTTCTTCCCTCTGGATAAGAACATTAAGGCACAGGATATTCAATCCTTCCGTAGCTTCGCTATGGGTGGCATCAATGATAACCTGCGTACCGAAGCGGAAGTTGTTAACCGCTATATGACTCAAATCCTGCGTGATGTTGCAAAAACTAAAGAAAAAATCTTTGCAGAAGCAGTAATGGGTCGTGCATACAATGGTGTTGGTGGTGCAGCTAACTCTGCATACAACTGGTACACCGAATGGGGTGCTACCCAGAAATCAGTATCTGTAGACTTCGCTTCTACTACTGTTTCTCCGGCTGCTACCATTGAGAAAGAAGCTCGTGCATACATCATCGATCAGAAACAAGACGGTTCTACCGCTACTCGTATCGTTGCTCTGTGCTCTCGTGAGTTCTTTGCTTCTCTGGTTAACTCTCCGTTTGTTCGCCAGGCTTATCAATACTTCCAAGGTACTCCGAACCTTCTGCGTGACCGCCTAAGCGGTAATATGGACGTTCAGGTATTCGAATGGAATGGTGTAACCTACATCGAAGATATCCACGGTAACATCCCTGCTGGTGAAGCGTTTGTTCTGCCAATGGGTATTCCAGATATGTTCCAGGCGCACTATGCTCCAGCGGATACTCCAGAACTGGCTAACACTGTTGCTCGTGATCTGTATACCTTTATGGTATCTGAACACCGCACTGTACAGCTACAGTCTGAATTCTCCCTGCTGGCGGTTAATACCCGTCCAGAACTGGTAGTTAAACTGACTACTGCTTAATCCTTAACGGGATTCTAAAAAGCCTGCCCCTTGCGGGTGGGCTTTTTTATTATGTGTCCCACTAACAATGAGAGGAAACACGATTATGGGTAACGCTGTACTGAAAACATATTTTAGCTACCATGAAATGATTATGGATTTTGCTTCACTATCTCCTGCATTAGATGCAGGTAAGACACTTAGTGTTGCTCCACCTATGTCATTCTATACTACAGATGGTAGAGTAGCCCTTGGCGGTAACTTTATTCACTTCTTAGTTCGTCTACGTGAAGAGACAGGAATTCAGGTTCATCCTTTCGGAAGTGAAGAACATCCTGGTTACTATCTCGTTAGCTATGAAGATTATGCACCTGTAGAATTAAAAACGCAAGATAAAATTGAAGTTAAAGCAGTAGACACACCAGCAAAGAAACGTGCACAGCGCACTAAAAAGTAATAGGAGGTTTACATGCTTGTAGCTAGTGACCTTGTACCTATGATCCGTATATTGGTGTTTAATCCTTCACAAGAAACACTTCCTGATGCAATGATTGAACAGATCATTCAAACGTGGATAGATGTGCTAGGAAATGATGATGCCAATAAATGTGCCGTATTGTGGAACAGTCTGATCTCTGTACTTGAATACTTGTGGAATACAGACGTACTAAATCATAATACACAGACAGGTGGTGCTCTTTCTAGAAAAGAGAAAGTTGGCGAAGTACAGGTTGAAGTAACCTTTGGTACTGGACAGACAGAATACATCTCACCTTGGGAAAATATCTATAAAGGATATCTTGATGGTGATATGATGATACCTGGTTGTACTTCTGGTAGAGGTGTAACGAGTAAAGTATTAGTTGGTGGTGTTGATGCTCGTGAAATTGATCGTGTCAACAGTGATCCTAATTCAGTAAATGGTTTAGGTGGTGTTGGTAGTGTAGATCGACATACGAGAAATATCAAGTATGCCAGAAACTATGGCCCCATTGGTTACTACAGAAGGGATAAATAATGAAATGTGAGATCAAACGTGGCGATGATATGTCGTTAGATGAATATTTTAGTAAAATGCTGGCTCTGGATAATATAGAAATAGATGCTGGTTTTCTTACTGCTGTTCGCCATCCAGAATCAGATCTCACTATCCCTGCAATTGCTGCCATACAACAGTTTGGTAATGAAACAAACAATACTCCTGCACGTCCGTTTTTAACGGATGGTGCAGTCCACGCCAGCAAAGAAATACCTAAACATTTTGATGAAGTGTTTAGAGATTATTTACTTCGTGGAAGGGGTTTAGCTGCCTTTGAACCTATTGCAAAAGTTTCACGAGAATCTATTGCTAAAGCGATTGCTCTGCAACGTTATAGACCACTATCTCCTGTGACTATCAAAATCCGTAGAGATAAAGGTAACTACTCTTCTCATATTCTTATTGATACTGGACACTTAATTAACAGTATTGAATCAGAAATCAAGAAGGGTCGTTCTAAAAAATAACTTGCAATAAGTCTGTTTTTGATGTATACTAAAAAGGAGATACAATGCTATTAGACCAATTTACTCTCCTTGATCTTACAACGTATCAGGGTCGTAAAAGAACCTATGTTCAAGATCCTGATTCGCCAATTTCCAATATGGGTAATACAGTAGCATACGAAGACTTTACAATAGAGGCTGCAAGTTTGCAACCAATATCAGGTAGAACACTTCAAGCACTGCCAGAAGGATACAGATCTAAGGCACAATATAGCTTCTGGACAAAAACAGAAATCAGAGGCATTCAGCAAGGATCAGATCAATTATCTGACCAAATACTAATAGATGGACAATGGTTTTCCATTTATTCTTTGAAAGATTGGACAAGAACATCTTTCTTAATACACACACATTGTGTTGCTATTCTAGATGACCAGAATAACACCTATTCTTATTCTGAGGAGGGTGGTAATTTTGGCTAATATCTACGAACAAATTGAATTGTATGAAAATACGATATTATTAAATATCGCTAAGTTCTTACAAAGACTCGTGGGGCTTCCGGTTTATGTTATGGATAAACCATTTGTTAAACCAACAACCCCATATCTGACATTACGTATTGTATCATCTGATGATTCAGGTGGTTGGTCACAAAAATATTCTTTTAGTGAAGATGCGTTTTCATATCTAATGGACAATAAGTATGAAATAGAACTTATGGCTTTTAGAGGAAGACCAATGACACTTTTAAGTTATGTTCTTGCGGCACTTCGTGGTGCAGATGAATTAAAATACCAGTATCTTTATTCCAAAGGTATTAGCTTCTTGTCTGCAACAAATGTTGCACAGGCTAACACTGTTCTGGATGGAGATAAAACTGAACAAAGAGCGAGAATATTTCTTACATTCAATACTACGATGGTTATTGAGGATTTAGTAACTACCGAAATTGAAGCAATTAATATGAACATTCATTCGTTCAGAGATGATTACGATGATCCTACTCCAATAGATCTTCCTTTGGATAAGATTTACATTGTTGCTCACAGAAGTAAAACTTATTACTTTACGACGACTGATGATGGATCATTAATTAAGTATATCCCAACGGATAATTCATTGGAATAAAGTTTCTAACAGGAGCATAAATGGCAACTTTTCGTGATAAGGTAGTTTCCGTAACCCTTACCTACGGTGCTACTTCAATTAGTGAAACACAGTTTGATATCCCTCTAATTCTTACAGGGCATAACGTTACTGGCAATCTTGTAGATTATTTCACTTCTTCAGACGCACTTCTGCAAGCAGGTTTTGGCACTGCCGATCCAGCTTATAAAATGGCAAAACTACTATTTGACGGTCTGTTCGCACCAGAACAAGTTATCGTCGGTAAGCGTGATGTTTCTAAAACAACTCTAACTCCAGTAGTTGAAGATAGTGCAACTTACGTTATCACTATTAAAGCAAATTCAAAAAGCAAGGACTTCAAGTTTGTTGCCGATGATACTGCAACTGCTCAAGAGATTGTTGTTGGTTTAACAGAAATGATCAACGCAGACATGGTGTATAAAGAATTCTTCACTGTGTCAAACGATGGTAGTGTTATCACTGTAACCCCAGTTGCAGGTAAATACGCTACTATGGATAGTTCAGGATTCACAACTAAAGTAGAATATGCAAATGATATCTTAGAAGATATTGCTAAAATTGCAGATTATGAAAACAGTTGGTTCTGGTTACTATCTGATTCTCACGCAGAACAAGATATTATCGATCTAGCAGGTTATGTAGAAGAGCACGATAAAGTGTATTTCTTCTCTACCTCGCAACCAGGTGTTCTAACTAAACAAGAAGATAACATTCTAGAACGCTTAGGTGATATGGGCTACAATAACACTTGTATGGCATTGTGGATGACTAACGCTGATACAGTGTTCCCAGAAGCTGCTGTAGTTGGTTCTATCTGCTCTGCAACACCAGGTACTACTACCCTGCATGGTAAAACCCTTGTTGGTATCGAGATTGAAAAACTTGGTCAGACAGCAGAAAACTTTATCGTTCAACAGAATGGTAATATTTACCGTAAAGAACACGGTGTTCTGTTCTACCGTGATGGTTTCATGGTTAGTGGTTTCTATGTTGACTATGTGGTACACGCTCTGTGGTTCAAAGCTCGCGTAGAAGAATCTCTGTTCGCTCTATTTAAACAGCAATCTATGCTTGGTAGTGGTGTTAGAGCAACTTCTGCTGGTCTTGCTTTGATTCGTCAGGCTGTTACTGCAAACCCAATCCAAGTAGGTATTAACAATGGTTCTATTGCCAATGAGGTAGTAACTTCAGAGGAAACAGGACTTCTGGTAAGCCTTAAACCTACTATCTATATCCCATCTCGTGCAGATATGACTGATGCTCAAATCAATGCACGTTTGGTTGATGGTATGGTTATTGAATACGTATATGCTGGATTCTTCCACTATGTTAAAGTGCAGGTAAACGTTCTGACGAACCGCACTGCAAATAGCCAGAATTCCAATAGCTCTACTGTATCTTCATAATTAAAAGCAGCGGGGGAAACCCCGCTTATATGAAAAGTAGTATAAAAGGAGATCCACTTTGGATAAAATGCTTACTGGCGTAATGGCCTATGATCCTTCTCAAGTAATCCTGTCTTTGGGTGGTTGGGAACCTTGGGGTTTCGCCGCAGATACCAAAATTGTTATTAACAAAACTAACGATATCATCAACCCATATTCAGGTACTGATGGTGACGTTTCCCTGGCGCTTAGTCGTAACCGTTTAGGTACGCTAACAATGTCACTGCAACGTACTTCTCCAGCAAACGAAGTCCTTGCTGCTTATGCACAAACGATGTATTCTACTCGTCAAGTAGCATTTAGCGTATATCTGGAAGACCCTCGCGGATATTATATCAGCACAATTGGTTGGATTCAAAGCCAACCGGACGATACTATTGGTGAAACTATTCAAGAAAACCAATGGGTAATTGGTCTTAAAGATGCAAGCCTACTTCGTTCTACTGTAGGTGTTGGTGTTAACGCACTTAACTCTATTAGTGCTCTAACTATTCAGTAATAAAAAGGGCAGAAATGCCCTTTATTTTTAAAGAGAGGAAATAATGGAACAACAAAAAGATAATACTATTGCAAAATTTGCTCGTCCAGAAGTAATGGTTGAAATTGATCTGGATGAAGGACGCAGTGTAAAATTTAGAGTTCTCAAGTGGAGTCCGACTAAAGTTTTTGAAAGGATTCCAGAACTAGGTAGTGTACTGGCTGTTCCTATGACAATGTATAATACTGCTCTTATGTCAGCAGACGAAGATCTAGAAGCTCGTATTGCTATGGCACTGATCCAATTATTCAGTGGTCTGGAAGAAAAAAACTTAGCTGCATTCTTACGTAAAATTTTAGATGAAGTTTACACAGAAGCAGGACACAGTGTTTCCGATAATTTTGATGAATTGTTTTTTGCTCACCCAGAATTAGTTGTTGACTTAGCTGCAAAAGTTCTTGAGGTGAACTATGCCCCTTTTTTCAAACGAGGTTTCGGAAAACTGTTGACCCAATTTCAAGGAATAGAGACTCTAGCGAAGAGTTAAGTCCGGCAATTAAATCAGCAATTGAAATTGCCTCACAAACCCTTAGCTTGACATGGTATGAAGTAATTCTTTGTAAGGTAATTAAGAATACCTCCGAAACCTTGTCCTCGTTAGATAATTATGGTGTAGATTATCTACTTAAAATTTATGAATATTTAACATTTGAAGACTATGTACAAGATCTTCACGTTAAAGATGCGGATATTAAACGTGGTCAACAGAGAACAATAAGAGAACTGGATACGGCTATGAAAAAATTAATTCCAGATTCATAAGTAATACGGAGGATTACCCTTGTTAGAAATTAACACTTCCAAGATTAAGAATACAGTAACGTTTACTGTAGATAAAGACAGTTTAAAAAATACTAAAGACGCAATTAAAAACCTTAAAACTTTTACAGAATCTATTGAACCATCTTTAAATATGACTAAAATGCGTCGTCAGTTTAAAAGTATGGAAGAGTATGCTAAAAGAATAAGGCAGCAAATGTCAGGTCTTGGCGGCGGTAATCCTCCACCAATCCCACCAACCGGAGGTTCAAGTGGTGGTGGAAAAGGAGGAAGTGGTAGAGGTGGTTCTGGATCTTCTGGAGGACGTAAAACACCAGAAGAAAGAGCCGCAGAAGCCGCCGCTAAACGTGCAGCACTTGCTAATATGAAGCAAGACGATTTTAGTTTTAAAGCTATGCCTTTTACAAAAGCAGACAGCAGAATTCTAGAAAAATCTAAAAAGATTGTAGAAGAAACTGTTGAACTTTATCGTAAAGGTGTGATCACTAGCCAACAAATGAATAATACTTTGGCTAGACAGTTAGAAGAACTACGCAGATCTCATAAAGAGAAGAATGCACAACTTCTTGATGAAGAGAGAGCTAGACGTAGAATTGCCCGTCTGCAAGAAGCAGAAGATAAAAGAAGACAGCGTATCCGAGAAAGAGAAAGAAAGGATTTCGAACGTCAGCAAAGAAGAGAAAAAGAAGCAAGACAACGCGACAGACAACGTAAGCTATCTGGTGTAGGTAATGCTGCTATTGCTCTTAACCCTGCTATGTTTGGTGCTGCTCTTTTAGGTGCTGGTTTATATCAAGGTATAAGCAAAATAGCTGAAAGTATCACAACTGCGGCAGAACGTATTAATATGGTTAGTAAAGGTGGTCAGAACGTACAGGTAAACCCTAATGCAATTTTAACAATGCGTACTTGGGGTGAGATGAACGGTGTAGACTCTGCCAGCATTATTAAAGCCATTGACAATATTAAAGACGTTCGTGAACGTTTAGGTAATACTGTACTCCACTCCGAATTTGATGAAAAATCAGGTAAATGGAAAGGTGGAGATAGTGGTATTAATGAAATCATGAACCAATTTGGTTGGTCGAAAGAAGACGTTGCTAAATTCCAGAACAGACCTTTAGACTTTGTTCAAGCACTTGTTAATGAAGGTCAAAAAAGAGGAATGAACTCCGCGCAAATTGGTCGTTTGATGGAAAACCTTGGTGATGACTTAATGCACTACCAACGTATGTTTTTGGATAACGGTAAAGAGTACATGAAAGTCTTGGATATGTTAAAAAATTCAGGAGCAACTCTTAACGATGAAAACATCAAAGCAGCACAAGATTTTGTTAAGCTAAGAGCACAAATTAGTGCAGCAGGAGAAGGTTTTACCAATAACTTACTTATAGGATTCATGGATGGTTTAAAATCTGCACCAGATTTTGCAGAGAATATGAAAACTTTCCAAGAAGCTGCTCGTGGTCTTGGTGAAATGTCTGGTAGTATTGTAAGTAGCCTTGCAAAAATTGCGAAATATTTCCTTGATTTTTCAAATAAGGTTGGGCCAAAAAACAATTCTAAAGAAGCTGTAAGAGATTATTATAATGGTACGCAGTATGGGTACGATGCACAGGTTGGTGGTAATCCTTGGGCTTATTGGCCTATTGGAAGAGATCAACATAAACCTGAAAATCAACCTTTAGGTGACTTTGATAGTAGTTTCTTAACTAGTGCCTTAAACCCAAGTGCTTCTAGTATCGGTTACAATAGACCTGATTTAACAGCATCTATGCTAACACCACGCCAAGGTGTTCCAGTACCATTAAGTGTAGAGAATACGGTTGTTATCCCAGACAACGCATTCCAGATTAATGTTATTCCAGATGGCTATGGTTTTAGTAATTATCTAGATGCGACAATGAATACCAGTTTTAGTAACTTCTCACAAGGTTTAACTCTTCAGTTAAGCAGTGGACAATCTTCTACTGGTGGTTAATGCATAAAGCCTCGCTTCGGCGGGGCTTTTTATTTGTCTTGACAAAGAGTTGTTTTTCGTGATAAAATGAGTGATAAGGGAGAATGTTTCTTATCACATTAAGAGGTAAAATTATATGGCAGCAAACACTCCAGAACAACACGTTCAAGCGGTTTATAAAGCGGAACAAGATATAAACTCTACAAAAAACACAAATAACTCTGCCTCTACTGTGAAAGGGGAGAATGGTTTTTGTATTTTAGCAAGCGTTTACAATAGTGCAAGTGATCAATATATTCAAAACTACCAAGCTATAGTTTTTGATGCTGTTCCAAATATCGGTGTAAAACGTCAAGCAGATGTAACTAGTTATCCTGTAGAAAATGGAGCTAACGTATCTGATCACGTTCAAGTTAAAAATAATACTTTCTCTTTATCAGGAATGATTACAGAGACACCTGTGAGATTGATGCGAGATATGCTATATAGTGCTGGTGTTAACGGTACTCGTATCAGTCAAGCAATTACTTACTTAGATAAAATATTTGATGAAAGACAGCCTATCATTTTAATAACAGAACATAAGGTGTATGAGAATGTTATTTTGAAAGGCATATCATATGAATATCAAACAGAATATGCAATGCAATTTGACTTGGAATTTGAACAAGTAAGATTAGTTTCCTACGGGGAAACAAATGCTATTGCACTTAAGACAAAACCAAATAAGAATACAGGTGTTAAAAACAAGAAAGGTACTAGTCCAGATGCTGATTTGGATGCAAGAACAGGGAAAGCAACTGGTACAGAACATCTTAGTGATCACAGTGCAGATGGTAAAAAATAAGGAGAAAATTTTTGGCTATTTCATCTTATTCAAAGATCAGTAGAAGCACATCTAATAGTGGCTACAATGCAGTATTTATTGATCGAAATTTAGGTTATTATTCTTGGTACTTACCTACAGAACAGTACCCAGACCAAACATATACGGTAACTCTCGATGGAGTAGATTATGATATACGTTTGAGATGGAATACAAGAGATCAATCCTGGCAAATGCAATTAGGATTATCAGGAGACAATCCTAGTGTAACTTTTAAAGTAACCAATGGTTTAGATCTTCTAGAACCATATAAGTATATAGAATCTGTACCGGATGGTCAACTCTATTTGGTAGATACTGTTAAAATAAACGGTAGACCTAATTACTATGACACAGGTGTAGATAAAAGATTTGCTTTGGTTTATATCGACGCTCTTCCATATCAAGCATGATAAAAGGAGTTTTAAATGGCAGAAGAAAGAAATTACACAAAAGCTCCTGCACCAAATCTAAACAGAGCATACAAACTGTTAATAGGTACAGCTACTAATACTAAAGAAAAAAGGACAAAAAATTCCTCTTTCAAATCTACAGTAGACTTAGATACTAAACTAGGGGATGCTAAAAAATCAACCCCTAACTTGTATGTTATTACGGAGCACCAAATATCTTTCACAATAAGAAAAGATAATAACAAAGATCCTAATCAAGCCGAGATAACTATTTATAACCTAAGTGATGATACTGTTAATTATATTAACAAAGGTATTCGTAACAACTTGGCTGTTGCTTTAGCGGTAGGTTATGAAGGTCAAGAGTTAATTATGATCTTTAAGGGAACGGTGCAATGGGTGAGTGATACCTTTAACAATACAGACAGACGTACAGTGTTACATTGTCTGGATGGTGGTATTAACATCTCCGAAGCAAGGACAAGCAGAAGTTATCCGAAAGGTACAAAAGTAAGTAAGGTTGTTAAAGATTTAGTTAAAGATTTAGGTACTACAGAAGGTAATATTCACGTAGACACAGAGAAAACTTTATCATCTGCAACAGCTATGTGTGGGAACACATCACATTACTTAGAAAGTATCTGTAAAGGTATTGATCATAATGTGTCAATACAAGACGGATCTGTTTACGTAACACCAAGATCACAAATGTCTAGTGCAAGATGCGCATATATTAGTGCAGAAACAGGTTTAATTGGTAGTCCAGAACCTTTCCACAACGATATTAAACCGACACAAAAAGTAACTAAATCTTCTAAGAAAGCTAAAAAGCCTACAGATGGTGTTAAGTTCAGATGTGAAATGAACGGTGCTATCCTACCAGAAAAAACTGTTTGGCTCAAGAGCCATAACTACGATGGTGGTTTTAAGGTAGTATCTGTTGTTCATACAGGAGATAGGGAAGGTAAAGACTGGACAACTGAAGTAGAGTCTGTATCTGTATCTGCAATTATTAAGAAGGGCTAGAAATGGATGCTTTAAATTTTGTAACAGCAATCCGTGGATTAATCAACGAGCAAGTTGCGGAAGTACATACATCTTTACCTGTAAGGGTAATTGGTGTAGATTATGGATCTAAGACAGTAACTTTAGAATCTATCGTAAAAAATACCAGATCTACTGAAGATGAAATAGATTACCCAACATTCCACGATGTTCCTTTTATGGTAAATGGTGGTGGTACAGGTAGAATTTCATTTCCAATTAAAGCAGGAGATATTGGTGTTGTTGTCTTTTCAGAAAGAGATCCGTCGAATGCTTTCCAGACAGACGGGGATACAGCCAGCAGCGGAACATTAATTCAACCTTGTGGTTTGTATCCAGCCTGTTTTATTCCTAAGATAGCAACAGCTACAGATTCTTCAGAAGAAGTAGATTCTGAAAAAGTTGTTATCTCAAATAATAAGCAAACTTACGCTTCGTTTGATCCTAACGGTAATATATCTGTGTACAACACACAAGGTATGAAAATAGATATGACACCAGACAGTATCGTTCTTACTGATGCAGGAGGAGGAAAACTTACACTGCAAGGTGGGACTATGACATATAAAGGTGGCACTGTAAATTTAAACGGTTTAACAATCACACCTGACGGTCGTATGAAAGATAGTGGCGGCATTGGTTTACACACACATACACACCCTGTACGCGGTGTTGAAACTGGTGGTAGCACTGTTACTTCCGACAAACCAAATGGAGGTTAACAGATGGGAATACCATTTGATTTAAAACTTGATGGTTCTAACGATTTAGTAATGGTGGATGGTGATTTAACACTAACCACAACTAAAAGTGAAATTGCAGCACAGACGCTTGGAATAACACTTAGAACTTTCCGTGGAGAATGGTTCCTCAACTCTAATTTTGGGGTTCCATATCTGCAAGAGATTATTGGTGTTGCCAAGAAGAAAGAGATTGTTGATCGCATTTTCTTATCAACTATCGCAAGTAATGTTTATATAGATAATATTAATTCCTACACATCCTCTTATGATAGAGATGATAGGTATTACTCAATGAACGTTACTGTTACAGTTGGTGAACAAGTTGTTAGTGCTCTATTCAGTACACAGCCGTCTGAAGAATATATCTATCCAGAGGCTGGTGATGATAATGCAGCAATCACTTGTGAAGCATTTGAAATTGTTGAATCTGCAAATAGACTCTATCGCTTTATTAACATTGTTGGTCTTCCTAAAGATACTTATTCTACTTGGTGGAATGAGTGGTCTAACGAGGCATTGCTTGAAAAATACCTTGTTAACGAAGCCAATAAAGGTCTTGCAACCAATTACAACTATGCTATAACAGCAACAATGGGAGCTACAAATAATAATGGCTGATTTAACTACAATCAAGGTGTCTGATCTACCTGTAACAACATCTGTTTCAGACACAGATTATTTTGTAACAGATCAATCAGGCATCACTAAGAAAACATCATTACGTGTTCTTCTTGCTGGTGCTGGTGTTACACGAAATCGTCTTTCTGCAAGGGGTACTGTTACAAATACCCTAGCTTTAGATATTAGCACGGCAGAGTATTTCTCTGCCACTTTATCTAGTCCAACTTGCAGTATTTCATTTAGTAATGTTCCAGTTACAACTAACATTGTTCAAAACTTTACTCTATCCCTACGTCAAGGAAGTGGAGCAAATAAAGTAACGTGGCCTCAATCTGTTAAATGGAGTTTTGGTCGAGCTCCTGTTTTGAGTTATAAACAGGGAGCTACAGATATTTTTGAATTTGTTAGTTATGATAATGGAGCTACCTGGATAGGTAGTTTAGTGATGGCAGGAGTGATTTAATGTCAAGAATTAAGCACAGAATTGACAATGTTTTTCAACTGATCGATGGACATATTCAGTTCTTAGATCGTAATACAGGTTTAACTGTAGATCCTACAGTGCAACACTATGTATTAAACCCACAAAACGTTCTAGCTAATAACAGACACTTTATAAACTGGACTGCTCAAGAAGGGCAACCAAACGGGGATGCTACAACAGAAGGTCAATCCGTGCTTATTCTTGGTTGCGCTTATGCATACCTGGCTTCCGGCGATACAAAGTATTTAGACTCTGCTAAAAAATATTGGCAAGCCTATATAGATTACTTCTTTGGTGGTCAACCTATCCCAGATCCGCCAGCAAAATATCGCCCTAACTGGATTATTAACGGTAAAGAACCACGTCTTGCACACTATCCTCTTACAGATGATGGCTACCCTACACACGGAGGTTTTAAGGGTAGCTTAATGACGTGGACTAACGGTAGAACAGTTATTCCTCATGGTGCTCCACATTGGGGAGAATACCTTGATAAAGCATGGTTTGCTTTTAATGGTAATCTAGGATGGAACTCTGTAAACGCTACAGTATATGCTGTTAATGCAGATGGTACAACAGATTGGTCTAAGAATGGAGATCAATGGGATGTTGATTGGATCATTGATCGTCTAGGACGTAAAGTTGATTGGGATGGAAATATCTTAGAAGAAGGTTTTCCAACATCTCAATACGGAACAGTTCAACTAAAAAATACTTCTGTAAACGGTACATATAAATTTAACTATGCGACTTGTAACCCTGTTGAACACGGTGGTTATTTAATGGAGCGTAACACTATGTGGCATAACAGACCAGTTAACGTTCCGGTAGAAATTGGCTTTCAGGATAATGCGTCAGATGCCGAAACTTGGTGGTGTGATGCTAATTACCTGATGTACCAAATTACAGGAGAAAGAAAATATTGGCTATGCTGGCAATCTTCACTGTTAGTGTGTCAAGATTACTCAAACATTGATATGTTTGATAAATTCTTCCGTAAGTCTACATATGCAACTATTCCGTTTACAGATGGCATCTCTTACGATTATTCGTATCCATCTACAGCAATACCTAAATATTCAAGAGATACTTTAGGTTATATTGTTATTAGACAAGATGTTGCTGCTCAAACAACATTAGAACAGCAATCCATTTGGTTTAAAGTTGATCAGAACTCTAAATTACGAGTTCAGTTTCAAGGTGTAGATGACGCAGGACATGGTATTCTTTTCCGTCCAGAGTTGGAATTAAGTAAGACCAAAGATGAAAATAACACAGTAACTTACCGTTGTGGCTTACCACTAGGTACAGCTAATATGACAAGCATGGATATTCCACTATCCAGCTTTATGAGAAGTACCCCTCCTAGTGGTGGAACATATATTATCGCAGATCCGCGAATTATTGTTGACTGGGGTGACAATACTGTGGTACAATATAAGTATGTAACAGGTATTGCTGGAACTAATAATGACCAGATTGTTACTGCATCAATGGATACGGATGGTGGTATCACTGTTGGTTTTTGGTTAACTCCTACATCAAAAGCTAATGTTAAGTCTATTACATATAGAACATATGAAGATGACTTTAACATGACTATCACGGATGCTCAAGGTTGGAGATGGTGGGCTATGCTGCCTAAAACGCAAGGGGCATGGAGTACGAAGACTTTATCAGCCTCTGCTTTTAAGTTAAGTGCTTACCAGCCTAATCATCCAGAAACAGATCCTAAACCTTCAGCAATAAATCTTACTGCTGTAGATCAGGTAAATTTAGTTCTTGATACGGCTCCTGTCAATGGTTTAACAGGAACAATAGATTTCTATTGTATTAACGATGTACCTGAAAGATATTCGTCATCTTCTGGTGATGATTATACCATGTACTTCCGTATTACTGTACAGGCTTCAAATCCTCATACTGCTAAGTTAGGTGATTGTACTATTATTGACTATAAGTTAAATAGTCTTAATTACACACCAGGAATAATTCCATTCTCTAATATCAGTGACCCAAACACTGCATTATACGATGGATGGCGTGGTATTCCATACCCAGGATACCAGTATCCTTCCTTATACTGTTTCGCAGGTAGGGATATTGATTGGACACGTTTAAACAACAGTATTGATTTCTTGTATGATGCTCAAATGTGGTTTTATAACACGTTTGATCCTGTGATGCCTGGGCCTATGGCACAAGCATATGTGTGGGATCGTTGGGATGCAAGAAAATACGGTGAACCTAATACGTTTACAATGAAACACTGGAATGAAAAAGCGTGGGATGGTTATGAAGCTCGTGCATTCTACTGTGCTTGTCATGCTGTATACGAACTTGTACAAAGAGGAGAAACACCTCCTGAAAAACTAGTAACTGTTTGTAAAAATTGGATCAACTACCTTAAATGGTTCCAAGACAATAATGATGGAAGAACACCAACTATCTTTAATCCAGATGGTACAGTTCTTGCACCTATAGATGACTTTACTAGTCATATGTCTGCACTGTTTATGGCGGGTTGTTCAATCATGGGCTTGGCAGGTTATGATTCACAAATTCCAAACATTGGTATTGTAGCAGACAGATGTTTTGATCTGATTCAGCAAAACTATATTGTGCTTTCCCCTAACCATCCGATGAATGGTTCCTGGAGTGTTGCACCACGCCCAGATTCAGATAACGGAATGTTCTTTGGTTTCCATGCTGGAGAACTATTACGTGGTTTTGGTTTATATGCCTTGTATCGTAAACTAAACCCTCAAAACGCTTTACCAATTTTGGATAATAGTAACATACCAACACTAACTGTTCTAACTATGAATGATATTAGTGTTGATGTAACCAAATAAGGAAAATAATGAAACAGGCTATTTTTACTGTAACTCGAAATACGAGAGTAAATGCCAGTTCATTCAGCTATAAGACCGTCGATGGAACGGCGGTCGCTGGTAGAGATTATGTAGCTAAACAGGGAACAGTAACGTTCCCTTCTGATGCAGATTCTGCTACTGTGGTGGTTGATGTATATGAACGTCCGGCAAACTCTTTAGATCTTTATTTTACTCTTGAGATTACTAGCATAAGTCAAAATAACATGATGATCAATGAAGAAATTCGTTGTGTTATTACGACTAATCAATCGAATACAACCCCGCTAACTTGGCCTGTTGTGAAGTCTAGAATGTTTGATCCTAAGTTTTGGACAATAGATTCTCAAGCAACAGAAAGTTGTTCTATTATCTCTAATGGTGATTCTTTCACAGCAAGAATGGTTAATAGGACAGTGGCTGGTCTTGCTGGGATTATTTGGTCAACTTACGATAAATATGATCACAAAGGATTAGGCTACCAAGAACATTCTGACTTAAGTAAAGAGAAACTTTGGTTTAAAATGGAACTTAGTCAAGGTGTTCCTGGATTAAAAGAAGAAAAATTATTGCCATCCTTAACAGTGACACTGAAGGATGAAACAGTTCATTATGTATCTCTAAACTTTTATGCAGAAGAAGTTTCAGAGGATGGTAAAACAGCAACAATAAAATTAGATTTCTCAAATTTAAAATCTGGGCCAGAAAATGATATTGTTGTTGACACTACACAGATAGATAATATGTTCTTCTCCTTGATCTCCACAAGGTATCAAGAAATTGAAGATATTATTCCTGTAGACAATGAGGATCTTTCCTTTAAGTTTACCATACTGGAACCTGATACGGGTTATAGTATGATGAATATGGGTAATTTAAATGTTCCAGCACACACCATAAGAATGTGTACATCTTATGATGATATGTATAACCTAACCCCAGAGCGAGTTATTTCTAACACCTATAGATTAGGTTATAGAGATATGATTAACCATTATAATGGTATGTCACACTATTATCAATTTAGTTGGGATGCTGGATCTAATAAATGGGCTTTGAATAGAACAGAATATTTAAACCCAGCAACAGAAGCCTGGTTTGATAATTTCCACGCTAATGCAAAAGCTATGGGCTACACAGTAATGAACTCCTTAAGTTTTGAACTTATGAGTACAGTGTGTCCTGTAGAATGGGTACAACATACTTGGAATGATGATCTGGCTGCTACAGGTTATGAGCCACCAAGTTATGTTTTATCTCCTTCAATTGATGAAGGGATGAATTATTTACAAGGTGTAATAAATAAGATAGCTTCTATATCCGCTGCCAATGATCTTCCTGTTATTATTCAGGTTGGTGAACCGTGGTGGTGGTATAACACAGCTACCAATCTCCCGTGTATTTATGATTATGCAACCAAAGTTGCATTTAATAATGAAACTGGATTATATGCACAAGATGTTGGTACAGTTAAGAATTATAAAACTGGTACACCATATGATGAATATTATGCATTCCTATCTAAAACATTAGGACTGCGTGTTGCTAAATTTGCAACAGATACTAAATTAGCCTATCCTGGAGCTAAAGTTACATTATTACCATTTGTGCCATCCATTTTAGGTAACGGTATGATGGAGTTTGTTAACTTCCCTAAAGATTATTATATCCCAGAAAACTTTGACTTTTATTGTTCAGAATGTTATGACTGGTTGTTGGAAGGTCAGATGGAAAGATCTTTCGACGCTATCAAAATACCTAATGAGCAACTAGGTTTTAGTTATGATAAGATACATTATCTTGCAGGGTTTGTTCCAGACGCAACTCTAGCACCATTATATGGCTTTGATCCTGAATCAGACTACAGAACATATTTGTGGAAAATGATTATAGGTAATATTGTATTGAATGATCAGAAGTTTGTTGGTTTATATCAATACATATGGGCTTACCCACAAATAATGCATGATTCAATAACTGTTCTTAATTCAAAATCCCAAGTGTTTTATATGGGTAATGTGCCTTTGAATTGCTACTTGCAAGATATCACTCTTAAACAGGTAAATGTTGAGATTGCCACTATAAGTGGAATTACATTAGCCACTAAATCTGGAGAAGATTTAGTAACAACACAAAAATTTTATATATAGGAGTAAAAATGTCAACTACAATTACTAATTTACCGGAAACATCAAAAGTTAATGGTTCTGATTACCTAGTTTTAGACCAACCTGATAAGACCGTTAAAAGCACAGTTTCTAATTTTCTTACTGACACTGGGGTGGTTTTAGCCACCCAGTTGAAAGATACAGATGGAGCAGATTTAATACAATCCTCAAATGGTAATACTGTTCAGGAAGAGTTGAATAACAATCTTCTTAATGATCGTGAACAGTGGCGTCGTAGTCTTGCTGAAGCGGGGTTAACACTTGTTGATGGTAGCTTTGAGGATGGTGCTACATTAAATAATAATACTGATGCTGTTTGGTATATTGCAGGTGGACAGTGCTATACATGGGGTGGTGCTTTCCCTAAAGCTGTTCCCGCTGACTCAACCCCTACATCAACCGGTGGTGTTGGTCCTAGTGCGTGGGCTAGTGTTGGTGATGCCACCCTGAGGGGTGATTTAAATAAAACAAATGGCTTGTCTTATATAGGAACTGCATCATCAGTTTCTGAGTTATCATCAATATCAGGATCAATTGGTGATTCCATAATACTTGATTCGTATGTGAGCGGTTTTAACTTTGGTGGTGGTATTATGGTAGCTGTTAGCGCGGATACAGCTATAGACAATATTGTTACCTTCCCCGGAAACGGTGTGGTATGGAAAAGAAAATTCTTCAATGGTTCCGTGGATGTGTATGATGCTGGTTATACTGGAACCGAAGATTTGGCGGTATTCATCAACACAATAAACGCTGCCGGGTTTGACTGTGTAGTCCCTGTTTCAGGAGAGATAACAACACCAATTATTTTCGACATAGCAAAAGGCGCACTTATTGGAAAAAATAAATGTACTTTAACAGAATCTTCATCTGTAACCGGTGACTACTACCTAACCATCATTAATACAGGCGCTGATTACACTAACAGAGATGCAATTAACGCAACTTCTTTGATTAGTGGTGTGTCATTCGTCGGGAAAGGTTCCAGGAAATTGGCTATCGGTGGTTCTACCAGTGGTGAAGTATCAGAGTTAAGAATCTCTAATAGTGGGTTTATCTCAACTGCCGGGATTGAGTTTCTTGATAATGCATATCGTATTCTTTTTGATAAATGTGCGTTGTCCAGAAGTTTTACAAATTCTGTTATTTTCAATTCACCAGCAAATTCCGGTGAAGTTATAAGATTTAATCATTGTTGGATGGTTGACAACGGTGGACCTTTCACATTTGTTAATGGTCAATTTATATTCGATGGCTGCTCTCTGCCAGCAGGTAAAAAATCAGGATATTTTGACCCTGCTGTTGCGCTATCCGATAACGCAACAGTGGTTTTCACAAACGGTAACATTGAGTACCAACCTGGTCAGAGTTTCGTTGGGTTTACTGTGGAGGGCAGTTCACGATTAACCGTCAGTAATTCGACGATACTACTCCCAGACGGGTATACCAGTGTACCTATTGTTAGCAACGGCGATGGGGTTGTTAGCCTAAATAATTGCTCGTTATCCCTCTATGGGAATACAACGATTGCTACTGGATTTCCCACAAGACAGTTGATAGGTGGCGCGAGCAAAAAAGTAATGTCCAGAGGGTGCTATCCACGGGCAGGATTTATCACAAGTAACTGGAATTTAGGGAGCATTGTAAGCCCTTATATTAATAGCATCAGTAATGGCTCAGGACAGTTTTTAAACACATCTAACTGGACACTATCGCAAACTGGAACAGGAGTTGTCACTGCTACTACAGCAAACGATGTTCCTAATGATTTAATGTTTTCAACTTCTTTTGTTTTATCTGTACCATCAGCTGAGGCAGCAGCTAATTTCACCCAAACAATCATTGATTGTGAGCCTGGTCGTTATTTTCAGCTTGGTTTTTGGGCTAAAAATCTAACAACAACCCTGGCGTCAATTAGATTCCTGGACCAGCAAGGAAATGCTGTTGCGGATTCCATAGGGTATAACATCCCAGTAGGCGACACATTCAATTTTTATGCTTTAGTGGATTCAGTCCCTCAAGGAGCATACAAGGCTGAGGTGAATTTTAATGTTGGGAACTCGATTGGCAGTTTAACAATACACAATGTAGTGTATGGTTTAATATAAAACCCCGCTTCGGCGGGGGAAATGAATACTTACTTATTGATGACAAGAGGCCAAAAATGGCATTCCGCACAACCCATACAAACTATGTCCTGCAAGCGCATGTCATCGCCATGTGATAAAATGATGAAAACATATCGTAGCAGGGTTAATCTTGTCTTTAGTTACTATCGTACTAACTCAAAGTGTTGTCACTACCACTGCAAGCCCCTCCAAAGAGGGGCTTACTTAGAAAAACAAAGAGGTTGTTATGAACGAAATGTTCTCCCAAGGTGGTAAAGGTTCAACCGGAATCTTAACCAATAAACAAGCAGTAGCCCGTCACTTTGGAGTTAAACAATCTGAGGTTGTTTACTTCTCAGTTGGTGTGGATTTGGGTGGGTATAAGGTTATCTATGATAAGGAGACGCAAAGGGCGTATTCCCTACCTGCTGATATTGCCCCAGGTACTACTGCCATTAGTCTTAGTGCTGCTGTACTTGTGCATTCAGCGGGTTCTGTAGACCTTGGGGAATTAGCTGTATATCGTGATTTAAAAAGTAATGAGAACGCACCATGAGAAAATTTTTAATAGGTATGTTTTGTACATATCCTGATAATAAAGTCAGTTCTACTAAAGTTTGGAATGCTATTGGTATGATTGTTATGTCCAGTATGTTTATTTATTTGGGAATTGATAAAGAAATTCCTGAATGGATGGGCTGGGCTTTTGTTTTTATGATCACACCATCCAGACTAATGAAGAATTTAATAGATTTACGTTGGGGCAGATCACCTGCCCCTGATAAGGAGGATAATTAATGGCAGATTATGGTTTAACAGATGCTGGTTTTGTAATTCCAACGTTTGATGATATTTTAAATAATTATATGACAGCATTGAAAAACACTTTCGGTGCAGATACAGCTACATCTGAAGATACTGTCTTTGGTCAACTGTTCCGTATTATTGCATACACAGATTACACCCTTTGGGAAGGTATGCAAGGTGTTTACAATACCCAAACCTTAGATGGTGCAGAAGGTATTTACCTTGATGAAATCTTCTCTAAAAGAGGTTTTTATCGTAAAGCTGCTTCTGCTGGTAGTGGTCATGCTTATGTTAAATCTAACAATAAGGCAGCTTGGACTTATGAGCTAAGCACAGATGTTTATTTTAATGCCGATAACGATTTGACATATTATGTCAGTGCACCAACAATGTTGAATGCTAAGATTGGAGCATACACCATTTCTAAAGCAAACGCAACAGCTTCTGGTGAAACTTCTATTACTTTCTACATTCAAAGTGCTATTGATGGTGGTCTTAACAGTAAAACATTAAGTCCTAGCAATACAAACTTTATTTTAGATCTCACGAATTTCATTAAAGCTAACGTATCAACAACAGATCGTGCTTTAGTATGGAATGATGCTAGTAATGTTTATATGGGTTATAATCCAGAAGATAATGTTAACCCAATAGGTCTAGTAACACCAGTGAAATTTTACGCATCTATTGCAATTGGTACAAAATGGAGTGAAATTCCAGTTACGTGTTCAGACGTTGGTTATAATCCAGTAGGTACAGAAAGTATTACAGGTATTTCTTCAACGTTTACAGGCTTTTTAGATACAGGTAACTTCTATCCATTCTCTCCAGGTACGGATGTTGAAACAGATGCAGAATTCCGCTCTCGTTTCAATGATAATATGGATGAAGCTAATGCTGCTACTCGTGCTGCTATTGTTAAAGCTCTACTACTGACAGATGGTGTGACAAAGGTTAAGATTTATGATAACCCTACACTACATGATCAGGAACATGCTCCAGCTATGACATTCCAGACTATTGTGTATGGTGGTACAGCAGAAGAAGTTGCACAGGTTATTTATAATACTAAGCCTATTAACACCTTAACCTATGGTACAACAGCAATTACTATCATAACAGAAGATGGTGGTCAAGAAGTAATTCGTTTTTCTCCTGGGGATAATGCGGAATACTCGCTTAAACTGGTGTATCAAACTGGCAATGGTAGTGTGTTAAGTACAACAGAAAGGGAAAATATTGTTTCTGCTCTTGCAAACTTACAGGCTTATTTTGAATTAGGGTCAACAGTAACTAACGATCAGATAAAAGGTGTAATTTATTCTGCACTTGCGTTCGGACGCTTGACTTCTCTCCGTGTTTATGTTAAACTTAATACTGAGGATGACAGTAAATATAATGAGGGAGATATTACTCCAGCGTACAATGTTGTACCATCCTTTGACCTTGATAATATTTCCTACGAGTACGGAGTCTAAAAATGGCAGTGAGTGTTGACCATGTGACAACGTGGGATAGTATCAATGAAGATGTTAAAGACCTACTGATTGAAGATTTTAAATCTTCTCCGAACATTGTCAAACTACTCTATATCATTTCTAGCGAAAAACAAAAGATAGATCAGGCAATGATCTATCTTGCCAAACACCGCTTAATCTCTACTGCAACTGGTAAGTATTTAGATCTTATTGGTGAAGAAATGGGGATGGAAAGAAATGGTGCTACAGATGAAGAGTATCGTACAATATTAAAAATCAGGGCTTATCGTGTTGCGTCTTCTGGTACGCGAGATGATATCATTGATATGTTCGCTCGTTTTACAGGAACAGAAAAAGAAACGATTAATACATACGTTGGATTAAATAAAACATTCGACGTATTCTTTTATAATTTGTGTCTACAATCCGATCAGGCAGTAGCACAGTTACTTAACGTTTTCCCGATCCTAAGTAGTTATCGCTTAGGTGCGAAAGCGGGTTCAGCCTTTGGTTTCACTTCCTATTATGCCACAAATCCACCTCATGGTATAGGTGGTTTAGGTTCTCTTTACACAGAGGCTGAAGGAGATGATACAGGGCGAATGACTATGCTGATAGCTCAAATAGAATAAGGAGTTACCCTTAATGGCAAAGCCACAATACTACCCTGACTGGGCGACACAAACAGTAACCCTCCCAGGAACGGGAAACACAAACAAGATTAGACCAAAAGAAACCATCCGTAATGTCGGTATGGACTTTGGTCAGATTATGACTTGTGAAGAAATGAACTGGATCTTAAACAATATTGGGTCTTGGATTCGCTATATGCAAGATGAATTCTTCCCAACATTGCCTACGACATATCTTCCTATAGTCGGTACTAAAATTACAATGGCAGGTGATGCTACAGGTGAAGTTACATGGAATGGTAATGCTGCTGTAACATTATCTATTCAAGTCGTAGATAACAGTCACAATCACTTATCAGCTAACATTACAGACGCAACATCAAGCCAAGTTGTAGGGAATGTCCTTGTTAAGCGTGATAATGGTGGTGCTATCTATGCAGGTGATATTTACACTTGTGGTACAGGTGCTACAGATCCTGCAACATTATTTTTTAGAAACTATAATGGACAAACAGTAGGCAATATGTCTTCTGAACCAGGTGCAGGTGGTCAACTCTATATTTATAGAATAAATCCATCTACTGGAGGAACATCTTGTGGAGTCCGTTTGTATGATGCAGGTTATGTTTTAATAGACAATCCTCGTTCTAATTCTGGTCAAGATACTGGCAATGGTAATGCTCTTGTAAGATTAGATTATCTTAACTCAAGACTAAACTCATTGCAAAGTACACTGCAAAATAATATTAACAACGTTAATAGCAACTTGCAAGGCCAAATTAATAACATTAACAATAGAGTTTCTTCTGTTGTGTCTTCTATCCGTCTAGGAGCACGTATCCAAGCTGGTGTGTCCGAGTCTCGTTTCTATGCTGGTCACGTGATCACAGGTTGGGGCTTTGGTGATAAGAAAGAACTTCGTGGTGCTTGGTATTGGTCAGCCCCGCTACAATATTATATTAATGGTAGCTGGATAACAGTAACCAACGTTTCATAAGGAGAGTCTATGAAAAAAGATGTTATTTTTACAGGTTTTGAATTGTACGAACCGGAATTAACAGAGGAGAACATTCTTTATCTTTCTGTTGGCGGTGGTTTTTTGCAAGACAAGGATGGTAATGATTGGTATCAACTTCAAAAAACTTTGATGGCTGAATATCCCGACGCTTATTTCATTACCTTAGATGATAATAATATTGTACGTGGTGCTACTAAAGATGTTACTACCTATTTCCCTGCCGGACAATCTATTTTAGTTACATATAATGCACCAGATAAAATAGAAGATGAAAGTAATATTGGCTCTTGGCAATATGTTGAAGGTAAATTTGTTCCTCACAATAGTCTTGCTATTGAAGATGCTACTCTTAAGTTAGAAAAGGAGTTAACTTGGGCTACGAATCAAGTGTCTGCGATTCAAGATTTAGAGGAATTACAAGGTTTATCTCAAGAACAAAAAGATTGGTTAGGAAAAGTTAAACTATATCGTGCAACACTGATTCAAATTAACGTTGAAGATGCACCTAATATAACTTGGCCTACAAGACCTAAGAAATAGGGGTAATGTATGGAGCTAACAGAAGTATGGGATATCGCTAAAGAGGCGATTATCCCTCTTATTGGTGTAATCTGGGTGGTCTTCAAACAGAAGATAGATGATATGGCAAGTGATTTGGACAAAATGGAAGAGAAATACCGTGAACTAGAAAAGAAGTTGGTGTTTGTTGAATCCACTTATGCTACCAAAGCAGAACTTGCTCAAATGCTTAACCAGATCAACTCTACATTAATGGCAAATAATACTGCCTTAGAACAGAAGATTGAAAAAATAATGGATTTAAAAAATGCTCCTGTTCAATTAATGCTAGAGGAGATTACAAAGCGCACACAAAGTAAGGACAAAAATTAATGGCGAATTTTCCAACATATCCTGCTACGACACTAGAACAAGGTGTTGATCTGGTTATATTCTCGTCTAACCAGATGCATGATGTTATTAATGGGGATGCTACAGCAACTGTAGAAACCGAAACAGGTTTAATACCTACACTGCGTAAAGCACTTGTTGATAACTTCTTCTTTAAGAGTCCTGTTGCTTGGTCAGCAGGATCAACTGAAACTGTATTTAACCAGTTACGTTATTTTGAAAACGGTATCTTGAGTGGGTACTATTATGCCCCATCTGCCACTACTGCGAACCCTGTACCTATGCGGGGCACACCTGTAGGGGACAGTAACTGGACTCTGTACGCTCTTAAAACTGAACAGTTAGCTTCAGATGTGTATCCTTGGTATTTTAAAGGTGCTACAGGATATGAAACAGAAATCAGTCCTCCTTATATCTTTGATAATGCTATTGTCACCATTAACGGTGTAATTCAGATTCAAGGTGAAGCATTTACTATCAAAGATAGTAAAATTATTCTGGCAGAACCATTAGGTTTAGATCCGTCTACTGGTCTACCTAACAAATTGTTTGCTTTTATTGGTAAAACAACAGCCTCTACTTCTTACGTAGAGAAAAACCTTTTGTCATCTACCACTGGTGCAGCAATGGTTGGTCTTCCATCTGGAGGCAACCTGTTACAAGCTCAATACTTTGTAACGCCTGAGCAGTTTGGTGCAATTGGTGATGGAGTTACCGATGATACTCAAGCAATTCTAAAAACCATTACTTTCGCTAACACGAATAACATTCAAGTACGTGCAGATAAGAATTATAGATTCACAAGCTCAATTGCTATGTCTGGTATTCGTTGGTATGGTGGTACATTCACTGGTAACGGTGGAACAATGATTTCTACTGTGTCCTGTTGGATTGAAAACGTTCGCTTTGAAAAATGTTATGTTAAGATGTTAGGTGGTGATTGCCGATTCTATCGTAATATCTTCTCCAACGCAACATCTACAGCAGCATTTTTAATGCAAGCAATGACAAGTGAAGGTACGTTGGACTTCAGTTACAACGAAATGTATGGTTGTAAATATGCGATCCTGCAACAAGGTACTGGAGAAGTAATGACCTATGGGCGTTACTCTAACAACTATATTCACGATATTAAAGGTGATGCTATTGAACTTAACGTAGTTCAAAGACACTACACTGAAGGTTTGATCATCGAGAATAACCACATTGCTAACGTAGATGCTTCTGGACAAGGTGCAAACTGGGGTATTGGTATTGGTGTAGCAGGTAGTGGCCCATATGGTGTTGATGCTCCTGATTCACAATATGTACGTAACTTCAGTATCGTTGGAAATAGAGTTTACAATTGCCGTCAATGTCTACACGTTGAAATGGGTAAAAACTTCACAATACGTGATAACGAAGTTTATCCTAACACAGCAGTTTCAACAGGTACAGGTTTAACTACTTGTGGTGTTGCATTATACGGATGCCAAGACTTTGAAGTTGATGGTTTAACTGGTTATCTGCTTAATGATCCGTCTGTTTCAACACGCATGGTCTTTATTGACTGGGGTGTTAACGGTGGAAGATATGCGGGGCCACCAATTAACTTTACAATTAAGAATTTGGATATTCCAGAATCTTCGATTGAGATTGCAACGGCTGGATCAGACGCCTGGGAAAACTCTACAATTGTTAGTAACATCAATTGTAATGATTTTAAATGGCGTGGGCTACCATCTAGCTCTACTTTTAATAATATTCGTTGCCGTAGTATTGACTTTATTGGTCAACACGGGAGCGGAGAAGGAAGTGGTGGCGGTTTCTATACTCGCAGCCAATTCACTTATATGAAGTGGGTAGGATGTACAGCACTTAGCGGAGATGAAACAACAGTTTCTTTTGCTAAAATCTACACGGATCGTTGCGATCAGGTTGGAAATAACTTTGGTGTTCCAACTGCTGTTGATGGTACAGGTCATCGTGGGCCAGTCTTAACCACTATTTCTGAACAATATTTTACAGATTATGATGAATTCCCAGGTGGGCGTGACTTCCCTACTGGAACAGTTATTCATTGTGCAAGCGGTAAAAAACACGTTGTTACAGCAGGTGGTGCTTTCTTTAGTGATAATGAGAAAATAAAAGCAACTGTTACAGGTCAAACCTATCTACAGTCTAATGCTTTAAACTGGGCTAGTAATGGCTACGCTAAAGCAGCAGGTACTAAGATTGTTATTCCAGGTGCAGGTGCAAATGGCGGCGATCTTGTGACAACTATAGCACGTGCTACATATGTGACAAATAGTTTGTACACAATAGATATTGCAGATCCAATTGTAACACCTACAGCAGAGAATACACAAATTAAAGCTCTGAACCCTGTTACTTTTGTTACTGTCAATAATGCTTAATTAAAAGGGGCTTTCGCCCCTTTATAAAAGGAGTAGTAAAGTGATTTTAACACGTCCAAATAGTGCCATTGCAGACATGGTAGAGTCTCGCTATAGAAAGCGTAGAAGTTTTGCAAGTGGTTTTACCTTAAGAGATGCTCGTGAAGCATTGCTCTTTGAAGCTGACGGTAACTACTATCAGTGGAAAGGTTCTCTACCTAAAGTTGTACCTGCTAACTCTACTCCTACATCTACTGGAGGGATTTCAGATACAGCTTGGAAAAATGTGGGTAATGCAGATGACATTGCTCAAATAGAATCAGAATTAGATGCTATTGAAGCTGAAATTGAAGATCTTAGAGAATCCATCCCAGAAGCTGGTAAATCAGCTTACCAGATTGCCGTAGACAATGGTTTCCAAGGTACTGAGACACAGTGGTTGGCTTCTTTAAAAGGTGATCCAGGTGCTCCATTAAAGCTATTAGGGACACTATCTAATACCAACCAATTACCTACAAGTGGAAACAATGCAGGGGATGCATGGATTGTAGGCGAGAATATGTATGCTTGGGATGGTACTGCTTGGAGAAAAGTAAACTCACAGGGGCCAGAAGGTAAATCTGCTTATGAAGTATGGCTTGCAGCAGGAAATGAAGGTACAGAACTAGATTATCTTGCTTCAATTAAAGGTGATAAAGGGGAGCCTGGCCCAGAGGGGCCACAAGGTGTGCCAGGTAATAATGCTAATGGTTTTGATTACCAAGGCGCAGCTAATTCCGTTTCAGATCTTCCTTCTGCATCTCATGGAAACACATCTCAAGCATGGAGTGTTGGTACATATCTATACGTGTCAAACGGTGTAGAATGGATCAATATGGGTGCTATAGTGGGGCCAAAAGGAGATAAAGGCGACAAAGGTGATAAGGGTAACACTGGTGATTCAGCTTATCAAGTCTGGTTAAATGCTGGTAACGTTGGTACTATTGACGAATATATTGCCTCTCTGAAAGGAGAAAAAGGTGATAAGGGAGACAAGGGTGATCAAGGTGCACAGGGTATACAAGGCTTGACGGGGCCAACTGGTGCAGGGTTGACCATTATTGACATTCTGACTAACACTTCTGAACTACCACAAACTGGAGAAGAGGGTGATGGTTATCTGATCAATAATGAACTTTGGGTCTGGTTGCAAGGAGCCACAGAGTGGACAAATGTTGGTCGTTTAGCTGGTACTCCAATCACTGCAAAAGGACACGTTGCGTCTGCAAGTGCGCTTCCTCCTACAGCCAATTACGGTGATGCTTATCTGACGGAAGATACAGGTCATCTTTACATTTACACCTATAATGAACAAACTCAAACTGCTGAATATGTAGATATGGGTAGTTTGAAAGGTGATAAGGGTGAAAAAGGTGAGAAAGGTGACGCTGGTACTAACGGTACAGACGGTGCAACTTGGATTGTTAAAACAACAGATCCAATCTCTAGTGATGGTAAACAAGGTGATTATGCCTTTAATATCTCCACTGGCGAGGTGTTCTTAAAAACATCTGCAACTGTCTGGACTTCTCAAGGTACACTACCTAGTATCACAGATGCACCTAGTGATGGTAAGACTTATGCTCGTAAAGATGGGGCATGGGAAGAACTCACTAATTCTGTAGATGGTCAAGATATAGTTCCAACAAAAGTAACAACTAATTTTATAGAGGTTACAGCATATACCAACAATTCTGTTACAGGGGACTGGACACCTCCAGGAACACATAACATGAATGTGTTGAATCTTACTGGTAACGCTACTATAAAAGCATGGCCTGGTGTCGAAGATAGTACAAAACCTAAACCATTCTCTGCAATAGTTTATCTTATCCAAGATGCCACTGGAGGTCGTACTGTTACTTTAGATCCATCTTACAAAGTAATTGGTTCCAGTGATATTAATACAGATCCTAACGGAGTAACAATACTACAACTAACATATTGTGGTGTTGGCGATTACGTGGATGCTATTGTTGCTAAACGCACATAATCAAAGCCCCTTCGGGGGCTTATTATTTAAGGAGATTAAATGTATCCTATTCCTTTATTTATGTCAACAACATCAGCTTCAGTAGTAACAGCTACATCTATAACCACTTCCTCTATTGGTATTGCAATAGTTGGTAGTAAAAAGCAACTGACATACACAGTTTCACCAGAAGATGGTGCGTTATTTGATATAGCTTTTTCATCTTCAGATAATACCAAAATGGTTATAGATAATAACGGTATGATGGAGTTTGTTGCTGAAGGCGGTTTTGATGCAATAATGACAGCTAAAAATAATTTAGGTGCTGTCTTAACTGATCAATCTGGTGGCTATGCTTCAGAATTAAGTGTGTACACTGAAAGTCTGTCTGCTATGGATGCAGGAACTACTCAACAATTGGTTGCTACAATCAGTCCAGAAGGTGCTAAAGACCTTCCAGATATGGTAATTACGTACACCACAACAGATCCAGAAGTAGCTACTGTAAGTCCTACAGGATTAATAACTGCTCTTAAAGATGGCAGTTGCCGTATAGGTTGCACTGCAACTTATCAAGGAACAGTGGTGGCCTCTGATAGTTCTTATTTAGGTGTTAATGCTGTTCCTGTTATTTCTAATGTAACAGCCGTGGCAAACAGCTATGGAGACATTCGTGTTGCTTGGGATGTAGCTGATCCGCTAGATGGTGATACTTATACTGTAGAAGTATTAGATTTAAGTAATAACAGTGTCCAGTGGACTACAACAACCACGAATACTTACGCCTACTTTGATATCTCTGACTCTATTCCTCTTTATGGGTTTGCTCCAACATACCTTAAAATTAGCGTTAAGAGCACCAAAGCAGCAGCCGTTATCTTTAATAACTCAATAGCTACAGATGATTCATTCATTAAAGAAGTTATTGTCTTTGCTGGACAAGATAACGTAAATGCACACTTTACAGAATTATCTGGTGCAAATAAAGCAGCAATGAGTAGCACAACAACCCGTAATGCATATGCTACGCAACGTGGTTTAGCAAATGCTGAAGTTCTTCCGTTAAATGCAGCTTCTGGATCGTCAGCAGCAGATAAATATGCAGATGATAAAGCCGGAACAGGTACACCAGACAACTACTGGTATGATCTGGATAACACAGCAGACGGGCCATGCTTAACTAACTTTATCACTAAAGTCACACCTTATGCAAGTAAGGTTAAAGCAATTATTTGGGGACAAGGTGAAAATGATGCTGTATCAGCATCTTCGACTGTTGCAGGTAGATACAGTAACACTACACGTTACCATGATGCTACGATAGCTATCTTTGATAAGATGCGTACAATAGTTCCTGCTTCTCAAGCAAAAATTGTTTGGCAGATCCTAGGACGTTCTTATCTATATGGTGTAGAAGTTAATGGTGTGGATTGGCAGAAATACAGAAATGTACAAAGAACCATCTCTACAGCACGTGACGATGTTATCATTGGTTCTTGGGTGGATGGTGCTGAACGCTACAGTGGTTATGTTTATGAAGAAGGTATTGATGGTCGTATCCATTATATTTCTTCTATATACCAGACAGCAGCTACAAAACTTGCTAAATCAGCAGCAGACGGTACAGACCTAACATCAACGTCACCTGTTTGGGTTGATATGGCTGTTCCAACAGGAGGAGCCGCTGTAAGACAAGCTAACCAAGATGCAATTATTTCTTGGGAACCAGCAGGATATACCAAACATTACTTCCGAAATGTAAACGTCCTCACAGCAGCAATTCTTACAGAACAAACTCTTGATACTAACACTTACACATTTACTTATGCAGATCAGGTTGAACAATACGGGTTTGCAGCAGGTACAGCAGTGTTTGATGTTGCACATTATGATGCTGATAATGACGTGTTATCACCTCTTGTCAGATTTACAGTCAATGTTACATAAACAAAAAGGAGCCTATTGGCTCCTTTTCTTTTATCTTAATCAGTGAAAATTACGCTCACATCTTCTTTAGAGAAGAGTTTATGATTTTCACCTTTTGTTTCAAGAGTTTCATACAAGTTAAGAAGTTCTGAAACATCTTTCTCTACCAGTTTCTTCAATGTTGCAATTTTCTGTTTGCGACTCTTAATACGTTCAGCTACAACCTTACGTTGGTATCCAGCAGTACGATAACCTGAGAAAGTTACACCAGTAAGACTTGCAGTTACAGGATCGTAGTGACGTTCAATCTGAAATTTATTAAAAGGTACAGCGTCATCACGAATAATCTTACCGCCATTACTTACTTGACGAAGACCAGTAACTTGTTCCAGTCGTGCCATAGAAATCTTTGGAGACAGACCAGAGTCCAAATTCATACCGTTGTTAATCAGTGCTTTCAGGGTGATTTTGCTGTTCAGTGTACTCATTTAGTCGTTCCTCCGCTTGCTTAAAAATATTTACATCGGCTTCACAGCCTAAGTATTCTCTACCTGTTAAAAGTGCCGCAACTTGTGTTGTTGCACTTCCAGAGAAGAAGTCTAAGACTACATCTCCTTCGTTGGTATGTATATTAATAAGGTCACAAAACAAAGTCAAGTGTTTTTGTGTCGGATGAAAACGATCTGCTCCTTGATAGATAGGATACTCAAACACACCCTTATGGTAGGAAGCATTGAAGGTTGGCTTCGAACCTTTAACACAAACAATAGCCATCTCTTTAGCGTTACTAAGGTAGTTAACACCACTGTTGATGGGTACAGGGTTTGTTTTAATCCATTCAATAGTACGGAACATACGAAAACCAAGCGGTTCAAGGATTTCACGTAGCTCCTGGATCTTCCAGATATCATACCAAACTATGCAAGTACCACCTTTTCTAAGCACCCTATAGGCTTCTTTGAATACTTCTTTAAAGTAAGGAATATCTACAACGTCCCAGTCACCAAAGTTGTAAGATACACGGAATCTATCCGTATCTTTTCCAGTAGGCTCTCCAGATTGAAAATTTGTGTCACGAGAAATAGCATATGGTGGGTCAGTAAGAATCAAATCTACACTATTGCTTTCGAGGGTTTGCAGGTAGTTTAATGCAGTGTTGTTTACAAATTCGCTCATTATATCTCCTTCAAAGAAAAGGAGCCGTTAGGCTCCTTATATTCACACAATATTTAACTATTAGAAACAGTGCAGGAAGTTTCGACCATATTGCAAACCAATAGGAGCAAATGGGATATCATCATCGAAATCTTGAACAACAGGTTCTGGTTCTTTCGGTGCTGGCTCTTTCTTCTCTACTTTTTTAGTTTCTTTCTTAACTTCTTGTACTGGAGTAGACATTCCACGGATAGCAGCAGCTACTTTATCAGACAAAGCAAGAACTTCACGAGCAGCTTCAATAATCTCTTCTGCCGTTACAGTTTTACCTGTATGATCACGACAAGCGTTAAGAATTGCGTGTCCAACTGAAGCACCAAGATCATAATCAGTCACATCAACGCCACGATCTTTAGCAATTTCAGCTTTCAGAGTAACAGTTGCAGATTGTACCACACCAGCCAAGTCGAAAGCATCACCTTTCACACCAGCACGTAGAAGCTCCAGAGCGCCGTTTACAGCGTGTCCTGTTTCAATCCCTACGGTATCACGTTTTTTGTAGTTAGGCTTGCTACCGTCATTATTAGATGGCTTATTTCCACCTTTTGAAGAGGATTGTGCTTGCTGAACACCTTCTGTTGAAAGAATAGTGATTTTACCTTTAGAGGAATTGTAGTATGTTTTGCCATTCCATTCGGAAGGTTTAACATCCATAGTTAATTCTACACCTTTTTCGATAGTAACCCACTTATCACCATCTTTAACTTGCAGGTTTTCATGTTCTGGGTGCAGTTTAACTTCACCTAGGCTAACCCAAACACCTTTATCATCAGCACCAGCACCTTTCTCTTTAATAAGCAGAGATGCTTTGTGAGTTGATTCAATTTTCTTATCTGGTTGACCTGCAACCTTAATATAAGAGACTTTCATTTCATCAAACTTATCTAGTTTGACATATTCGACAATACCTTCAGCCCAGAATGCTTCTTTTTTAGTACGACGGTCGATTTCAGAATTAATTACTGGCATAAATTCTCCTCTATAATTACATTACTTTAACACAAAACTCTCGTAAAAGAGTAGCGTCAGTTTCTTCCAACAGGTATTTACCAAGACCAATACCAAATCCTATTTCACCACTTTCAAAATGGAGAATTTGTATCTTTTCTCCACCAAGGTTAATTACTTTTGCTTTTCCAGGATTGTCCAAAACATCTCGTATTGTGTCCTGTAGTAGCATTAGTTCACGTTTTGTGATAGTGGTTTCAGATATCTCTTTGTCTTCTACCCGCACTGTTAAACGGTTGTATCCACCAAAGAGACATAGTATTTGAATAAAAAAGGTATTATCTTGAGGTTCAACATCTTTTTTAGTTAGTTCAAGACGATTAGTTTCTCTACTGTAGAACGTCTCGACTAAGATTTTAGAACGATTGTCTGTCATTCAAGTCCTCATAATAACACATAATTGTAAGGTTTGTCAACACTTAAATCTTAAATTCTTCGTTGTTAAACGAATCCAGTGTACGTACTTCTGGTTCTTTGGGAATGAAAACGTCTTTTACAAAGCGGAACATAGGGAAACGTTCTGCCATTTTACGGACGTGTGCTTCTTTACCTGTGTATCGGTGATTAATAGTGCAAATATTAGTTTTCAATGCAAATTCAAAATCTGGATGATATACATAATTTAGACCATCCCAGTAACACAGGCAAATAGCTACGTCAAAGTTCCATACGATTTCACTGCGTACACCTTCTTCCATGATCATAAAGTTAAACTTAAGATCTTTATAGTATGCTTCAAATACCCATTTCAAATGTGGTAGTTCGGCATAAGTGTGTTCTGTTTGCTTAGTAAGTTGTTTAACATTACGTGCACCAACACCCAACATCAAAAATTTCTCTACCAGTACGGTTGTATTGTGGTTAGGCATACGCAAGTAAATGTCAATATCTTGCGCAGGTGTTTCTAATCGCCAGTCGCGTACAGCGCCGCCAGCTACAATTGCAAACGGATCTACCAGTTGGCACATACGTAATACTTCTAAAGCTCGTACTTTTTGATCTTCAATATTCATATTTTCTCCTATCGTGTCCACTCTTTATGTTGTTCTACATGCTCAAGCATTTCATTACATAGTGCTTTAAGATGTGGAACAACTCTTTCATCTTCAGTTTCAAAGAATTTTGTAAGCTGCTCTGCCTTAGCTTTCAACCAGCAAAGATGCGCTTCAATTTCAGTATTAAAACGTCCCAGCGTTTTCATGCGACTGCCTACTTTTATGTTGGCTTTATACTTTTTACGATCTTTCTCGTAACTACAGCCTACCATAGTCCCATGAGATCTTTTACTTACTCTATAAGCTAAGAACTTATTAAGATCTCCTGTTACTAAAAGACAGGTATCGGGAGAGTAAACTCTCCCTCCTATAATATCTTTATCAAGTTCTAAGTTTTCCCAGTTATCCCAAGTTTGCAACCAGGAATAGAAATTGGAGAACAACTTCCATTCTTCACAAACCGTCACCCCCTTATAACAAGGATCACGTTCTTGTTGACAAGGGGAGTAACACCTCCCCAACATAGCCATCCATTTCATATAATGCGGCGTTAGTTTCTTACTACCAGGTAGTGTACTCTCGCCTTCCAAATCATTAATACCTTCACCATACACGGTAAGCATAAAAACTCCTTTAAAATCAAAGAGATGTCAGTGACAAGTTGACCATGAACTACCAACATCGTAACCAGCAGTTAGAGGTACATTAAGATTGTAATACTCACCAGCTTTATTAACAGCGATAGATGCTAATTCTCCAGCACGACTGTAGGCTGTAAACCAACCACCTTTCGGAGATTCATGTACGTTAGCCCAAATCTTGCCAGTACGTTTCTCTTCCTCTTCTTTCCAGGCATTAACTTTATCCAAACATTCTTTATCAATTTTCTTTTGTTCTTCTGGATCATCAACTTGAGTCCAACCTAAAGATTCTTTAGAGAACCATTTAAAATGCACCAGATCACGAGTTACTTCAAGCTGTGCTTCATCGTGATATGCAATCATTTGTTGAACGAATGACTTATTTTTCCAGTCATCAACAAAAAAGTCAACAGCTAATCCTTCTTCTTCGATAAGATCATCGTAGATAACCATTGCTCTTTTTGCACAAATAACACCACCACTCTGGAACAGAGAGTTAAGTATTGCGTGTGCAGATCGTGTAGGTACTTTCCTACCATCAATACCAAGAATGTATTTCTTACCTGTTTTAACCCAAAAGTCATGCAGACGTTCTTTAAGAAGCGCAAGAGGTTTTGCAGCTTCCCAGAAAGCATCGTATACAAGCTGTCCTGTATACATATCACTACCTATAGTTTTTGCTACTTTTGCAGCTTGAGCACCATAAGTAATACCATACTTAACAGATTTAGCAGGGCTTCGTTCAAACTTACGACCAATAGTGTCAGAAATACGTCGAGCCATCATTGTATGAACATCATTAGGTTTTTCCAACAATAGAGCATTACAATATTCGTGTGGTTCCTGCTCGTACCGCCAACAATTCCCTGTAATCGTGATGCAGTCTTTCTGACGCATAACCCATGTACCGAGTTCTGTTTGTGGACACCAAACATCTTCTACACCCCATTCTTCAATAGTCAGACTTTGAACAGGGATGTGAGAGCGGTTAGCCAACGTTGCCACTTTTACTTTCTGGTCTTTCGTATTGAAGGCTACAGAAATATTACCCCCATGAACCAGGTATGAGGCAGTTAAGGCTGCTTCAAAAAGTTCTCCTGGGTTCTGCGCCCAGCGCCAAACAGGTTTTTGTTTATGTTTGTGCCAGTAACCATCCGCAATCAAAAAACCTTCCAAGAAAGCCACACGCTCGGCATGAGACATATTAACTACACGTTCTACCCACGGAACATCCCATTTACCTTGTTGAACAGAAGTTAAACTATTTACTTGATCTTGTTCCATGTTAAATGGAGCATTACAAATAATGTTATCTCCTGTGCAAAGCTCGGCAGTTGTTCTGACTTTAGGCACATAAGTATTCCCTGTACTACGAGTATTAACATACCAACGGTGATCTGCTGTTGCACGATAAGTATGGGATTTTCCTTTAATCTCAAACGTCTTACTATTTTTATAGAAGACCTTACCTTTTACTTTAGTCCATTCTTTAAGTCCTGTTTCTGGGTTATATCCTAAGATTTCATCCCCTTCTTGTAGATCGTGATAACCAACCCAACCTTTACGGGTTAGTGCTTGTGCATCCATAGGTACACAGTAGTGTGATTCTATTTTTGCCTCAAGAGAATCAAAGTCATAACCAATTTGGAAGTATTTTGGAACTTCTACACCAAATAAGTTACGCATTTCATATCCGTACAGAGATGTTACACGTGGGATATTTGCTACTAACCTATGTTTCATACGAGACGTAGCTGCATCACACGTTGCAGCAGGAGTTGGTATACGACCATCAGCTCTTACTGCCGCCAGATAACCTTTATCGTAATCCTCTTCATCCTCTTCCCAATCAGCACCACCACCTAGAATAGAGTTTCTACGATGTTTATACGTAAGATACTGCACAATCTGCGTAGCATAAGGGAACTTTTCACCCAGTGCTTCCAAGTTAGGACAAATATCCTTCTCTTGCCCTTTTGTAAAGGAAGGGTTAGTAAGCACTTTAACACCACGACCTTTAGCTTTAGCAATACGATCTCTTAGTTTCCATTCCAAAGTTTCTGGTGTGCACTCCAGATGATCACATCTATCCTGGCAGAAGTTAGATGCTAATGTTTGATCAACATAGTCACGAATAGCTTTCTCCATTTGTGCTTCATCTTTCTTAATCTTAGTGCCAGATTTAAGAGTGATATCTTTATCTTTATATTCAGATGGACTCCAACCTAAACCAACTAACCAATTTTTAATATGTGTAGTGTCGTCTAAAGTAGCAGGTACTGTAGGATCACAAATAGGTTCTTCTGCTGGAATAGGTAGTTTAAACTCTTTACCTAATGCAAATAACCACCAACCATCTTCTTTTTGTACAAGTTCACCAGAATGTTTCTCTGCAAACTTTATCATGTTACTTGAAGGCTCACCATTCTTTTTAAACTGTAGTTTAGGTGGAATGAATGATTTCAAATAACCTTTAGTAGCAGGTTTAGGAGGTAGCACAGGTTCTGCCTCTAAACGACATGCTTCCATTCGAGCATCCAGATCACGAATATTATCTTCTGCTTGTTTCATATTGAAAGCAAAGCCACGGTGCTCTTGACGTGTAATAATATCAGCTACACGTTGTTCTAAGTTAAATGGTTCAGACCACTTGTTATAATCACCCCACTCTTCCATCAAATAACGGAACACTGCGGTGTTAGCTTTGTTATCGTAAATACAGTAATACAGCATATCTGCTGCAAATGTTCTAAATCTTTCAGTTTCAGGAATGTTTTTTCTAAAATCAATTTTAACATCCCCTCCAGCTTTCTTAGATAACTCTGCCAGACTATGACCACCGAAGCGATCAGGGTTTAGTGTCTTACTTAAGATCATAGTATCACAAATTTCAATGTTACTATTACCCCAAGTATTGTACTTAATACTGTAGTTGAGTTTAAAAAATAATTTAATTGCCAGTAAGTCGAAGTTAATGATGTTGTGTCCAACTACTTTGGTAATTTTATAGTTTGAATTACCTTTAAATTTACCTGTTCCATTTACAAAATCAGGAAAATCTTTAAGAGGGAAATGGGTATATTCTAAATGCTCATATTCCTCCAGTCGGTATTCATACTTTCCGTCAGTCTCAATATACGGACGACCATCGAAAAGATATTTATCACCATCATGGAAAGCAATAATCTCTCCAGTATCATGACTTTCGCACACAATACAGTGCATTGCAAAACTATCTTTTAAACGATATGGACTTGCCAAGTAATCTACACTTTCGTCATTAAGCAAGTTGTTACTTTCAATGTCGAAAGTAAAAGCTCCCATTCTCCCTCCTTAAAATATTTCTAAAGTCTTAATTTGTTAATACTGTACCATAAATTAATTGTTTTGTAAAGGGGCTTTCGCCCCTTCTTGTTATTTATTGTCAGCACTTAATTGTACTTTAATAAGGCAATTAGGGACACCATTGGTATTTCTCAAGCCTACACGGTCAATTTTAACTGTCCCTGTTAAGCCACTAAAAGTGGAAACAATGTTATTAATGTTTTCATCCTTACTAGCGATATCAAGAACAACTTTATCACTAACATTTTTCAGCATACGATCTACAAGCTCTCCCACAAAACCACTGGTAGTTTGAATGAGAAGGTATAGGCAACCATCCTCAAACCACAAATGTTCACCATAAGCATAACCATATGGTTCTAACTCCGATCCATCTTGAAATTTAAACTTAGCAACAGTTTTCGTATAATCATACCCTAACGCAGAAGGGGATACCCCATAGAGGATATTTTCGTTGTCTTTCATATTTCTCTCCTTAATAAGAACCATCAGGAATATTCTCTGGGTTACTTGTGTATTGATCGTAATCGTGAAGTGTAGCTGTTTTAATCTCATAGAAGAAACTACCTGCTGCACCAGTCTCTGAGAACTCACGGTTCTTTAGAATGTAGCAATATGTGCGGTTACGTTCCATAGGATCTTCAGCTTGTTTATCACGCTCCAGCGCAATTGTGATACCAGCACCTTTAGCAAGGAAGCTACTACCCATTGCATCATCTTCTACAATATGTTCATTACTATTGTTAGAAGACTTTTTAACGTGTGAAATTACAACAATGGTAATTGCGTACTCTTTCATAATGCGTTTGAGCCACGTCGCAAGTTCCTCTTGTTGTGACACGTCCATACCAGAAAGCAAATCAGAATAAGGGTCGATAACAAGAATGGTTACTCCGAAATAAATAATCATTTCCAGAACCTTCTCTTTAATCACATCTACGTTAGCTCCACGATCATCACAAACATAGAAACGTGGTGTTCCATCTTCTCGTTCGTAAAAATCACGAATCTTTTCTTCATTATCTTTTAAAATCTTTTCCTTCTCTTCTTTTGTTTTACGGTGAAGAGGGATGTGCAAGAATGAAGACAGTAAGTTACGAGAATACTTCTTATACGTTGCCTCCAAAGATAAAATACCAAGAGTATGTTCTGGGTGTGCAAGAATAATGTGTTTCGTAATCTCGTTAACCAACAGTGTCTTACCAATACTTGTTTTTGCAAGTATAACAGTAATTTCTTCTTCTACCAAGCCTCCACCTAACATATTAGAAGCAACACGCATGAATGGAGGAAGAGTAATCATTTTAGCTTCCAGACATTCCAAGGCTGCTTCATACAGTACGTTAGAAGCATAAACACCAGCAGGTGTGTACAGTTTAGCTTTGAAAAAGCGATCAAGAAAGTGATCAATTTTTCCTTCTACTAGTGCCTGGTTAGGATCTTTAACATCTGTTAGTTCCATCACGTAAACTTTATTACGTGGTAAGATTTTAACACATTTCTCAACTGCTGCACGTCCAGCTTCATCATTATCCATACACAGAACAATCTTTTTAAATTGATCTAAGAATTTATAACGATGTTGAAGCTGCTTATGCAGAGATGTTTCGCCACAAGTACCAGATACTACAGCAGGAACAGGATATTTACCGCCCTTGTTATAATCTTTTAGCATCTGTGTTGCAGCCAGCATATCGTGTTCACCACCAACGATTAGAATAGTACCGCTGTGGTTACGATATTTAAACTCCCCAAAGAGATCACAATCCTTTCCTGTTTCACCGATAGGATGCGAAAAATCTTTTGGATCAATACGTTGTTTATACCCAGCAATATTGTAATCTTTAGTTGTAGGGTATAGTGTTGAAATTACTTCGCCAGTAGCTTCATCGTACATATAGCGTACACCGAAAGGTTTAGAGATATCTTCACGAATACCGCGATAACCTTTTGGATTAGTTCCAGTGCTGGCTTTTAGTTTATCATGTACTTCTGGATTAAACTCACTACCCAAGATATCCTCCTCTTCAATTTCTTCGCCGTGTGCATTTAACCATTTTTGATCAGGGATAGTAAAGCCACAAGAAAAACAATGTGCGCCTCGATGGTCTTCATCGGCATCTAAGCCGTATACCATCAAATTGTTTTGTGATCGATCACGCCCTCCTTTCATACAACGAGGACACCCAGTATGTCCTTCTTGACTTAGGTCAATGTTATACCCATATTTATTTACAACATAAGACACATGATTCTCCTACTAAAATGATTCGTTTGTCTCCATAATATATTGCATTTCCAAATCTTCCATATGTTTCTTAAATTGGTAAACAATTTCCGATGGGGAAATATCTATATCAAAAAGTTCTTTTGTACCAGAATAGAACCTAATACCATCAACAATAAGGCCACCATAATAATCCCAATCACTTTCTCGTGAGAAAGGATTAGGTTCTTCATAATAGTAATCTACTTCAACAATAATAGGTTCTTTATTATCTTGTTTATACTCAAAATCAAAAGTGTTCATTATAAATCCTCGATAAGCAGTCTGCGGGTTTCATTTAAATCATCAATATTGTAGTTATCTCTTACATACTTAGCAAGAGCCAATCCTTTCTCAATACAAACATCAGGAGATTCGATTAAGTATTCTACAATATCTTTCCACTCTTTAACTGAATCAGCAAAGAAGATTAGATCTTTAAACTCTTCAGTATAATAGTTCTCTCTTGGTGAACAAACGAGTGGCAAACCTTTAGCACCAGCTTCAAGAATTTTTAAATTACTTTTGGCATTATTAAAATGATTATTTACTAATGGAGCTATGGAGATTTGATGACCATCGTATGCTTCCATATAACACTCATAAGGACGAATACCTTCATAAACACAATCTGGTTGAATCTCTTCTTTAATTTGCAACCATTGAGCACTACTTAACTCTTCGTGATCTCTACGAAATCCACATAAAGTTAACTCTTTACCAAAAGCAGGGAGAATTGCTAAATCATGTTTATGTGTTTCACTTCCCGCCCAAACCAGTGGACTTTTAGAATAACGATCTTTCGTAAGAACAAACTGTCCTTCATCAAAAGGTAGTCCGTTAGGCACAATATGTACATTATCATTGTATTGGCTTAATTCAACCTTTAATGCTGGAGTTGTTGTAGTTACAAGATCGCTTCTTTCAAGGAACCATTTTAGGTCATCTCGGATTTGATTTTCAAATAATCCTTCAAGCATATGCCCTTCAGGAATAATTAAAGAATCATCCAGATCCATTACCAATTTAAACCCAAGTTGTTTAAGAGCCAGGAAACCTGGCTTTCCACGAGTTGGTACTCCATTGAACACAAAAATATTATGCTTAGGATTAATGGTCAGTTTGCGTTTATATGGCAAAATGATTCTATGAAAATCACATACACTATACCTCTCATGTCCACGTGTGTCAAGAATAATATTAGGCATATGGCTCCTTGTTAAAGACTTTCAATAACTTGACGACGCAGTTCATTGGCATCTGCAAGATTATAATTAAGACGAACGTGTTCTGCAAGCATCATACCACGATCTTCTGTGTATCTAGGGTTCCTCATTAGCTTGACAACTTCATAATGCCAAGATGCTTTAGAGTCTGCATAAATAACAGCCTTTGCATCTACCGGATTGAAGTACGGCAGCACAGGAGAACAGATAATAGGAAGACCCTTTGCACCTGCTTCCAAAATCTTCAAATTGCTTTTACAGTTGTTGAAGTCATTATCTACCAGAGGAGCAATTGCAATACTGTGACCGTCATACACAGACATATACTCACCTAAATTTTTAATAGCTGGTTTATACTGTGCATTTGGAATTTTACGTTTTATTTTAACCCACTCCGCAGTAGTTAGATACTGACTATTATTTCCAACAGGTGCAGAAGGATACACTTCATACCCTGCAATTGTCAATAGTGTATCATCAAATGTATTAGCTACAAGAGATAAATCAGGTTCATGGCTTGCTCCTCCAGCCCAAATAATAGGCGTGTCAGAATAACGGTCTTTTGTCAAAGTAAATTGACCTTCGTCGTAAGGTAGTGCGTTTCTAATAACGACAACATTACGGTTTAAATGACGAATTTTGTAAGCCAGGTATTCTGTTGTTACTGTAACAACATCTGCTAACTTAACCATCTCTACAATAGTCTTTGAGTGATTAGTAAATACGCCAGCCATATAATGTTCAGGATTAAGTGAATAAAAGTCATCTAAGTCAACAATAATCTTAACACCTTGTGCCTTCAGGCGTTTAACCTCGTCTGATCCACGAGAGTACACTCTATTAAAAACTAAAACGTCTTTCTTAGGTTTGAACGTATTTCCCGCAAACGGCATTACAATACGATGGTAATCACAACCACTGCCTAACTTATTATCACACTTAAGTACAGGAGTATTAGCACTTACCATATTTTTGAGCCTCCTCATAAGAGATAAAAGTTTTACCATTGCGAAGATCCTCCAGTGATTGTTTATATTGTTCCCAGTTTACACCAATCCCCTGTTCTTTCTCTTCTTTTGACAGATTCGCAAAAGGTAAAGGATTATCTCCAAACACATCGTCAGGATGGATAAACGCCATAATTCGAATAGGACATGGTACGCCCTGAATACCTCGGTTCAAACCTGCCAGTGGAACGCGCTGAATCCACTCTGCATCTTCATATCCATAACCGTGGGTGTATGAGCGGAAATAGCCAGCTTTCTCAATAACTGCACGGGAATACATACCAAACTGACACATACCTAGTTCCCAAATAACCACTTCACCCTCAATACCTTTTACTTTATCTTTAAAATATTCAGGCATACCAAAGAAATCCCAACCATTTTCCTTAGCCTGTTTTACAAAATATGTTTCCCAACCTGGCACAACCGGATAGCAATCATCATCAAAAATAAACCAGTAATCATACCCTTCATCATAAAACTTTTTCATCAGTTCATTACGGGCATATGCAACACCTTTTCGTTCCCGATCATACTGCACAACAAAAGTAGCATTAGGATCAGTCACAAGATAATCTTTAAGAGGACGCTTACCTACAGTAATAACACCAACACCAATTTTTGTATTTTCCAAAATAACTCCTTAAATAATTTTATTCATGTCTTGACAATGTAAAAGGTGTGAAACAGCTTTTCTAGGATCATCATTACCTAAACGGTATGTGTGAAATAAATATAACCCACGTAGTAAACCTAGCCTTTTATTGTTAGCGTGTAATGCTTTAGAGAAAATTATATCAAACTGTATTGATCTTTCCTCAAAAGGGATTTCATTCCACAGACTCTTACGAAAGAGAAGAAAGAATCCTGCTAAGATAGCATCTGTAGGTACTTCCTCTATTGAGTTTCCCCATTCTAGATGTGCTCTTTTTGCAATCTCAATGTGGTGTAATATATTTGGATCTTCACTTCTTTCATTATTAAATAATTGATATGTTGATCCCAATCTATTACAAGATGCACCAAGAACATCAAAATCAGGATTTGAACGGACTATTGATTCCAACCAAGCAGGTTGTTCTGGAAGAAGAAACATTGTATCAATGTCTCTTAGGCAAATCCAACTATCTTCTGGTAAGACACTTATTGTGTCATTGATACCTTTTCCAATATCTCCAGAAAGATAGGGAGTTATGTGAAATATCATACTCCCTCCGTATTATTACTTTAGCATTTTTAGACTAAAAAGTCCAAATGGTTTTACCTATTGATTACGTTTTGCGAGTTCCATTTGGATAGCTAAACTGTGATCTCGTGCTTCCATATACTCTTTATATGTTTCATTAAGATGATCACGACAAACATCACGCAGTTTAATCAGTTTATCTGTAGGGATACCACTAAGATCATCCCAAGATTTTACAACTTCACCAGTATCATTGATCCCAATGGTTTTCATCTACAACCTCCTTAATTGCTACAGCACAGTTTTTGCAGATACACTGCCCTTTACCTTTAGAAATCTGGATGTAAGGTTCATTTTCATCTTCGCCCTTACGTGAGTCATATATTACAGAATTGAAGCACACAACGCAAATATTTTTTAAGATTGTATACTTATCAACTTTCTTTTTTGTTTTAAAGTTAACTTCAATAACATCAGCCATCAGTGTAACACTCCCAGTATGTTGTTTTGTGACATAACCATAGAACATTCAACATTATCGTGACTACGTGAAAAACGTTCCCAAACATCTTCATCGACTCGTAAAGCTATACAAGGATAGACGTTATCATTGATCATTTCAATTGAATAAACATCCACATTGTCTTCGTCTTCGATGAACATCATTGCAAACTGTTCTAAATGTTTCCTAATGTAATGTACATCCTCTTCTGTAAGACCAATAACAAGATAACTTGCAACGATAACGCCATCTTTCATCTATATCTCCTTAGCGATAGAATTGATGTTCTTTGTAGCGGTACACTAGAACCATATCTTTTTCCCAGTGTGCTCTTATTGTAGATTTTTTAAAGTATAATGCTCCTTTTGTAATATCTAATGCAATTCGTAGTTCTGGAAAATGGTTATCGAGATAAAGTAGACGTTCTGCTATAGCCTTAGCTTCCTTCCACTTATCGTGTTCCATAACGTTGAATGTCTTCGTGTAAGAGAATTGTCCTTTCTGAAACAAAACTTCTTTTATAGTATCAGGGAAATATGAATCTCTAGCCCTATTCAATACTACATTACCAACAGCAGACATACCGCGCTTTCCTTGATTACGACTTTCTGCATAGATTGCACAAGCTAATAGATTTTCTTTACTATCACGCTTTGTACACTTGTGAACTACTTTAGCAGTTTTTACGTTTGCAGCTTCGGCTTGCGCCACAACAGGTGTAAATGTAAAAGCAGTTAAGGATAGTAACGCAATTGCGACAAAGGTTTTTATTGACAAACTTGCCTCCTATTTTGTTAAACGAACTTTTATTGTAACACAGAAGAGGCTATTTTGCAAGTGGAGGGGGATTATCCCCCTCTTACACTCTGTTAGATATTGTAAACCTTTGTATGAGTTACTACACCATCTTCTACAAAATCAATACGTTCTTGATCCGTAACTAGTGCAGACAACACTTTAAATTTAATTTTTACACGCTCAAAAGCTGGTTGACCATCTTTAAGATAATTATGTTCAGTTGTCACTGTCTTGTTTACAAAATCAACTTTTGCTTTACCGTTTTCGCGTAGGTGGAATGTTTTTCCTGCTTTGTACACAATTTCAACATTACCTTCGAGAGTAATTCCTTCAAAAAGTTCACCCTCTTCTTCATTTTCTTCACTTTTGAACAGACGACGAAACTCTTCCATATCAAGATAAACAACATCTTCAGAATAACTATCAGTAAGATATGTCTTACCCTCCATCAACCCGAAATATTGCCAGATTGCCGGATAAACATCACTAGATGATCCAAGGGTTTCTCTGAGTTTAGTTCCACGGATTACTTCATAAACTTCAAAATTGAAACCAGACTGCAAAGCATCAAACAGCACATCACTAACTTCTAAAGCATAATCTTCATTGTTGTCAATATCTACAAGAAAATTGCCGCTACGAATAAGTTTTTGACCTTCTAAAGTAATACCCATTGTTTTCTCCTCTTTTATTTAAAATATGCGCCCCGAAGGGCGCTATGATTTATTACTTGACGTATTACTCGAACCAATCGTCGCCAGCGCCAAACGCTTTAACTACATCGTAAATGTCAAGCCCAGCTTTACCTACACCATACGCTTTCAGTTTCCATTCGCTATCTTCTCGCACCAGGGAGGCAACGTGGCAAATGGTGTTACCTGCAAGTTCTGGAGCCAAGAAGTCAAAGTCCAGCAGTTCAACATTACGTTCATCATCGAAGATTTTAAGGAAACCTTCGGTAGCGTGACCAAGGCGTTTCTTACCCGTTTCGTCATCAATAGTAATTACGAATGCAATTTCCTGTGCTTCAGCAGAGATATTATCCAGTGTAACATCAATCTGCTCCATCTGTCCTACACCATCACGAACATCTTCACCTGCAAAAGTAGAACGTTCAGGATCAAATTTCTGCGCGTAGCACACCAGGTGACGAGGAGACAACAGTTCCGGCAGACCAGATGCATTGTGTCGGCAAATCAGAGCACTAACATCCAGATCCAGTTTTTCGTTAGATTTCCAAGAGAATTCCAGACGAATGCGTTTCAGTGCTGGTGCGATCTTTTTCAGAGAAACTTTTTCGCTAGAACCTTTTTTCAGGGAAATTTTCTGAGTCATAATTTATTATCTCCTTTGTTGTTAATTTACGTTGTCTATTTTACTAATCTTTTCTACAAAGTCAAGCGTTTTTTACGCTTTTGCTCCGAATTTTTTAACCCACTCACCAAACTCTTCGGATAACAGTTTATCGTAAAGTTCTTCATCAGACAAGGACAAATCTGCAATACCGATAAAATCAACATTATCGTACTCTTTTGCCAAGTCTTTCAGGAATTTAAAGTTTGCATTACCTACACCAACCATAAACCAGTAAACAGGCGTATTGCGGTGTTTGTTCAGTAAGCTACGTACTGCTGAAGTATCCATGTTTTCCCCGTCAGTTTGGAAGAAAATCATTGCAGGAGTACGATCAACTTGTGCATCAGTATCTACAACCTGTTCTACAATAGTACGTGTTACTTCTACAAGTTCTTTTTTACCAGTTAGTTTAGCAAGGAAACCCTTAGCCGGGACTTCTTCATACTCAACGACTTCGCGTGTAATATTTTTCATAGGTACACTACCGAAGTATGTATCATAGATCTCTTGCATTACTGGAGCATAAGCAGTACCACCGTTGATGCAAACATTAGACATGCAAGAGCCGACATAATCATCATACACATCAGCCGTTGCAGGAGGCAGTTCAAAAGAAGAACTATTGAAAGCCCACATGTCAATCTGTGCATTGTCATCAAACTTCATACCAAACGGCAGCAGTTTACCTACAAAATCACTAACAGTGCCATCACGATACAGCTCACACATACTACCCGAAATATCTAAGGCGCTACCGACACGAAGAACAACATCGTTAATCTTTTTCTTACGCAGAGATACAGTAAGAGTTTCTTGACGTTTTTTAAGACTGATTTTATTGGACATATTATTTCTCCTTTCTGAGTGTAATGTTAGTAACTTCTAAATCCACTTCTACCATTTCTGTATCATATGAAATACAGCTAAGTTGACCTCTTTGTGAACCGTTCAGACACATTGCTTGGTTTGTATTAACTTTAATAAACACTAAGTTTCTGAACGTATCTAAACCAGAATCTTGATACGCAACATAATATACGAATGTATCACCTGCGTCAAGTTCTCCAAAACATTTAGGTTCATCTGATTTATCGTCTTTGATATTAAATTTAAGCACTGTCTTCTCCTTTACCTGCCCTCCAGCCTAAATAGAAAGCCTCTCTGGTGATCTTTTGTAACTCGTTTAAAGAGATAGTTACAACTAAAATACACCAGCCTTAAGATCAATTAAGGCCAAAGTTGTTTCAGAATGTGTTGGCTCGTCTACAGGTGCAGTCATATGATAATACAAAAAGTTTTCGGCATCATACCAATTTGACTCTTGACATTGTTTCCAACCATCAATGAAAGCATCTTCCATAATGGTTTGTAATTCTTCACGAGTTAAGTGAATATCTTTATTCATTACACATTCTCCTCTTTTACCAAATCCATCGTTGAACTATCAAAACCATCTTTAGAAGAATAGGTATAGACAGAACGTAGTTCTCGCAGGACAGTAAATACATTAGGATCATCTAACCAAGCATCCTGGAGGAGAACATAACGATCTTCATTGTCGTACTGGACAGCGATCATAGAACCAGACAGTTTGTAAATTTTAATATTCATAATATATTTCTCCTTAAAGTAGACCACGTTTAACAGTTTGAATCATACCATCTTCAAGAGATTGCACTTCTTGAATGTAATCAATACGAGCAGCACGGGCTTCAGTGTTGATCCGATTAGTTTCTTCCAACATTTTAACTAAGTTTTCTTGATCGCGACGTAATGTCTCAATATCCAATACTTGACGATTAGCAAGTTGTGTAGCTTCAATTTGGTTTTGTGCAGCCAGATCACTACCCATTGCAATAGCAGCATTAAATTCATTCAGTACATTGTTCTGTGTATCGGCTGCTTTCTTCTGGCGTAGACTTTCAATATACATAGAAAAGTTTGCAGAGTAAGCAGGAATAACATTATTCACAATATTACGGGCTGATCGCATCAAACTTGCAGATACTTTCTGCATACTTTGTACACGTGGCCCCATCTGAACACACAGTAAACGCAAGGCTTTCAGGTCTGCAATACGAATTTCAAGCAGATCCATAGTATCACGAGTACGTTGACGCTCTTCTACTTCATTTTCAGGTAGTGTATTAAGGTGAACTTCTTCTTTTTCATAAGTAGCTGTTAGAAGCTCTATATCCCTGTTTAAGCTAAGAGCATATTTTGCAATAGCCTCTTCTAAACGTTGCAGATATCGTAAAGAATCTTCTTCTTTTTTCAAGTCTGTTTGGAGTGTCTTTACCAAACCTTCAATACGATTATTGATGGTGTCAAATTCTCCAAACAAATCTTCTTTCATACCTAATACTTTCTTAACTAGCTTACCTAAACCTTTAGATTGTTTAATAGAATTAGGATCAAGTTGCTTTGCTTGCTTAATAAGTGCGGTTAAACGCTCACTCATTTCATCTCCCTGAGATGAACGCTGGTGTTTAAGCACTTCCGCATTAAGGTTACGAAGAGTAAGTCCTGCATCAGCACCAACCTGTTCAATCTCTTCACGAGACATTGGAGGCAGCATTTGTACAGGTCGTGCAACAGCAGGGGCATATACAGGGCTTGCATCCATAGCACTTGGAGCAAACAAAGACTTACTTTTTTCTGTTGTTGCCGTGAATACACTCGTTTCAGACGGTTTGCTTTTTACGGCACTGATAAAAGGACTGGACATTCAATTTCCTCCATATTCTTTAGTAGATGGTGATACCTCTGTACCACCATCATAACACAAATTAAGTATTAAACAAACATATCTAAATAATTTGTAGTAATAAATGCTCCATCTGCTTCCAGGTTAACATAACCAGTAGCATTAGTGGTTAAGAAATCCAGATCGAAGGACTCTTTAACACCCCGTACCTCAACACGAGAGATATCGAATACAGGTAGTGTAACAGCCTCTTCGTGCAATACCGTACCTTTGTAGGTTGCCTTAATGATAAACTTGATATTACCCGTTCCCGCATCATACAAAACACTTTCAAACCCTTTGAGAGTATATTTATCACCAGAAGTGAAGTGCAAAGTTGCTTTGTTTACAGTACGTTTTTTACGAGGAGTTCCTTTCACACGTTTATGATCACTACGTTTTTTGTATTTAGGAATGAATACAAACGATACACTCTCAAGAAAGGTATCAACATCAAGGATTTTAATATCCTCTGTTGCAGCAAATTTTGAAGTCGTTGCATCAAAATGCTTTCCCCTGCGATCATACATAAAGATATCAAACCGATCTTCTAAATCAAACAAATTATGTATCTTAATTTCAGAATGCTTGCACATTGCAGCAACCTTAAACTCTTCAAAACGTGGGTGTTCTACAAGCTCTTCAAGTTTTACACCAAAGACAGTATATTGTTTCGAAGTTTTTTCTGGCGTTGGCATTACAGAAGCATAATCACCGATTGCGCTTTTAAAGCAAAATTGTTCTTGACCTGTATTTTTACCAACGAATTTACAGTATTCGTCATCGTGCATACTTTCTTTGGTAGTACCAACAAACTCAAAACCATCTTTATTCTTCTCAAGAATTTCTTGATTAAAGATCCAACCTTCCAGGCGATACACTTTACCAACTTCTAGTTTCATCTGTTTCTCCTTCTTATTTAATCTGTATTAAATTATTAACGACGACGTGAGCTACTAAAACTACGTTTCGACGAAGAATAACTTTTCGAAGACTTACTATAAGAGCTAATAGGGCTTGAGTAAGACTTACGAGCAGAGTAATCACTATTCACTTTTGTTGTTGATGGGCGTGAATACGTTTGTACACTTTGCTGCTTAATTGTGTTTTGTTTAGTTGTTGTATATGTATTCCCTTGTTTATCATAAAAACTATGCTTTTGTGTTGTATATGATTTACTGTTAGTTGTAGGAGCAGCGTTGTTATTAATAATTGTTGTATTGCTACCGCCATCTCTATAACCACCACCGCCACTATTACCACTCAACATATGACCAAGAAGCATACCTGTAGCAAATTCACCTACACCAGAAGAACCACTACCGCCTCCTTGCACAACAACTGTTGAAGGTTGTGCAGGTGCTGCTTGAACAACTTGAGGTGCAGGTTGATTTACATATTGTTCATCTACCATCTGATTTGGTGTTTGTTGGTAACGTTGGTTTTGTACATTTTCAGAATCATCACAACCTACCAGCAATGCACTACCTAAAACAACTGCAACAATAAAAGATTTAATGTTTTTCATTTGTAACCCTCTCATTTAAAGTCTCGACACAATTTTTAAAATCCCTAGAGAAACAATACATCTGTTCTCCGTTCCTGTTGATAGTAATTGTATGGTTATCAATGTATGTTGTCAAGATAAAAATCAAACAAAATAACCCTAAAGCAAAACAAATATTTTCAAACAGAATCCAAAGAACACGTAAAACCACCATCAGATCACCTCAACAAAGCCCCCGAAGGGGCTTAATGAATTAAGCAACAGCCTGGTCTTCTTTTTCAGGGAAGATTAAACTTGCAATAACACCCAGCCCCAGAGTACCTAACACAATATACATACTGATCGTCGGATCAATGTGTGCTGGCAGGAAACTCACTTTTGCGTGCAGAGTTTCTGCAAACGGGTGATACATCAGTTTTACACCCACAAATACCAGGACTACGATAACTGCTTTCTCCAGATGAACCAAATATTTCAGTGCAACACTAAGGACAAAGAACAGAGCACGTAGACCTAAAATTGCACACAGCATTGAAGAAAATACAAGCAGAGGTTCTTGTGTCACTGCAATTACTGCTGGAACAGAGTCTACTGCAAAGATTACGTCAACCATTTCCATTACAAACACACAAACCAATGCAGGAGTTGCTACACGAACACCATTTTTGATTGTGAAGAACTTCTCACCATCCATCTGATCAGATACAGGGAACAGCTTACGAACAATGCGAGTAGCCCAGTGTTTAGAGTAATCAACTTCTGCGTCATTATCTCCAGCGAATACCATTTTAGCTGCACAGAAAAGGATGACAGCACCGAAGAAGATATTAACATACCAGCCCAAACTCAACAAGTAAGTGCCTACTGCTACAAACACACCTCGGAAGACAATCGCACCTGCAATACCCCAAAGTAGAATCTTGTGTTGCAAGTGTGTGCTTTTAATACCAAAACTTGCGAATACTGCCACAAATACTACTAAGTTATCTACAGAAAGAGATTTCTCCAACACATACCCACTCAAGAACAAGCTCGCGAAATCAGCACCGTGTTGGAAGTATACAAAACCATAGTAGGCTAATGATACCCCAATCCAGAAAATTGACCAGCCAATTGCAGATTTAAATGAGATTTCTTTGTTTTCTCTGTGTCCGAAGAAATCAATACAAATCGACAAGACTAAAATACCCACTAAAACAACCACATCAATAATTGGGAAACCCAGTTGCATTCTTTTCTCCTCTTTAATGCGGAGGACAATCCTCCGCTATATGTCGTATACTATAAACTGTTTTTAAAGAAAGTCAACTAGTTCAGTTCTGTAATTTTAAGTTTATCTTCTTTGTTAATGATAGGGAAAGCTACAGCATCACCTACATCATCAATAAAGCAAACAGCAAGACCACCTTCCACTTTGCTAACCTGACCATTAAAGGCGTGATACGGGGCAGGAACAATATCTCCATCTTCAAGGAGAATAGCCTCATAAACCTTACCAATAGTACAATCACGAGTGTTTTTAAATTTTTCAAGCACTTCAACATTTACTTTACGCATATAAAGATCCTCTCTTATTTGTTAGATTGAAAGATACCACGAAGTACCGCAAGAATGAACGTCACACAGACTACACTCCAAAACGTTACAGGAACATGATGCCAGTCTAAACCGATAATGTCAATCATATAGTTGTATGCTAAAAGCAGTAGCCAACTAGGGATTAACACAATCAAGAATACAACAATAAAACAACCTAATACTGCTAAAACACCTGCCATACTTTCTCCTTATTTCAGTTTGTAAACAATTACATTTAAACCTTTGTTCACTAGAGTTTCTTCGATCATAAGTTTTACAATATTCCAAGAACCTCCAGCCAAACCACAACCAAGCATTGGTAAACCTACAATTTTACCGCCTGAAGATACAACATCGTCTCCCATACTATCTAACGCATTGTAGATAGCTTCATAATTCAGGTCACGCTTACCTTCCTCACGACGACTATAACCATATTGTCCATATAAATTATAAATTGTCAAATTGTTTTCTGTATACTTAGTAAACGTACCTAATTTTTTATAATCACCACGCTTAGTGGCACAATCTGCTTTAAACGCACCAGGCCACTTGCTTTTAATTTTTGGTGCAATACCACTACCCATAGTGCAAAAACAGTTACAGCAGTGTGCTATAGCGTCTATATCGCCTCTCTCGGCTGCTGCTAAAAGATCACCGTGTACCTCAATGATACCTGCTGGATAACTTGTTACAATTTCATCTTCCCAGTACATTTTCTCTACACCACCGATCAGTGCAAAGTTTTGTGTAATGCGATCATCAATATAATTAAGACCTGAAACATACACAGCATATTCATCCTGTGCTGTAATGCCTTGTACACGAATTCTTAAGACACCATCTTTATCTGTTGCTACACGCCCAAAATCTTTTTCTGTAATATTGGTGATAGGATCTCCGAAAGTCGTCACTTTATTAGACATAATAATCCCCTTTAACATTAGATTTGTTGATAATGTTGCTTTCAAAAAATTGACGCAGGAAATCAAAGTTCTCTTTGTATTTTTCAATATTATTGTAACCTTCTGCAAGGCAACCAAAGAACAGTTGTTCTACATAATACAAAGGAAGTTGTGAAAGTGCAATTTTAAAATCAACTTCGCTTTGACTCATTAGATACTTAATAGGACGAACCAAACATTTAGCATCAGTTTCTTGCTTAATCATTTTAATAAAAGCTGCCAAGTTATTGATATAGTTGAAGTTAAGCGCAGCTTCGGTGTTGGCTTCTGTACCTTCATACTTTGCAAAGTACAGGAAAAACGTATCGTTTTCAACACCTTCTTTGTCTAAAATTTCAATAAGTTTTTCTTCGTGTGTTCCTGTAATATTAACATCATCAATGAAAATCAGAGTTTTATTACCCCAGAAATCACGATTGATAGAGAAAGTGTCACCATCGATCAAAGCCTTACGATCTTCTTTGCTAAGAAATCCATAATCATTGATATAACTCACTTTACGATGAACGATATCCCACTCTACTGCTTTACCTCCTTTGATAGAGATTAGGTAGTTGAGGTGATCTACAAAATGTTCAGATAACACTGTAGCTGCATTTTTCACATAGTTGTATGGAGATGGAATAACAACAAAACTTTCATTTACTAGTCGTTCTTCATATTTAGAAAAGAAACTTTCAGCCAGAATGCGTCCCATTCTTTTTGCTGCCTGGTTACTACCAAACTTTAGTTTGGAATAATCTGCAATGTTAAATTTTGCTTCCTTCAGGTTAGTAAAAGTATTAGCAAAATGTTGAATTTGATTACGCATTAATAAGTTCCTCTTTTTTAAGTTTAGCCAACAAATCTTCTGGATTAATAATATGACAGAACTTCATCCCTATGTCAACAGCTTTTCCATCATAGATCAAACTATCTCCAACGTGTAAAATCTCCTCTGGTGCGAGATCAAACGTTACCATTTCATCAAAAGAGAGTTTAAAAAACCTAGGATCTGGTTTACACAAGCAAAACTCATCAGAAAAATGCATAAAGTCAAATGGTAATTTTGTTAAGCCAGAATATACAGCTAAGAAACTACCTGGTACAAAATTAGTATTGCTCTTAATACTCAAAGAATAGGTTGAACTTAGCTCTTCCAACTTCTTGCAAAGCTCAGGGTTCAATATTGGAGGATGTTTTATAAACATTGCTAAACAGTCTCTTTTTAATCCATCCACCTTATCAAGATCAATGTTCAAACGAGTAGAAAGTGTTTCCCAAGCATTCCTAGACGTTCCACAAACGCCTTTTTCTGCTTTTAAATCCAGGAGAGTTTTTACCTCTTTATATACGGTAGCTGCTTCTGCCTCAGAACAAGAGGTATACTCGGCAATAACCTTGTTGCGTTCTTCTGCATACAAAGGATTAGCAGTAATAAGAGTATTCCATACATCAAAAGAAATATGCTTAACAGTCATTTTTAATCCTCCGTCCAAAAGAATATCATCTGCTTAATTTTATTAATCTCTTGACGTAGTAACTTTCCAGCATGTGATTGATCTTTAAGATTTGCAGCAAGAGTTTCAAGCTCCGTTAGTTTTTCCTGGATAGCTTTATATTCATCATCTGTAAGCATTTTCTTCCCCTTTAGAATGGTAATCTTTGTATATCACTTGTCCCCACACCAAGAAGTCTAGCAATATCCTTATCTAAAAGCAACTCTTTTTGTTCTAAAATGTTAATCAGATCTCCTAATACTTCTTTAATGTCACGATCATTTTTAGCAACGTGACCACCTGCTGTATCAACTTTATCTTTAAAAACAAAATAATGATCCATAATACCCTCCATATAAATAAAGGAGGCTTTCGCCTCCTTTTATCACTTAGTAAGAACGACCACCAAACACATACTCTGTGTAGTTTTTACGTTCTTTGTTTTTAATAACAACTTCAATGTTGTTACCTTTATCATCGGTGAACATAAAGTGATAACCGTCACCACCCATTGTACGAATGTGTTTTTCATCATACGTTAGCAAGATACGGTCTACACCCCAGTAGTAGTCACCTTCTTCATCTTTATCTTCTACGGTAACAATCCCTTCCATTTCAGGAAGATGCTCTTCTCCTGACTTATGATCTACAGCTACAACATAACGATTACCGCTAAACAAACCTTGTGCTGTCATACCGTCAATATCGGTATCTGACGAAACATCTGCTGTACGATCTACACCGTTAACTTTCAGAAGTTTAACTTCTTTTGCAGCATAGCCGTGTTCAGTAATACTGATACCCATTAATGCAAGTGCATCAGAGAATTTGTCATTAGGATAACGGTTAAGTTCTTCTACTAATGACTGAACAATATCAAAGTTCAAGTCCACAGAAAGATTATAAAGCGTTTCAAAATCTGGCAAGAAGGCTTTGTTCTCCAGATTTTTAGCCAGATAATCATCCATAGTAGCTTTAGGTAGTTTCTTATAGCTAAAACTGTAGAAAATACGGCTAGGACGATTACGCAAAAATTCTGATACATAACCATCATTTTTAGTCAATACAAACAGCTTGTCATAACCACCAACACCATCCAGCAGGGTAAGCAAACCATCTTGTGCATCTTTTTCAGCATACAGTTTATCAAATTCATCGATCATAATCATCACAGGTTGTGTGATTTTAGACATAAAGTTGATAAAGCCTTCACCATTAAAAGCACTACCGATAGAAATAGTAGGAATACCCATTTCACGAAGAGCAGAAGACAACATTTTAGCTTGCAAAGTTTTACCACTACCTTTCGTACCCTCAAGGAGAACACCTGTGTTTTTACCTTTGCGGCTAAGGAACGTCTTGATAATACGTTCTGATTTATCATCAGTATCACCGTATGTTACTGAAGGGACTTCCATATCGTTTTTAGGATACAAGAAGAACTCGCCACTTTGAGTAACACCTACACCAAAAGTTCCTGCTGGAATTTCTTCAATATCTGTACCAGACTTCTGACGCAGGAAGATTTGATTGCCGAATACTGTAAACATAGTTTTCTCCTCTATTTAATTTAGTCAGATTCCCAAATGTTGTCTTTCTTAACCCACATTCGTTGATTATCTGAACCTCTATAACGTTTCGTTGTTGGTTGATTCATATCATACTTACCATCTATCACTATGTCAACCAGTTTTTTAATTTTCTCTGGAATTTCTTCAAAAAGATATCCTGTATATAAGACAATATCTTTTTTGTTTCCAAAACAATCTCTTACCTTCTCAAGAACATACTCTACAGTGTCAATGTTCTCTTTGTCAAGAGGTTCACCACCTAAAACTGTTAATCCTTTAATGAAAGGTCGAGATAAATCTTCCAAGATAAGATCTAATGTTTCAGCAGTGAACTCTTGTCCGTAATTATACGACCAGGCTTTCTGGTTAAAGCAGCCACGGCAACCGTGGCTACAACCGCTCACCCACAAAGAGCATCTTACACCGTCACCGTTGAGCATGTCAACAGGTTCATATCCGGCGTAATTCAAAAATGTTTCTCCCTTTCTAGTACCTCTTGCATTTTACCTTTGTTATAAGGGCGAGAGTTAGGGGCAGAAAGGTATCCTGACACTCTTCTGATCACAGATATGGATTCTTCTTCATGATTACCGCAACTTGGACACTCGAAGCCTTTAGCCGTTGCTTTAAATTCACCATGAAAACCACATTTGAAACACTGATCTACAGGTTGGTTCACGCCAAAATAAGGAATTTTATTGTAGGCATAATCTACAAGAGTTTCCAGTGCTTGCAAGTTATTTTTAAGGTTCGGTGTTTCTACATAACCTATGTTCCCACCATTACTAATTTGTGCAAAACCTTCCTCATAATCCCATTTTTGGAACGGGGTAGTGTGCATCCATACAGGTTGATGGAAAGAGTTTGTCAAGTAGTCACGATCAATAGAACCAGGGTAGCGATCATTTAACGCTTTGGCAAATTTATAGCACAAGGATTCTGCTGGTGTTCCATACAAACTAAAAGCTAAACCAGAACGTTCTTTAAATGTGCAACAGATATCCTTCATATATTGAAGGATGTTTTTACCCATTGCTTTTGGATTGGTGTTATTTGGGTATAAAATCTCCATAGCTTCTGCTAAACCTACATAACCGATACTAATAGAGGCATAACCACCTTCAAATAGTTTACCAATCTCTTCATTAGCTTCTAGTCGAGCTAAAGCCCCTTCCATAAACAATGTAGGGTTTTGAGATGCTTTGGTATGTCTAATACGGTTAACACGTAGCATATGTGCCTTATACGCCATCTCCATATGTTGTTCCAACAGTTCAGTAAATAAGATGCCCTTTTCACGGGACTCCGCTGCAATGATAGGTAAGTTTAAAGAAACTACGCCTAAGTTGAAACGACCATCATATTTTTCACCTTGCTCTGTTGCATAGTATGACAAGAAACTTCTACACATTATGTTCAAAGTGGTTCGCAAGGCCACTCTCGCACCATTACGTGCTGCTGCATGTCACCATGCAGATCAGACTATATCTTCATGCTTAAAGCATGTCTACCATTTGGGGTGTCATAGGCTTACACCCTACGCTGCTACATTCATCACAGCTAGTCGTTAGGCATTTCGTAACAGAACTCATAATCATAACCCTTCTTCTGTGTTGGGAGTTCTGTTACGTTTAGCACGGGATTGTCTCGTTGAGAGTTCCCCCGTTTAGGCAGATTTTACATGAGCAGTTATAGTTTACCCATGCTTGTGACGCGACCATCTGAAGATCCTGTAACTTCTTTGTTTAAAGGTACAGAGATAAAATCAGGATAAATGCGTTCAGCACAACACTCCATTGCCAGTTGCTTCAAATCATAGTTTGGATCGCCAGCTTTCATGTTAACACCATCTTCCAAGAAGAAGATAACTTTAGGAAATACAGGAGTTACCCTATCTTTCCCTAAACCTTGTTTGTGCACCATTAGGTAGTTTTTAGTGATCATTCTACCAAAAGCAGAGGTATCCAAACCTAAACTAATTGTTATAAAAGGTGACTGACCATTTACACTCATTAGGGTGTTCACCTGGTAGATTAAAGTTTGCATTGCATCGTACACCTGTTTATCTACCATACGCATAGCAATATCATAATCACCAACATCAGCATAGATTTTATTAAAACTTGCTTTAACGTATTGACTAAGCCCAGTATCAATATGTGCACAAGTTTGTCCACCATATTGGCTAGAAGCCACTGCTTGAATAATTTGAGTTAGGACAGTAGTTGCTACACCGATAGATTTTGGTTTTTCAATATGTGCATTACCAATACGGAAACCGTTCTCAAGCATATCTTGGTAATTTACCAGGCAACAGTTAGTTAGAGGTGAGAGTAAATAATCTAAATCGTGAATGTGACCATACCCGCTTTTATGCCATTCTGCCAGATCTTCCGGTAAAATATGGGTCATTGCCATGTGCTTGCTTAGGATACCTGCTAGTAAGTCTCGGTGAGTATTAACAATCATTGCAGGTTTGTTTGCATTTTCACGAGTAAATTCTTCGGATGTTTGTTCGAGGAATCCGATTACATCCTCATATAGTTTTTGGGTCATTAATCCTCCGTGGAAAATAAAAGCCAGCATTAAGCTGGCTTTAGGGTGGATCTTTATTTTAAATCTTTTTCGTAAGATTGTCCTTGATCTTAGTCAAGGTTTTTGGTAATACGTGTACAACCATCAGAAGTCAAACCGTCAACTTGAGTTTCCCAAGTACCATGAATATTTCGGAACAATGTTGTTACACCTTTTGGTTCATTAATAATGATTGCCATAACAAGTTTAGGATCGATAACAGACATAATCTTTTCCTCAATACCCTCTGTAATAACATTATTGCGCACAATATTAATTGCATCTTCTTGTACAGTAAGAACACTTACGTTCTTAAGAGTATATACCTGCTGTGTAGTGTAAATGATACGAACATAACTTACAGAACGAGTAGGTACAGGTTTACGCGGTCGGCGAAAACGTGGTTTTGGTGAAGATTCAGTTTTACTTTCATCTTTTGAATAATACTCCTCAAACAGTTTAGTAAATGTTTTTACATCAACTACAAACCGATCTTTCCGATATGGAGAATTCTTATGTGCACCATTAATACCACTGTTTTCATCGAAGAAAGTAATGTTTTCTTCATTTGAATACATTAGATAATGATCTGCATTTTTCCAATGTGGTTGTGGACAACGAGGATTACAAACGGAAAGCAGATAACTAATATCTTCTTCCGTGGCATCAGTATCCACGAAACACGTATTATGCACAGTCAGTTGTACTTTTTCAGCCATATCTTTTTCTTTATCCTCTTTAGCAAGATATTCAGTACGAATAATCTCCAGAAAATTTTCAGGTGTTACTTCCATAAATGTATATTCAGGATGAAGTTCCATATATTCAAATCCACAACCATCTAACTGCTGTAGAAAGTTAGGGTAGAAGAACAAATCATTAACACTGTGAATCAGATCATTGATTTCTGCTTCAGTTGTGTAGCCAAAACTCTTGTGAATTGCTTCGTTAAGAATATGCAGGATACCCATCTCTTCTGCTGCTTTTTTAACTTCCAGTTTATTAGCGTAAAATGCAATCATTATGTTCTCCTTCTAAATTAGTTTAAAATTTCTTTTGCAATGGTAGAAGCAAGTTTTCCATCATATTGATTCGGATACTCTGCTTTAAGGTGTTTCATCATATCTGGCATTTTCTTGCCTGTCAAGGCAAATTCTTCAGCAATAGCGCGAAGATCATCTTCAGATAGCATTTCTGGTAAATATTTTTCCAGAGTGGTGATATCACGCATAGCTCGCTCACATTTGCTAATGGAGGCATTAACTTTCTTAAGCGAGTCTAGTTCCTCTTTAGCGTGTGCAATACCAATCTTAACAATGTTAATCATAATATCGTCTTCTGATTTGTTTAGATTTGCCTTTTGAGTACGAGCAAGGTCAAACTCACCAATAATATTAGTTAACAAAGCAAAAGCACCTTTATCGGTTGTGCGTGCTAAGATACGATCTGCTTTCATTTGTGTCACAATAGACATTCTATTCTCCTCTTATTTGCTAATGCTTTGAATGTTATTTACAACACGGTTTATTGCCAGTGAAGCCCTAGGCTCTGCAATACCTGTTGCATAGATATAAGGATGACCTTTTGGAGACTCCCTCATACCGAATGAACCTAATTCTAAACCATATTCATCCTCTACGTCAACCCCAATATTAGTGGGTACTAAATATGTTTTAACTCCATAATAAGTAGAGAAGAAACAACGCATAGCGTTAGCATACTCTTCAATTGTAGCATCAGGGTAGAACTCAATCAACTCCAATTTCAAGAAAATATTAAAATGGGTATCATCTAAATTTTCTTCTGTACGGTAACATGGCGTTAGTGCCATATATGGATTACCTGCTGCAAATTCAAAACCATCCTTCTCCATTTGCAGGAAAGATTGTTCTGCACTAGCTACATAGTATTTACCGTTAGGATGCCCTAACGGGCGATCCTCTTTATTTTCTGGTAGTGTGTACGCCAGTATATCAGCATCCACGAGATATGGAACTTCCAACATTTGTGCAAACCGACCATAGTAATCAATAGCTTGAGCTATTACTGCAACATTCATGATCGACCTCCGCTGCGGAATGCACGTTTAGTAATGTTTGACATAGTGATCAAATCTTGAAGCGTCATCTCAGGAAAATGCTGTTCAAGAACACCTTCAACAGCGCCTACAATATCTGATAACTCAATAAGTTGCATCAGCTTGCAATCTTGATCAATAGCATCTTGAAGTTCATAAAGCTCTTCTTGAATCTTAGCAACAGAACCATATTCCTCTTTGCTAATCTCCTTCAAATGATACCCTGCCACTTTAACCCCCTTAGTTTACCAGTTTATTTATGTCTGGTAAAAGATTTATTTCACCTAAGAAATCACCTTCACCTTCCTCTAGCCAACTCTCATATGCTTGTGCATGATTATAGTTACCATCAAAAGAATCTGCAACAAATTTTTCTACAGTTTTTCGAGATGTGCCAGCGCCAAATACACCAAGTTTAATACCATTGATCGGTAAAGTAGGGCTTGTGGGTACTTTCTCTGTTGCAACACGGTTGATATCTATAATCTCCTGTACGGTTGTATTCCATTGTAAGCATTTAACACAACGGGTGTGCGCTACATACAGTAGGTTTCGCTCTGCCTCTTCTAGTCCTACCCATTCACCAGTCTTTTTATCATAGTTGGAAGGAAAATCATTAGCAACAATAACCTGATCCCACTCCAAACCTTTAGACTTATGTGCTGTAGTCAGTGTGACTTTTGCTGTAGGAGAATTTCTATGCGTTCTAAGTGTATGTGCTATAGTATTTGCCTTACCAGAAACTACAATGTTTAACAAGCGTTTAGCATCTGGATCAGCCTCTGCACATTCAACAAATTCATTCCAGTCTGCGTAAGGTAATACAGTTTCATGTTTTACTTTCTCAATATCTCCTCTCCGAAGGGCATTAACACTATCCACCATAGAGATAAAATCCCTGGTATCTACGTTAATAATAATTTCTTCCCCATCTGCAATACGATCCATTGCCTCCATAAGCAAGGTTAAATTCTTGCGAAAGATGATAGTGTAAGGTTTTGTATAGTCTACAACATCTGATTTGTAGCTACCTACTACAGTATCAAAGCCTTTACCAACCAAAGGATGACGCAAAGGTTCTTTATCACTTAAAATCATATTTGCAATGTTTGCCACTTTGGGGCCAAAACGGAAGCAAGCAGTTAATGGAAGCTCTGCCCCATACTTAGCTGTTTCAATCATCATATTAGAGCTACCTCTAAATTGATAAATGCAGTTGTGGCTAAGAATTTCATTGCCAAAAAAGTTAGCAGTATCTTCTACTTCAATATCATAATAGATACCCTCACTATCTACAATGTCCACAATCTCTTCTGCCGTTACAGTATCACCATCTTTTACTAACACAGACATGCCTTTAAACAAACCCGCTGCCGGAATTAAATTATATTTGGCAGTGTTCACAGAGGACATGCATTCTTTTAAAGATGCAAACGGAACTATTTCAAGGATCTTTTGTGCAAAACTCAATGCTTCACGATAAGAATTGAAATATTTACGTACACGGTAACGACCTTCCAATTTAGCAACACTTACGCTTACACCTGCTTCAATGAGTGAGGCATAGATTGGCATTTCACTTTCTGTCCACTCAAAGCTAACTTGTGTTCCTTTACAACCTTGTGCTCGCAAAGTCACTGTTAACATTTTTCTTGCATCTACTGCACAATTGATGCTGTGCCAATGTGGATAAGCAAAATGATAGTCTTTATCCTCTAAAAGTTTAAAACCATTTTGTCCGAATTGTTCAAAGATATTGTTGATCCTTTCTTGATTAATACCGCGTGAACTTGCTTCAAATACACAAGTAGGAATGCCATATTGTAAACTGTATGCCATTTCTTTTTCCATAGCAGCTTCACGGTTTTCAACAATATCCAACACCCACAACTTCTGTGCTTTTTCAGAACGTGTACGTTGCCCCAGTTTAGAAAAACCTTCTTTATCATCGAATTTGTTAGTGATCCCTACTCGGAAACCTAAATCTTTTCTCCACATTAGGTATACCACCATCTGATCATCTTTCAGAACATAAGGTGAAGCCCAAATACGATGGTTATGTGTCATATCTAAAGTCTTACCTTTAGCAGTAATAATATTCCTACCTTTTGTACGTGTAGATAAAGTCTTATTTGTTACTTTTCTAAATGTAACTTTACCGTTAGAATAAGACTCTACCTTATCACCGATTTGCAGGTCTTTCATTGTAACCTGACCATTTTCGGTATTAAGTACCGTGTTTTCTGATACACATTGGAATTCATCACCAACTACCACAATTTGTTTGGCAGATTTAGCATTCCGCAGAATAGACAAGAATGCAGGGTTAACATCCTGGAATTCATCCCCAAAAATAATGTCATAACCAAGATCAGCACCAGACAATTCAAACAATTTTACATAGGTGTCATGCGTCATCAAAGTATCTGTGTTAGGATCAATGCGCTCTCGCCACAATTGTTTTGCATACTTAACTACTTCTGTAATTAGTTTGTGTTCGTTAATACCTTTTCTTTTAATATCTGCAAGATGTACACTAGGAAAATGTTTACGGCTGATAAAAGGATCATCCGAAAATTCAAACTTACCTACGGTTTGCTTGATCATTAAACCAATCATAGCACGAGTTAAAAGTGTTTTCCCTCGTTTATCAATAAGATTATTAATCTTAAATTTCTTTGCTATCTCACTACCTGTACCTGCAACGTTAACATACTGTCCTTCTGGTCGGGACAGTTTTGCACGTAAACGATGATCCAGGAATTGATAGCAAATGGAATGCAATGTACGGCATTCTACATTTGGTGGCATCTTACGCCGTGCTTCTTCTGCCATGCTTTTATTGAAAGCTAAGTAAAGAATGCGATCTTCTGTACTGTTAGCCAGCAAATAAAGTGTTGACGTTTTTCCTGATCCAGATTTAGCTTGGATAGTTAAAAACCGATGATCTGGAAAAGCCTCCTTAATAGCTGTTTGCTCTTCTGTTGGAGTAAAACTCAACTCTTTCTTAGCCATTTCAACCTCTCTTAATTTGTTTAACAAGCATAGGAACAAAATCTCGTTTTAAAATTTGTTCAATAATATGATCAGGTAGCTGTTGGAAATTATAATTAAACGCTACTGTTTCACCTTTAGGTGTTTCTACCCGCACATATAACATGTTGCGAAGTTTATCCACTTGTGCTGTATATTCTAAACCACGTAATTGATGCATTGCAAACATCAAATCATCAGTTTCAGTTTGGAATCTATCCCTTGTTTGCATCAAGGATAAGGTAAAAGGTAGATTTTCCCTAAGAGCCACCTTCTTAGGAATTAGTGAAGGGAAATACTCCCCAATAACTTCCTGTGTAAGCTGAATACACTCTTTTTCAAGTTGGTTTTGTTCCTTAAGTTCACAAACACTTTTTTGTAAAGTGTTAACCTCTTTTTGCAAAGCTGCTAGTTGAGCACTTAACTTTCTTTTTTGATTACGACCAAAACGTTTAGACATATTTCCCCCTAGTAAAACCCCTTAACAATTTGTATTAACTCGGCACAACGGTTGACCAACTTTTCATCGTACAATACACGTTGTGGCATATGTTGTATAATATACTCCATTTGCTCATGCCATGTCCACTTTTCTTTTTTGTCCGGGATAACATCACTAGCACGAGAATTATCTTTTAATGTTTGTATAATCCAATTGCTTGGAAAGTGCTCTCCACCTTTCTTAAATGGTTTATAGTGGCCTAGAGTGAATTGAGAATCCCCTGTTAGAGCACCCAATTTATTTAGATGGATAATCAAACTACGAAACACGTAGTATTCATAGATGTTATCCACCGTATAGCAAGCATAATATTTCAAGATGCCCTTATCTCGCGGATACTTACCAACATCCAGATTACACCAGTTGACATTTTCTGGATCATAGTGGTGTTCCTTAAGCCATATTTCTCTTTCATCAAAGTCTGGATATATTACCGCCCTGCTTACAGAGTCAACAAGTGGAGATTGAGCATCAAAAAACATTATATTTTCCTTATTGGTTTGTTAAACGTTTTCTAAATCTTTTAAGGCATTACCCAACGTTAGAACAATAACATCGTTTGCTGCCTCTTCCCCATTGATATTGGTGAAATTTGGTGTGACAAAAGTAACCATATAAAACTCGTCTACCTGGAAGACAGCAATAACACCGTCCATCTTAACATCTTGACGAAAGGAAAAACCAAGCATCTTCTCTTGCAAAGGCATATCCCCTTCCTTCATTACTGCCAGGGAGTTTTCAGGAATGTTATATTTATCTGCTCCGATGTAGATGTACGTAATGTTATCTTTATCGTGATGATACAGGGTTGCTTTTTCCATATCTAAACCTGACAGATCAAATACGTTAATTTCTTGTGTAGTCTTCATAAATATCCTCCCAAATCCAATAATCATCTGTGTAAGTAGGATGCCTTTTATCCCACTCTGTTCTAGCCCAAGCAACCGCTGCTACCAATACATCACCATGACAAGGTTGAGGTGAGCAGAAGCAAACTAAGTCTTTCCCTTCTAATTCTAACAAATCCTCAAGAGTGATTTTACCACAACGAATTTGTTCCCACAACCACTCTTTATATCTTTGTATAGTTGATCCTCGTGGTTCATCATCCTTTAACTTAAAAGGATTTGCAAACTTTGAGGCTTTTAACCCCATATGAGGCATAGCTCTGCCAATGTACACTGCACCTTCAGGTATTACTTTACCTAAATGGTAGAAATTTAATACTTTCATATTAACCCAAACACATCTGTGCAATCAAGCCCTGTATAAATTTATTAGCTTCTTTACTGTCGTAATCAGTTTCTTCTGGATATCCATCTTCATCGTACACAACTGTACCTTCAATATACCCTGCCTCAATTAAGGCACGGATCATGTCAAATTGCCAGCATGAATTACCAAATGGACGTTTACCATTAAAACACTCTTCTTCTCTCCATAACGTAGAGAGTAGTTGTCGGAAATATTCCCGTACAGTGACAGTACCAAGATCTGAATCCTCAAACATAACATCCAGGGCATCAGGATTGCTTTTCTCTACATAAGGAATATATTTAACACCATTAATAGTTACATCAAGCATTTATTTCTCCTTATCATCATATTCTAGGAACATATCTGCACGATATGCTTTACGCTCTTCAAACTTAGCAGGATCTACAACAATAAGCAATACAAGGTTAACATCTAAATACTTCTTAACAAATAGAAATAAATCTTTTCCACAGTTAAAACCTACACCAGTATAGGCATCCCCATATTGATCTACTGATTTAATCTTCTTACTAACCGTACATTCTATGCTATTCTTTTCTTCTTGGTATAAGGCTTTCCCACCCCAATATGTAAAGAATTTAGTACCGTCAGCACCAAGTTTAAAACCTTCTGTTGCATGCCCCGCAAATGAAAGTAAACATAACCAAGTGATCATCAGGTACTTTAGCATTTTAACCACCCAATTGCAAATGTTTAGAAAGAACAATATCCCACTGATCACCACAACCGTTATCTATGCGGAACATAATGTACGTATCATCTTCTTCTACAACATATAACACCTCATAGGAATTACAACAGCCTTCCCAATTTTTAACAGCCTCTGGTGTATCATGTGTAAAAATTTCATTACCATCATATGACCAAAACAAAGGGGTGAGGTTTTCGAACGTCAGTGAAGTAGGGTTCACTTCATCTTTAACTGCTTCCTCATACTCCTTATGCGTTTGTACTGCTTTAGTTAGTGTACTCATGTCTATCTCCTTTTCTCCTTCTTGACTATGGAGGATAGCGAACTCTCTAAACTCCACTTCACGCCATGTTTTTAGGTAGTGCTTTATAATTTTATCAACATCTGCCTGTTCAACATTACTTTTCAAGCAATAGTAATCATGGTCTTCGCCCATTCTACCCCATATGCTGTACATTGTCATCTGATTGATCCTTTACATTGCTCTTGGTATACACAGGAATTAACATCATCGTGATCTTTATTACTTTCATCTGTTAAAGCCCAAAACAACTTACCTGCTGGATGTTTAAAGATGTAGGCAATAGGTTCCTCTTCCTGGGCTTCTTTGCTACGGATACCATCCCGCCAGGCAAGCCAAGTGTAGATCATCATCTCTTGACGTTCTTCTTCGTTAGGCCACATATGTGGTGGGAAGGTTTTATCAAACCATTGCTTAAATTCTTCGGTCATAATCTACTCCTTAGCGTACAAAGTTAACTTCTGCTTCTTTCAGCTTTGACACTTCTACATAACCACCATGATCATCTTTAATCCATTCTTTTCCTTTACGGATGATAACAGGATATGTAGAGTGAGTAAGTTTAGGTACAGATCTTTTTGTTTTAGTGATAGAAATGTTTTGCATAGTAGTCTCCTTAGTAAATTTTACATAGAGTCTAGATTATTTAGTAGATAGAGTCAATAACTAATTACTGTTAGATCTGTATTCTGTCTTCCATTCACAATGGTAAACTTCAACAGGTTCTAACTTCCAGTGTTCAGGGACTAATTCAGGGCAATATCTACAAAAGAGAAATAGATAGATAATTAAGACAGGTATTAAATAGTAAAATGGTATACGATCATAACCATACTTACGAGATAACATGTAGACATATAGATAGGGTATAACAATTAATCCTATAACTATAAGTAAGAAGAGAAGTATAAACCTTAGTGTAGTAACATCCATAGTATTCTCCTATACAGTAATATACTCTGTTCCTGCCCCTCCATGAGTGACAGGAACAATATCTATAGAGAATACTAACTCGCTTCGCTCGTCACCTTTCAGGTTTAGGGTAGCATGTTTTTCTGAAAAAGTCAATACTCTCCACAAAACTTTACAAAATACTTTTACATAGGTACAACAGAATCTGTTTTGAAGTCGTACATATGATTTACACCTGTGATTTTTGACATAGAGATTGCACGTTTAACACCTGCAATTACCTGGTCTGTCTTCTTAATCTCTTCACGGAACTTACGTACAGTTAGAGAGAAGAAACGATGATCCATCCATTGACGATTCACCCGATCACGCTTGAAGTGACGGAAATCTTCAATCTGTCTGTTACGCAAACGGCGCAGTACATACAATAATTCATAGTAAGGGTGTTTATTTTTCATAATTTATTCTCCAAATCGAAAATCGTCAATATCATCAAACCATACACAATGGCGAGTCCTTTCTTTTTCTGTTGCAGACATTGTTTCAACAGCTTTAGGACTAAGCACAACAGGAATGTAACGAACAGGTCGTTCATAATAGTAGCCATACTTTTCTGTATTAGCTGCCTCAAAGACTTTACGGCGTTCTTCAAGATCTTCTATGGTGAATCCTACCATATAACCATCATGTTTGCTACCCCATCCTTCCTCACTTTCAACAATCGGGATATAAAAGCCGTTACGCGTCCCTGACGCTGGTTCTTCTTGAGCCTGAAGGCAAGCCTCCCATCCTGCTTTAAAGACGTTATAGAGCGATTTACGCACGTTATGAGTGCCGCTTTCGCTTGCTGGATAGAGTTCATTAAATTTGTCTTGGATTTGTTGCGTCATACTCGCCCCTTAGTGATTATTTGACCAGCTAAACAAATAGCTTGTAGTACAATAAAGAAGTAGCCTAATTTTACACTACCCAATACCCAGAATGCAATGTTTGCAAACAAACAAAAAGCAATATTAAGTCTAAAGAATAACATTTAATCCCCTTCATATTTAGGTAAAGGCATATATGCCACAATAGGAGGGTAATCAAAGTGAAAATGATGGTTCACCACAATAATCTTACCAGACATACTTTTATGCACTTCACAATACCCTTTTCCACCATCTTCCATTACCACCACATACTCACCTAGTGGGATATCGTATGGATCTTCTACTTTTACCCATCCTGTCATTTTGTAAACTCCTCGTAGTAAGGTAAAGCCTTGATCAGTTGTTCTGAAGTGCCATTTTGCACCCACGTAACACCATTGTCAACAGAAACATACCCTTTTTTGTCAATAAATTTACGCAGACAGCCAGTGAACTTATTTTTGTAGATCATTTCTTCTTTCCTTTTTGATTACAGCCCCATCACTCCCTTGCCAAACTTCCGATCTGAATTCCATCTCAAACCACTCACCACCGCAAAAACGGCTATGTTCAACACGTCTATCTTCCTTCATTGCTTCTTTAGCTTCGATAGAAGTTAGTTCGATGTTTTGCATTTGTTTTTCTCCTTTCATTTGGTATGCGCTAATCTTAACAAAATAAAAATGTATGTCAATACTTGATTTGAAATTAGTTTCTGGTACTCTGTGTGTATCGTAACAAAAGAGGTTAGATATGAACATCACACTAGCAACTAAGAATATTACAGAAACTTTTGATGGTTTTGGCATTATTATTGCTGTTCATGGGCATAACGAAAAATGGTTAGCCTCTTTTGAAGAGGACAAAGAACGCAATGTACGTTTGAATGCACCAATCAAAGTTTTACACCAGGTAGGTGAGAATAAGAAACAATGGAGATCATACAAAGAGTGGAACATTACGAACGAGTTAATACACAAACTTGACAAAGTGATAAACATGTTCGACAATGCACCAAGCAGTGCAAAACGTGTTTTACTATAAAGGAGAGTGATATGAAAATTGTACACGATGAAATTCAATTTGAAGACAGTGATCTTCTTGATCTGGATGTGACACTAAGTAAACTGATCTACAACGCACTTTCTGCATATCGTGCAAAAGTGATAGCCACAAACAATGTTAAAATTCCTAGTGGGTTACTTCGTCGGATGTACCCACACGCTAAAGGTGACTATCTACCTTATATGGAAGAACGAGCAGCAGAACACTGGTTAGAAATTCTTGAAAAAATGGAGTCCTCTTTTAAAGATTCAACTCCACCGGAAGAAGTTAATGAAAAACAACGGCAAGAGCGTTTAGAAGGTCGTATTTTGTTTGCTAAGTATTTCCATAATTTGTGGAGCTAAACATATCTGGTAAAATCACTTATATGTTCTTAGTATACTTGTGTAAAGAAGTTATCGGTCTAATTAAGGGGAAGATATGATTCAGTTTCAAAAAGGTCAAAAGATGACGGTATACGACGCAAAAGATATGGAATTTGCACTTGAACTTCTCGAAGATGCAGGTTTTGTGTGGATCAACGGCGGAGAGAAGCCTACGGCTTGGCTTCCACATGAAAAAATAGCCAACCACACCTTTCCTGATAGTATCAATTGGCATTCTGATGGTAAGATTTGCCGTGGAAGTTACCCAACAGGTGTTGAGTGGACTATTAAATTAGGAGGACTTTAATATGTTTAGTAAAGAAATGAGAGAAGTAATTGCCACTTTGGTAGTTGATCATGGTGTTGAAGTTGAGCGTCACGTTTGGAACGATGAACCTCCTTTCTTCGATTTGGCATCACGAGCTAAAAGTCATATGTACCTGCTGGAAGACGGTAATGAGTTTGTTCTCCGTATGCGTTATGATCGAGAGTTTCGAATTCCGCTTGACACTGAACCAGATGGTGTAGTAATGTGGTTGGCAGAACATTTCGCATACGATGCACTACATGGAAGAAGTTTTGGTAATGAGCGTTGGGATGCCATTTGTCGTAAGCATAATATTGAACCAGAGTACGGGAGTATGTAATGTTAAGTATCAAACCTAAAATGATAACGGAAGATGAAGCAGACTTTATTTTCAAATGTGGACGTGTATGGAGAGAATTCACAAAAGGAAATGAAGTGGTTGTTGTTGTCGAACACAAGATATCTATCCAGGATCTGTTTGGACAATATGTTGATGTTATTAAATTAGGTATTGACAAGGGTTTAGTTGAGGTGTTAACATTAGATCAAGTTGAAGCAGAGCACCTCGATAAAGTAGTGGTTGAATTTTAAAATACAGACGGGAGAAAGGTATGAGTTTCTTTGTTACAGTATTTATGGCTATCTGGATTGTAGTCTCACTCGTTCTTTTCCTGGTGGGTTGTCTGGAAGAGATTAAGAAAGCGGTTATTTGCGGTTTCTTTGGCTTTATTATCTCTCCTGCCTGGATGTGGTTCTTCATTATGATTGGTTTCCTTAAAAGGTAAGTGAGGAATAAAGAATGAGTAAAACAAACGCAATTGCAGATAAAGCAACGGATGTACTTCTGAATATGGTTAACGTCACTATTCAAACAATGAGTGATGTTGTAGAGTTTGGAAAACAACAAATTCCAGAAGTAATCCATCAATTACTAGTGTGGAAAGCAGTATCCGCAGGTTTATGGCAACTTTTTAGTATTTGCTTTATGTTTATTACTTTTATTGCTGTGCGGAACCTCGTAAAAGCAATTAAAGATAAAGAATGCCTGTGGTCACGAGATCGCTATGGTGAAGTATCTGCTTTACCTATTGTTGGTCTTGTTGTCTGTGCTTTCTTTTTCTTTTTAGGATTTGTTATTTTCTTTTCGAATTTTGATTGGCTAAAAATCATTATTGCACCAAAAGTGTATCTGATTGAATTTGCTGCTGATTTAATTCGTTCATCTCAACAAAAATAAAAGGGGTTAAAATGAAATACACGATTTATGGTGATATTGTAAGTGTAAATAAAGATATGGGTGTGGAATCTAATTATCTTCCACCTGGATTCTATACTGTTAGTCGTGATCCCCTTGGCAATTATTTTTTAAGCCGTGGTAATCTAACAGGTGTACCGGATGTTCTGTATGGTGAAACAGAAAAACGAGCAAATCACGTTATCCGTACATTCCATCGCCGGAGTGCACAAGGTAAAAATACAGGTTTGCTTCTGACAGGAACTAAGGGCAGTGGTAAAACTATGTTAGCCAAGCTCATTAGTCGTGACCTTGTAGAAGAAGGTATTCCAACTATTATGGTTACTCAAGCCTACAGTGATGCTAATTTCATTGAACTTATTAGCAAGATCACCGACAAAGCAGTGATTATTTTTGACGAGTTTGATAAAGTATATGAGAAGAAACAAGATCAAGAAGCACTTCTCACTTTGTTAGATGGTACTGGCAGTGGTAATAAACTGTTTATTCTGACTAAAAACAGTGGTTTTATCTCTGAATTCTTTTTAAATCGTCCTAGTCGTGTGTTTTATAATTTTAATTATGATAAAATCTCACTAGAAACTATGATTGACTATTTAGATAAAAACCTGGATAACAAAGCACACTTTGATAATTTCCAAAGGCTTTGGGATGTAAGTTTAGAGTTGTCCTTTGATGTGATCCAAGGTATAGTAGAAGAACTTAATTTCTACCCTGATTTGTCCTTTAAAGAATGCATCTCTATGATGGGCGTTTCTTTGGGTGGTGGTAACAAATGGGATATCAGCAGCGTTGTTATTAATGGGAAACTTCAGAAAGTTAGCTGGGTATCTAGTTGGCATAACTTCACACCTGCAATCTTTTTAGGTGGTTCGTGCACACTAGACGTGTACTTGTCATCTCCAAGTGATGCAGACTCTAAAGAAGCCCTTGCTAATAGCTCTTACGTGGTTTTTGATGATGAAGGAGATGCTCGAATTCCATTGAATGCGACAAAAATGAAAGCAGATCTTATTACAGGCGGTAAAATCGTTGTGTTTAGTGATAATCCAGAAGATTCTTTCCGTATTGTTCTGGAACCAACTATCACCAATGGTGCAACTTTGGCAAGTGTGTTTTAAGTAAGCCAGCAAATAAAAACCCGCTTCGGCGGGTTTTCTTGCATTAATGCCAGATTTAATAAGAGGAGTAGTAGATGGCAGCACCAAAATCATGGGAACAATATAAAGAAGAGTGTCAACCTATTGCGAATAATAAAGGGATTGAGATCCTAGGATATGTTGAACCGTTTATAGGTTGTGATACGAAAATGATTCTACGCTGTAGGCAGGAACATGAATGGAAGACTTGTAGTATTAGTAATTTCAAGCACGGTAACAGTTGTCCTATCTGTTCTGGTAAGAAGCCGTTAACATGGGAAACAGAATTGCCGATCTTGGAAGAGATAGCACAGAAGAAGGGGTATCAGGTGTTAGGGTACGTTGGAGAATGGAAAGGGAATAAAACAAAACTTGATTTGTTGTGCCATTGTGGGAATAGATGGCAAAGTACAGCAATTCATCAATTTAAAGGCGGTCGAGGTTGTCCACAATGTAGGGGGGAGAATACAAGGAAGGCACTAACAATGTCCGACGATCAACATATTGCAGATTTCTTTTCTACAGGGAAATTTAAGGAAGGCACTATCTTCACTAACACAGGAACACGGAGTAAAGGATGCAGGCATAGTATCTGGATGGTTGAATGTCCTGTTTGCTCTCATGATGAATATGTTCAAGCAGGTGTTTGTGATGGTAAATTTTACTCTGAAGGAAATAACCTTAAACGAGGGTGCATTCCGTGTCGTTGTGGGAACTATCGGTATACAGAAGACCAGATCACCTATAGGGTAAAAAAGGAAGTAGAAGGGCAAGGGTATGTCTGGGTAGGTTGGATCGGTAAACCGTCTAGAAGTCACGGTAAGTTTAAATATCTTTGTCTTGTGCATGGGGAACAGACAGGGAGGGCTAATAACTTATTAAGCCTCGGTCAAGGTTGTCCACAGTGTGCTGGTCATAATCAACAGCAATTATATATTAATATTGTTAAAGATAATGATATTATAGTGGCTCTTAAGTTTGGTATAGCTAAAGATAGTGATAGGCGATTAAATAGTCAAAATAGTTGTAATATGTTTTTTATGGAGCGTATTTGTTTATATGATTTTAGCACAGTGAAACAATGTAAGGCTGCTGAAAGAGCTATAAAGAAAAAATTAAAAACTGGTATTTTAACGGAAAGAGAGTTGAAAGACGGTTATACAGAAACAGTAAGTGTTTCTGATTTGGAAAATCTTCAAGAAATTATTACACAACATGGTGGCAAATTAGTATATAATAAGGAGATGTAAATGCGGATTACTGATAAGTATGTGTTCTTCTTCTCGGCAAAAGATGAATTTAGCAACTGGTATCTATCATCTTTTATTGAACCTTTAGCTCCCAAGTATAATAATTCTATTACAAGTTCTGTTGAATTTACTTGTGTGGAACAATATATGATGTGGAGAAAAGCATGTTTGTTTTATGATTACAGTATTGCATCTTCTATTTTAACCGGAGATCTAAGATATACAGGAGAAAAAGAACAAGCATATTATAAACGACTAGGCAGATTAGTTAAAGATTACGATGAAGCTACTTGGACTTCTTTACGGGAGAAGATTGTCAAGCGTGGTTTGTATCTTAAATACACACAAAATGAAGATCTCAAAAATAAACTTATCGCTTACGCAGATAAGGAGTTCGTAGAGGCAAGCCCTTATGATTCTATTTATGGTATCAAAATGGGGATGTGGGATCGGGACGTGGAAAATAAGGATTGTTGGAAAGGACAAAATCTTTTAGGAAAATGGCATACAGACCTTGCTGTTTATCTAAAAGCACAATCTGATATTTCCTGATATTTTGAAAATTTTTATTTTTATAAAAAGGGGTGTGGGTTTCATGTACGGAAATTCACCCTCTGCACAGTATATCCAGAGTAAGTAGTATTCTACACCCTGTTAATAAAGTATTTAATTTGTTTGTTGGACTATGGTATCTGATCTTTAAAAGACATACTATCTCTTAACTACTACTTATAACAGAACAGTAAAATCATTTTTATAAAAAGTACAAAATTATTTAAAGTTTTTACAGATTTTTGGGTACAAATTTTGAAAATGAAAAGTTCAAGTTTGGTCAAAATTATTTAAAGTTTTTGTACGTATTTCTATCCAGATTTTGAAAATGAAAACTTCAATTTTTTAAAAATTCCCCAGTTTATTTAAAGTTTTTTTGCCTTTTTCCGTAGAAAAATCAAAAATGAAAAGTTCAATTTCGTGTTTTTATGGGTATGCGTATGATAATCATTCTCATTTGTAAATGAGAATCATTATCATTTAATTATGTAAATGATAAGCATTCTCACTAAGAGAATGAGAATCATTAGCAAATGAGAATTTTTCTCATTTACAGAATAACGCGCAGGGGCGGTGTTTGTCTCGCGCTCCCGTGTCCCCTCGCCATACAATAAGAATAGCATAACCAACAACAAAAGCAAGCGATTATTTTTATCTTTACATTTCTTTACAAATTTATTTTAGACGAGCTACCGGCGATCAACCTTCCAACCAGTGCCCCCCCTGGTATGTTAGCCCCGCCTTTACGCCGTGGGGGTGGCGTTTCCTCTTCTGTATGTAAAACAGTATAAGCCCGATCCCTGGGCTTGTCAAGATTATTTTTTGTTTTCTTGCCAGGATAGGACACCTAACCAAAAATACATGTCGCCCCGCGCCCCTGGTGGGATCTTGCTTTCCCCGCCGCCACTGCAAGCCCATAGATAACCATTTGCGAACGTATCAAAATGATCTATCTCTTCCACCTTATGATCGCCCAGGTTGAGAACGGTTTCAACCTTTAAGCCCGTTGCGCTTGCTACCTGGTGCACCGTGCCGCCTTGCCAGCCCAGTGAGTACATGAGATGTAAAGGAGTATTTGTCATGGTATCGCCCTTTCTTTGTTGTGCGCCCTGGTTGGCGCGGTAGAAAGATGATAGCCGTTTCCTTCATATATAGCAAGCAAAAAAGAAATGAAAAAAGATTAAAAAAATGGTTGACGTTCCTCACCTGGTAGCGTAGTATTCATCTTGTCGAGGGGGGGCAAGGCACAACGACAATAAACAATAGGCGGGTGCAATGCAAGACGGGCAAAGGTGAGGATCTCCACAATCCACCGTCACAATAACATTACTTATAAAAGGTTGATAACGATGATCAAGAAAGAGAATAGCTTGACGGTTGGAACGATTAACGCTATCATTCTTGCCGTTCCCTTTTGGATTGTAGTGTCAGTTATTATTTCAATCATTCTATAAGGCGCACACTATGAGCAAGGTAATTAGTCATAAAGAGTTAAGCCCTACTCTTTCAATGAGTGAGTGCACCGATGGCTTTTGGCTGTATGATGATACGCGCGGCATGAATTTAGCTATGCGTGAAAAAACAGAAGAGGCGGCGTATATTGAAGCCCTGGAATACTACCAGGAACGACTAAAGGAAGTAGAAAACAATTACAATAACCTAAAAACAAAGGTAGATCATTTTATCAGCCAGGTGGCAGATGACGACGATGATCACTATTGCGAGCGGTGCGGATCATACAGCTAAAATTATTTTTAAAAATATTCTTGACAACGTTTTTTAAACTGATAAGATGTATCACATAGGGCGGCGGAATACTTCCCCGCCAAAACAAAAAAAGGGTAATGCAATGAGCAAGCAAATCAATACTATCATGTTTAATCTGGTATCTTTCCGCGATGACGTGAAAAACCTTTCGCGTGATGCAGTGGATGCACGGATCGAAAGCTATCGCACACAGATCGCAACGTTACCGCTGAAACGTGATCAACATGCCGCTAATATGATGCTTGATGCTATGATTAAAAAGATGATTCAATGTGATCTTACCCTGGCTTATGAATATGCTGGCGATCTCTTTGTAACATATAGCAAGCCCGTTCCAGGTATGAGCACCACGGAAGAATTGCATGCCTTAAATCTGCGACAAGATGCATGGGATAACATGCGCCGTGTTATGGTATGGGTAGAAAGCGGTAAAATTTACGAATAAAAACGGTTGACATTGCACTAAAACCTGATAAGCTATCTTAAAGCGGGAATTGTTCCCGCTTACATAGGGTAAAACTTTATGAAACAATATGTAATGAGTATCCACACCAAAAACGGCGCTACTGTTACGACTCCGGCACGGTTTGCACTTGTAAACCGTTGCAAGAGACTAAAACGAGAGTTAAAAAATAACCGTGCAACGGGCTTTAAACGCTGGGGAGGATAATCTTGTTTTTTCTAAAAGTTTTTGATAATGTGATCGCTTTTGAACATGCTACAACGTTCGACCTGGCGAGATACGCTATCAGGTTTAAAGATAATGTTTATCCCCGTGCTGGCGGCGGTTACACTATTTTTAATCATCGTAACGCGCAACTGACTGATGTAACTAATCCAGATCCTGGAGTGTATCGGATAGGCTGGCTACCGTCAAAAGACGCGGCAAGCATGTTTAAGGTATGTAAACTACTAACAGAAGAGGCGAACTAACATGGGGCGTGAATATGTGATCCAGTCCTGGGTAAAGCATGACGCAAATGATCCGCGCATAATACCAGATGACATGATCGATCACATGGTAGGGTATAGCGGGGAGCAGATAGGAAATCGAGCGGCAAAGAGCAACGGCAACACCAGGACGAGATCCGTTCGCCCTGGATGGCTGGCGAATGGTAACGCTGACATTGCAAGCGCCGCAGATCCAAGCGATGACGCTAAAAATAATCCCTTGTACAGCATTGATCCGGCTTTTAAGGTGTTGGAAGAGTATCCCGCTAAATTAGCCGCACTAGATAAGGCATACGCAGAAAAGCGCATGGCATGGACTGTATACAACACCGCTAAAATGGTGCTAGATGCAAAACTAATTAAAGCCCAGGAGAAGATCAATAAACTTGTTACCATAGCGCAAGAGGAAGACCAGGGCGACCAGGAGGAAGAGGAAGAAATCATGCCTACCCTGGAAGAGGAAGAGATCCAGCCATACATGCCGACGGAAGAGGAAAAAAGACAAGCCTTAAAAAATTATGAAAATTGCATTGTGTAAGGCTTGACATATGCAAACAAGCACCGTAATATATACCACATAGAACGGGGCAACGCCCCATAAAGTGAAATAAAAAATCACTTGACACCTGAAATCAGTAAGCTATAATGCTTATATAAATTAAAGCGTTACTAAGGAATAAAATCATGGCTAAAAATATCAATGTTTCTGCTTATGCTACCCTGGCTAACACTGCTAAAATTGAGCTATCCAGCATTGAAGCGGTACATATTAGCGCCCGTCGCTGGTTTCAAAAGTCGTATGGTAATACTTATTTCTCTTTGATGGTTGACGTTGAGATCGGCGGTAAACTGATTGAAGTCGTTAACGTTCCGTTTCAATATGGTTATGGTGATCATTTTGATACCGTTGCCCTGGAAGAGTTTAGCAAGGTTGTTAATATGGAAGGTAAAGAGTTTTCACGCGGCGCGTATCTTTCCCGTTTTTGCCGTGATAATGGGATCGCTGTATACAGTCATGCAAGCGATGTTAAACGTAAAAAAGATTTATAAAAAGCATTGACAGCACGAATAAAAAGCGTAAAATGTATTACATAGAGAGCGGGAATAGTTCCCGCCTCACTGAAAAAGAGATTAACATCATGGCTAAATCTAAAATGTACAACGGTCACAAAAACAAAACTCATTGGAATGTAAGCCTTTGGATTAATAACGATGAATCGTTATACTTATACGCTGTAGGTTTAATAAATGAGTGTGGCAATAAAGATAAAGCGGCGGATCTAATGTGCTACAGATTAAAACAGGACGGAATCACTCATACACCTGATGGTTTCAAGTATAGTAAAACTGCAATCCGTGCCGCTATGGTAGGAATGTAATAAAAACAGTTGACAACGTTTTTTAATCTGGTATAGTTTATCACATAGGGCGGGAAATGGTTTCCCGCCAAATCAAAGAAAGGTTATCATTATGGCTATCGTTATTGTTCGCGTATCCGGTACGGTTGGAATCTCCCAGGTAGTAGCAGTTATCACCGAGAAGAAAGGCGATGATCTTCACTCTTCCTTGAATAGCTGGGCGGTCGCTAATTTCGGGCAATGGTCGAGCGTTGAGTACATCGAATCCTACCAGGTGCCAACGATTAGCCTAACCGATCTAAATGTTGATCGCTTGTTGTGCCTGGATCAATTAAACTAAAAATAATATTGACAAGATAACTAAAATCAGTAAAATGTAATGCATAGGGCGGCAATAGTGCCGCCCCTAGTGAGAGAGATTATCAAAATGGCTAATATCCGCACACTGTTAAAAAATGCAAGTCAAGTTTTATTTTCAGATGACGAGTATTTCAACAAAGACATTACAGGCGTGAAAAATTTAAAAGACGTGAAGGATGTTATCGGTATCCGTGGATCTTTACGTAAAGGTGACATATACGGTAACAAGGTGCAATATAAATTGTCAAAAGATTATGATTTTACTTTGACAATTATTTCATAAAACTACTTGCAAACCTGGTAAAATAAAGTAAACTATATTCATTAAGGCGGTGGAATAGCCCACCGCCTAACAAAGAGAAGAGGAAACATCATGATCACTTTCGCCACCCGTGAAGCCGCTCGCAACGTTGCACGTAAAGTTAACGCCGCCAACCTGGGCGCTACGCTTAAAGCCCCGGTGAAAGATGAATCAGGAAAATGGATCTTTCCTGGTCTGCGTCACGCTGATAAGCTGGGAACATTAACGTTAAAAAATAAATAATATCCGCTTGACAGTAGCATCATTTATAAGTAAAGTAACAACAACGGCGGGAAATGGTTTCCCGCCATCAATAAAGAGATAAGATTATGAAATCAGTAAAAGCAATTAAAACTTACATTTTGTCGGCTATTTCTTTTGATGGTACTACAACCGAAAAAGAAAAAATCACCGAACTGATGCGCCGTTTTAACTCTGAATACTGGTATCAATCTAATCGTGATCGTTATAATAACAATATGGTACAAGCTGTTAAAAGCTGGTTACAAGGTTTACCGTCAGATATCAATATCGCTTTTAATTATAACGAGATCGATCAATTATTAATTGAATGGAAGTACATAAAAGAAACAAGCAAAGAAACAACCGTTACCCGTGAGCGGGAAAATTATTGGTTATATATTGCAAGCATGATCGTAACTTTGGCAAAATATCATAACGTAGCGTAATCGAGAGGAAAAACATGAACGCATCACAGCAGATCGAAAAATTCAACCGCAATAAAGCGCGTAAAGATTGGAACGAAGAGATCACCAAGAAAGGCGATAAGCGGAACAAAACAAAAAGAGATCGCAGCAGCAAAAGATACTGGAACGAATAACAAAAAGGGCGCAATAAGCGCCCTTTTAGCTTATATAGAGGCTTGTTGCTTATAGGCAAGGGTAACGCCAGGATAAGCCTATAAACCACGTTAGACAGCTTTACAGGAGCTTTAAAAATGAAATTAGACGAAATAAGCAAGGCACTAGCCCAGGGACAAAGGTTATGCGCCCGATATCGTGATCAATATGGTTTCATAACTAGCGGCGTGATCCTGGGGATTGAAGGCAATAAAATTTTTATTGACACGTTGAAAAACGTTGTATATAGTGACAATATAATCTCAATAAAACATATATGAGGCAAGAAATGAAAAAATTATTGATCGCTGGTTTAATCTCTTTTGGCATGGTTGGAACATCTAGCGCGGCGATATCCTCCACAGTAGCAGAATTAAGCGCCGTTGATGCAATGGAAAACGTCATGATCATTAATAACGCGATCCCCGATGAAATCATGGAGGATTCACACATGATCGCTTATGGTGCTGTTACACAATTAACGGCAAAAATAGATAAATCTATTGTTAATGGCTTAAATGAAGATGTACCATGTGAAATTATTACCAGTGTGCTAACGACTCAAAATTTTACGCCGTGGCTAAAAAGTATTCAAAAGGTACACAGCACCGCCGCAGATCGTAGCAATGAAAAACTAGTGTCAGCACTTGCAACGTATACCCTAGCAAAATGTACCGAGATAAAAGGTTGACAATATAGAAAGCACGTTATAAGATACACCCAACAAAGGAGAACTACATGAACGGCATAGCTAAAACGTTTTTTCTTTTTTCTGGTGTAAATGATCCATCAATAAAAGTCGATAGTGTAAAAGAAAACAATACTATCACCGCTAAATTGTTTCAAGATGAAACAAATAACGTGCTAATCATTAATCTTAAAGAAATAACGAAAGGTTATTATACTATTGCTTACCATGCGATCTATCATGCGGGTACTAGTGAGGAAGTGCAAACAAGCAACAACGAAAGCGCGGCGCTACCTGGTGATCTGGTGCTGGGCGTTATCAGTTTAATTGTCAATGATTTTTTTAAGGAGTAAAACCATGCCCTATTTACATTTATTTTTCGGTATCTTATTGACAGGATCTTTTTTCTTCTGTATGCTTGTTTCTATTGTAAACCACGTTTTAAGACATTAAGGAAACAGCATGAAAATTATTCCCGTACAGTATAGCGTAATAAATCCAGCATATGAGGAAGGAAGGAAAACAAGCATGGTTTTATGTTGTATTGCTACTATAGCCATGTTATTATACATTGTGTTTTAATAGGTTTTATAGTTGTACGCTTTAAAGGCTTGATAATTTTTTGTTATGCTTTAAACTATATCTTGAAAACGGCAAAGGCCGCAAACAAAAGGGTAAAATTATGAAATCTGTGATCGGTGTTTATTTGGATAACTCTGATTTTTTCTATCATCGTGCGCGTTTCCTTGATGCGATTGAAATGATAGAATCAGGCTTTAAAGAATACCGCCTTGCACATGATGACCTGGAAGCATTACAGGGCAATAGTGTTTTTACATTGCAAGCGAAAGCACTATGCAAAAGCCGGATCGACATTGCGAGCAAAAAGATAGAACGCGGCATGTCCTGGTTGCGCACCGCAGAAATCAACATGGGGCAATGGTACGGCGAAAACTTAGAAAATAAACGCCCTTTTGTAAATGTAGAAAATCTTAAAGATTATTGATTGACAGCACACCTGATAAGTAATATATTGTATCTCATAGAGCGGGGAAATGGTTTCCCCGCCTAACAGAAGAGAGAAAAATCATGAAAATCACAAAAAGCCTAACTAATTATGCAGCACGTCGCGGATTATGTTTAACCGTTGAAAACTTAGGGAAAGAAGACTTTTTGTGTTTTTGGGAGCTTGAAAATGATTGCGAGTGGATGTTTTCTTATTCTATCTGCGAAGATCAAAACGGTTGTTTGTTAACCTGGCGCGGTAATATCTATTTACCGGAAGAAATTAAAGAAGAGTTACCAGGTACGATCATGACAGAGAGACAGCTTAAGGAAGTGATCAATTTTGTAGGGCAAAACATTAAAAAATAATTTGACAGCACGCAAACAACGTAGTAAAGTTTACCACATAGGGCGGGAAATGGTTTCCCGCTCACAACAAAAGAGAAACAAATCATGATCCCGACTATGTTTTACGTATCGCGCAAAGGTCACAATATTTTTTGGTCTGAAGATTTAAATGAAGCCATGACATTTGCCCGTGATCGTGTTACTATCGGTGGTGTTAACATCACCGTAACCGATGAAAATGGCATTGAATACTATAACGGCGACGATGAAGAATAATTAATGAGGCGGGGGAGTATTCCCCGCCGTCAATAAAGAGGTAAATCATGAAAATATCATTGGACGTTGCAATCAAGGCCATCGAATCCGGTTACACCCTGGTAAAAGATGATAAGGCTAAAATAGTGCATCACGTTAACAAGGAAACAGGCGAAAGCATGATCACATATAAAACCGCCTACTTTCTCCAATCAGTAGCAGATCCGCGCGTACAGCGCCAGGTTACGGCGGCTATTGCTAAAAAATTATGTGCTTTACAGGGCACAAGTTTTAACGAGATCGCCCCGTGTTTTGACTGGTCGAGCTTGAAAAAATAGTTTGACAACAATTATAAATCGGGTAGAATGTATTTCGTAGGGCGGCAATGATGCCGCCAACATGACAGAATGAAAAACATCATTTACAGATTGACAAAACGCAACATTATGATCGCCACCGTGATCGCTTGCCTTTTCGCTTTCGTGAGTAACGCAACGTTTAACGCCGTGGGCGTGGTGGTGTTTAATGCTGGCAGCGTTTCAACAGCTAACACAATGATCGATTGTTTGCAACTTTTCTTTTATGTTGCCTTTCGTTTAAAAATAGCTTGCAAGTTAGACCGTTTTGATTTACCTTTTATTTGTGGCGGCGTGATCGCTATCGTATGCTAACAGAGGATCAGAAGATGGGAAAAACTCTCAATTCTGTTGTTTTATCAAAAACCTTGACAATCTCAGAATGTACAAAATAATTGTTGACACCAGGCGCGGATCTGGTAAAGTGTACGACATAGGGCGGGGCAATAAGGCAACGCCCATTAATGAGGATGGAATCATGTTAGAAAAAATTTTCACGGTTGTAGTAGTTGGCATGGCATTATCGGTTGGAATGGTTGCAACTATGGCTAATATGATCCTATCTTCCCACGGTATCGGCTAAGGTGAAACAAATGATCACGAATAAGACAGGTAAAACGGAATTTTTACGCGGCTTGCAAATTGGTAAACCTGAGATCTGGCATTGTACTAAATCCGCGCATAATGAAATGAAAGATTTTACCGCTACTTTACAACGTGTTAAAATATCTATCACACAGAAAAAGCCTTGTTAGTAGTAGAAAACGAGATCCCGCAAACTATTATTATTGTCGAGCGTACAGCATGAAAACAGAAATGATTATTGAAATCATCAACGGTTATAAAGAAGCCTTTATTTTTGCTGAATCAGCAAGGGATCATGAAGGTAATTTTATTGAAAACTTAGACGATTATGATTTTTCTCCTAGCGCGGACGAACGGATCGCCCAGGATGTAACAGCCTTTATTAATGCTAATCTTGCCGCTATCTCTGAGGCAATGAGCGACGGCGCAACAGCCAACCAGATCGGGAATGATTTACATTTTACCCGTAACGGTCACGGCGTAGGCTTTTGGGATCGCCCTGAAATATACACCACTAACACGGCGAACCGCCTAACCAATGCAGCTAAGTTTATGCCGAACGTGTCGGCTTACATTGGTGAAGATAATTTGATTTATATTGAATAAAAAGTATTGACACAGATCGCCAGTGTGCTAATATTTACCACGTAGGGCGGCAATGGTGCCGCCGATAATGAGGAAAGTAAAATGGAAACTATCGCTATTGTTACCGTAGAAAAACTGGTTGTTGGTGATGTATTCGCGTTAATGGTGCCTAACAGCAGCAAGCTGGGCGCTTATGAAGTAATGGATCATAAAAATGAATCATTTGGCGACGGTTGCACAATGGCGGTAAAATCTTTAAAGGATGGAATCATCCGCCAGGCTAACTGGCACAAAGGGAATCAAGTCGGTTTAATATCAGCTAATTTCTTGCCAGAAGAGCAAACGTTAGACCAACTATCAGGCGGTAAGACGTTAGCCGAACTACTGGAAACAGCGATCTAATCAACAAAGGGGCGGCAACGCCCCACATCAGAAAGGAAAAGATTATGAGTATTGCAACAGTATTAAACGCCGTTAAAACCGCTGAATCATCCGGCTTGCATGTTGAGCTTATAGATCAACCAGGTGGCGATCTCCTTGTCCAGGTTTACCCGCCGAAAGTAGGGGATGATTATTATTGGGCTTATTCTGATACGTTCGAACAAGTAGATACGAAAGCGATCACGGCTTTTATTTTAAAAGCTATTGAAGAAAATAACTTTCATCATAACATCAATCAATAAACCATAAGCGGGGCGGTAACGCCCCATTAAACGCAATAGGAAGAGGATAGACGCATGAAAAAGATGATCGCAGTAGTTGCCCTGGTTGTTGGTATTAACGCGCCTGTACTGGCTAATGAGTTGCCAGAATCCATCACGCTAACCGATATCAACGCAATAAACCGGATCGGCGTTAATTATCGCCTATGCCTTGCCGCTAAAACTTTCCAGGACGGCACAACAGAGTACTACGGATTCGAGGGTGTCCGGTGCGGTGAGCTTGCACGCGACCTTAAGGAAGATCCAGACCTTGAGGCCATACCGATGACCGTAAACGGTAAAGCCCAGGTAAACCGCTAACCATGAGAAAGGTAATCATCACAATGGGGATCGTAGTAGCAACGCTGGCGCTTATTCCCTTCCTGGTTGAATATGTGCTGATTAATGTTGTCCTGGTAGTCAGTGACCTATTGGAAACGGTTGGCACCTGGTTTTAAGGAGTAATAAAAATGAATGCAGAACAAGTTAGAAAGGTATTAGCAGCGTTGCGGTATCACAATCATAGCAAGGTAAAGAATGATCCTGATTATCTCGATTCAAGCCTGGAAGAAGATACATTGCAAGCCATAAGCCATATGCAAAAATTGCTTAAGCGTATGACAGAAAAGAATAGATCTGATTATATAGGTGACGAGATCTAAAATAGCTTGCACAATGTATCGGATAGTGTAAGATGTATCACGTAGGGCGGCAATGGTGCCGCTCACAACTGGAAGGAAAACACCATGACTACAGCTAACCGCCTGATCGCCGTCCTGAATAAAGCAAAGGCTAACCGCCTGGATGTTCAAATCAAAGAGCAAGCAAATGGCGAGATCCTTGCTACGGTGTCCGATGGCGGTTATGTATCGGAATCATTTTTATCAGGGAGCTTAGATCATCTTGTTTGGAAATTAGAAATTATCATGGAGGATATGCAGATCATCTAATCTTTACAAAACAGGGCTTGTTTTTGTCCTGTTTTTTGTTATGCTTATTGAACGGGCGGCACCTGGTGACGGGGGGAGGTAATCACCGGAAGACCCCGCTATATATTGATAGCTAATACCTATCAAACGACAAAACATCAAAGGTATAAACTATCAAATCTTTACAATTCTACCTATTGACACCGGATCACGCTTACACTATTATTTATCACGTAGGCGGGAAGTGGTTTCCCGCTCAATATAGGAATCATATCATGATCGAACAAATTAAACGCGCTGAGGCTATTAACGGCAATGTGATCTATTCTGTCAGCAATAACGAAAAAGGCGTACCTTATGCAGCGGTGATAGTACAGCCTGACGGTGATTATTGGTTTACTGTATACGGATCTTATTCTTTTGGGCGTCCAGTACATGATAAAATTTTGAAAGTAGCTAATCCCACCGGGAAGAATATCACAGTAGAAAAATTCTATGAAAAATAACTTGCTTTATAGCCTCTGTTAATTTATAGTTATCGTGTAGGGCAAGCAATTTTAAACGGTAAACGAGGAATCTCCATGAGCAATATCATCAACCTGGCGGCTACTGTAAACGGTAAAGATTTTAATGGCGCTGTAGATCGTGATCCTATGTGGTGCTTATCCGTGTTCAAAGGTGACTTGGTTGAAGTTAGAACAACCGAAGGTTATAGCGACGATTATAAATGTGAGATTCATTTGCACAACTGGTACACGGGTAAAACTTATGCGCTGAATCATGCGTTTATCGGGAAAATTGAATATCGCGAGATGATCGACGAGGAAACCGGGCAAGATTTTAGCGATTATGTTTATATTCGTTCAGAAACATTAGCCGAACGTTTGATCGAGAAAATGAAAGCAAAAAATAAAATTAATTTAGCTCATTGGCTTGATATAACAAACGATCCGGCTTATAAGTAAATAACATTTCACACAAGGGCGCAATAAGCGCCCTTTCTTTTTACCTCAATAAAGATGATATCTTTTACCTATCAAAAACGTTCACCGAAAAAGTGAATAGATCGCGGTATCGAGCTAATCAAGGAGCAGATGAATAACCATACCATGAAGATCATAAGGCGCTTACAGCGTGTTTTAGACCGCTTATTTTTAATTTCTTCATGCAACTATCTGGCAAAAACAGCCTTTTTCTTCTCTTTCCTCTTAAATAATAATCATTCTGATTTATAGCTGATTATTTATGCAATAAACTGAATAATGTAATAATGATAATCATTCTTAACTTAAGGCCATCTAACATATAAAATAATAAGCTATCTAACTAAATTAAAGCTAATTATCTCACTTTTATTTATAACTTACTGTTATTATCTCATTGATAACCTTATATTAAACAACAATAACTAATATAAATCATTACCAAGCTAAATATAATCTATCTAACCTTTAAAACTATAACTATAATCTATCGAATTGTTGCACAAAGTAACTATTAAATTGTTAGTAACATTACTAAATAATTAATATCCTATCTATTTATGATCTAATCTTTACCTTACTATCTATTACCTAAATAATCATTTCATACAATAATTATAACAAGAAATATAATTCGCAAGCGTATCATTAGCAGCCTATGCCGGACACATAGGCGGCTAATAATAACGCAACTACACACCCCACATAATAACCATCACCGATAGTTATTATCTGTGCTTATGTAGCTTGCAACAATTGCAAGCGCAACAATATACATGGTATATTGTATTCCCTTACATTGTTGCGGTGCGTTATTATTAGCTAATGTTTGGAACATTGGCTATAATATAAGCTATCCAATAATAAACATAGTGAATAATTACCCTGATGATCATAATGCGCCACCTTCCAGGGGGCGCTATGTGAACACAAAGAAATCTTTCTTGTCAAGAAAAATATTACCATTATTGCGCAAAATTATTTACATCTGAATAGATGGTTTTTCATACTATTGCCCCCATAGTTATCCTATTTGTTG